AGTCTAAAATGTTGTATAGACTTTCTCTAGATAAATTCAATCTGGAGTTTTCTAGTTGTTTTTCAATCAAATCTCAGCTGAGTCATATAAGTTTTGATTGATTTAATTTAATCAAAATGAACTTATTTAATAAAAACAATACAATGAAGACTCTACTAAGATAGAGGTTCCGTTCTCTGCATCTATTCCTTCAGGAGATTCTTTTGTTTATAGTATAAGTTCCTAAAGAGAATCCTACGCATAAATAAACCAGATTTTAAAGTAAATCAAATTAAGAATGGCTTACCAAAAAGTTTCCCTTCTTGATAGTGTTAACAACAACATTAGTCCTTTCGTAGATATAGAAGGTGTCTATATGTCTGCGGATTATGCTACTAAAAAGCCAGCAAGCATTATCACTAAGGTCGATATATCTGTAGGAGATGCAATTGTATCACCTTCAGTTGAAGTAATAACAGGGTTTGTCACAGACCCAAATGACAAACATACATTAAAAGCAATCAAGCAAAGTATTAGTACATCAAGCATTCCAGGTGGTGATGTCTCTGGAGCTGCATCTAATACTTTCTTAAGATATGATGGTAACAAGACCTACTCTTGGGTTCCTCAATCTTCTTTGATAGGTGGAAGAGGTTTCCAAGGTTATCAAGGTCCTCAAGGATATCAAGGTCCAACTGGTCCTATTGGTCCATTAGGTCCTACAGGTTCTGTTGGTGCTACTGGTATACAAGGTCCTAGAGGTTTCCAAGGATATCAAGGTCCTGCTACTGGTATTGTAGGTGCACAAGGTCCAACTGGACCTCAAGGTCCTAGAGGTTTCCAAGGTTATCAAGGTTATCAAGGGCCTAAAGGAACTGATGGAACAAACGGTTCTCAAGGTCCTAGAGGTTTCCAAGGTTATCAAGGTTATCAAGGTCCGGCAACAGGTGTGACTGGTCCGACAGGTCCTCGTGGATACCAAGGTTATCAAGGTCCTGCAACAGGTGTGACTGGTCCGACAGGTCCTCGTGGATACCAAGGTTATCAAGGTCCTAAAGGTACTGATGGAACTATTGGTAAAGATGGTTCAACAGGTCCTCAAGGTTCAACAGGTCCTAGAGGATTCCAAGGATATCAAGGCCCTACTGGAACACCATTCTTTACTGAAGGATACCAAGGTTCTACTGAGACTCAAGGTGACATAGGTACTGACTACACAGTTTATGCTCCAGCATTCTATGAAGCTTCTGATGCTAGAATGAAGACCGAGATTGAAGAAGTTCCTTATGAGATTGTTGAGAAGATTATCAATGCATCACCTGCTCTTCTTAAGAAGTTCAGATGGATTGATTCAGGAAACTACTCATATGGTATGATTGCTCAAGAGCTTGAAGAGATTGCACCTGAGTTAGTAAGCACTTCAGACCAAGACATCAAGAAAGTGAACTATGATGCTGCACTCTCTATGATATGTGGAGCTTTGTTGTACAAGATTAAAGAGTTTGAAGGAAGACTCAAGAATCTTGAAAGACACTAAAATCATTCTTAATTCTTTATAAAAGAGCGACTTGAAAAGGTCGCTCTTTTTGTTTTCCTTCATAAATAGGACTGAACAAATCAGTACTTCTAAAATGCCTTTACTTAAGAATACTAAATCATTTAGGAACAGTTCTAAACATTGGAGAGACAATTATACTAACTTAGGGTATAATTATCATGGGAATATTCTTAAGAATGTCTTGTCTCCTGAATTATTCTCTAATCCTGTACAAGACACTAACTTAAGGCAGATAGAAAGACTTATAGAGTTTTTGATTGACCAAGTCAAGAGAATAAAGCTCCAGTATTCTATAACTCATGAGAAAGATGCTTATGACCTTATCAACTAATTTTTGAGAGTAACCTATTATGATTAATTTAAGCAAATTAAGATTTTTCAAAAGCAATGGACTTCCACTTACAATCCAGACTACGCCACTTCTGACTTTTAGAGTAAAGACTTCAGAAAAAGGTCTTGGTGCCGGTGCTGAAGGTTCTGCTCTCATAAACAGAGATGGATTGCTTTCTTCATTAGAGATGACTTCTAATGGAAAGAACTATATACTCTCTACTCAGGCTATAGAAAGAGAAGATGGATATTTTGAAGACTCATTAGGCCCGGTAAGTGAGCTTGACTTTTACTATAGTGGAACTTTCATCAAGAAGATTGACATAGCAAACTTCAAAGTTCTTTATAAGAAGAACACTTACAATCTTGAGTATAAAGAAAAGACTTATTATTGTGTAGCTAAAATAGAGATAGATGAAGATTCTTTAGATAACCTCTATCTCAATCCAATTTATTATCCTGGAGTTTCAATAACAGGAAACATTGACTTAGAACCAGTATCTACAAATCTGGTTTCTTGTGAAAGCATCTTCATCCTTGAAAAAACTGACGAGAAAGAAGCGAAGACTAACAAGTTTATTCATAAGAGACCTAGCTCAAATGTCAAGAACCAAAGAATTGCTTTCTCTCTCAATAACAGGCTTATCAGGTTTGTGACTTCTGATTATGTTCAAGAAGCATTGATTTGGAAGAACAAACAAATATTCTCTTTAGAATATGATGAGAAGAAAGAGACTGAACCTATTCAGTTCACTGTAGGTTTCTTAGGTGATATTGAAGGTGTCTATGAAGAATTCATACAAGTCTATCTTGTTGACCAAATCACTGACGAAGATGGAGCCATCAGAGATGACTATACTAATATTGGAATGATTCATGTTGGTGCTGAAGCTATAGATGAAGATGAGCGTTACAGGACTCTCTTTACTAACTTTGGAATCCCAGACCCTATAAAGTATCCTACTCTCTTTAAGGAAATAAATCCTAAAGAAGAAGGAATCAACTGGCCTTTAGTGAATCAGAAGAGCAAAGAGCTTTTCTTGACATATACTGAGATATTTCCTTATGTTGGAACTTATAAAGCATTAATCAATGCTATCAAGTTCTTAGGGTATACAGACATCATATTCAAAGAATGGTTCAAGTATGTAGGTCAAGATAATCAGAACTCGAAGTACATGGCTTACCAGTCAATGGACATCTCACTTGGAGAGACATTGAGTTCTAAGCTTCAGAAGATAAACTTACAGAACACTGAAAGTGAGACTGATGCTTGGAACACTTGGTTTGATTACAAGAAGCTTAACAAGCTTTCTATGTGTTATCAAATCAATAAAGAGACTGGTGATAATGAAGTCATAAAAGGAGTTTCTAAATCAGGTTCTTCTGCTAATGAGTTCATATTTGAAGTTCCTGGAACTGTCAACACTTATGAGTATTCAAATGAAGAAGTCCTTATTAAGCTCTTTGCTCTTAAAGACTGGTTAGAGAGATATATCATAGGTGTAAACTGCAAGATTACTGACATAACTGGTGAAGGTGTCTATTTTGAAAGGTTCAAGAACCCTGCTTATGCTACTCAGTATTACACAGCTGACTATATAAAGAACATTCCTCTCAATCCGATACCCGCGATATCCAGTGATGATGACTTCACTATGTTAGACAGTTCTGCTGTTGTGAAGTGCACTATGAGAGAGTTCACCGACTTGACTATTGGTGATTTTGAACAAGTCTCATTCAGTCAGTTCTTGAACAATGCATATAGTGCAGAACCTTCTGCAATGGGTATTGATTCTACTGGAGAAAGGAACATCATACCAAAAGGCCTTATAGACCCTTTAGATGACACTTATATCCTTGACAAGTTTGATGTGAACAATGAGCTTCATATTCCAATTGGAGCTCCATTCAATGCACCATTGCTAGTTAATGAGCTTCAGTATTCTTTAGACATCAAGACTAGTTCAGGAACTATAGTTAACTCTATAAAGAGAACTATGGATGGAAGTCTCAATCCTATTTGGATTAGAGACAATGAAATCTATGTCTATCATGATGATGTTCCAAGATGTGAGTTTGAGAAATGCCCTACAATCCAGATTGCTGATGGTGTCTTCAGGAAGAAGTATGGAAATATTAACCAATCTGTAGTCTACAGAGTGAACAGTGCATTTGACACTGAAGCACAAGCTTATAGGTACATGATGTACAAAGACACATCAGCTAACAACTACTATTTGATAGATGACAAGAAATATTCTAGGACTAAGCTGGTGTCTTATGATTACATCACTTTAGTTCCTAGAGAGAATGCTTCTTTCAAGTATGAGATTTCTCCTAAGTATGAAGTTCCTTTGTTCTATATAAAAAACTATGATGTTGTCATTTACAATACAGAAACTTATGGTGAGAATGGTGACAGGATTCTAGATGCTTCCTCTAGTTGTTATTTAGGCGACAGTGAGTTCATATTAGACATTTATAATGGAACTATCACCTGTGATGAAGGCGAAAACCTGGAAGCCTATATCAACTTTTCTGATGAGCATGTTGACATCAGTTCTGGAAACACCGAGCAAGAAGTAGTAGCTGAATACAATTACTACAGTCAGAAGTTCAATCCTTGGGTCTTCAATGTAGACAAGTTCATGAATGGTCATGGCAAGCTTATTCTTTCAATGACCAGTGACATAACTGCTCTCAAGAATTCTGCTTCTAACAGGATATTCAATGCTCAGATGGTCATTGACTCTTCAAGAGACGCAAGTCTAGATTACATAAGAATCAAGAACAGCAGAAATCCTGGTTGGGACCCGGCTAAAGACAAAGATTACCAATATGTGATTGCTGATGCCAGTGCTAAGAAGGTTTATGTCAAGGACAACATCTCTGCAAACTTTGAACATCTCAAGAACCTCAGAGTAGGACAATACGAGAAAGCTAAGTTAAACTTGACTAAAGAATGCTATACTATAAACCAATTCATTGATGTTTCAGTCAACCATATAGGAAAATATGACATGAGCGTTAAAGGATGGGACCAGTTTGGCAACATCTATGCTAACAAGTCTGAAAATGAATGTCATGTCTATGCAGATGCACCTAACATATTTGTCTCTACTCCTTATTCAAAGTCTAACAATGACAAAGAGTTCTATGCTTTCAACAAGAATGGAAAGCTAGTTGATATATCTACATGGGAGAATGCTAATGGTGAGAAAATATACTCAGAAGAATATAAGAGTTTCTTAAGTAACCAAGAGCCTAGGTTCTTGCCTAACACTAGGATATACGGTATTGATTCAAGTGGTTTAGATTTGTTCACATATCCTACTAACTCTTATGTCATTGACACTCCTAAGAAAGATGACTATTTGCTTTTAGAAAACCTGACAGAAAGAGTTGTGAGCATTGACTTTGACTATAAGATTAATGTGGTTGGTGATAGTTATGAAAGAGAAAGGACAGGACTCAAGCTCTATATCCTTGATGAGAATGTAGATGCTAACAATGTCTTTGTTGTTGATGCTTCTATCAATCTTTACTTCTATGACCCAATCAAGATGTCTTTGCACTATGAGAATAAAGAAGATGAAGACTCTCAAGGCATTGCAGGAAAATATACAGTGACAGGTTTCTTCAAAGCAGTTCAAGACAATGATGAAGCAAACAACAACTACATCCAATGTGTTGAGTCTGGAACTCGAAGCCAGTTCAAAGAACTTAATGATGAGCTTGTTGAGAAAGTGAATTCAGGAAAGATAAAGTGCTTTGCTTCTAATGTCTCTGAATATTTGATAGATGTTGATTCTATAGAGAATGATTATGATAATAATGAAAGCACATTCAAGCTTTCTAACACTATGCTCAAGAACAACTTTGTCTTCAAGAAAGGACAAGTCATCAAGATAATCTTTGGAAAGGATGCAGAACTTGGAAACAATAACCTTGAAGACTATATTGCAAGTGCTTCTTATAGGATAAAGAATGTTGATGTTGTGAACGTTGCTCCATTAGATGAGTTTGGAGAACCTAGTGGTTATATCTACAAACAAGTGTATACTGTAGAAGGCATCATAAACAAAGAGCTTATAACTACAGGTTGGTTCACTTATTCTAAAGGTGGGTACCAAGAGACTTATAATGACAAGATTACAGTAAGAGCAACATATGCTAACTCATTATACAACCAATATATCTTAGAAGCTAGAGAGAATACAATAGAGAGCAAAGGTTATGGAACTGTCAGATTTAAAAATGACTGGTTGATTGCTGACTACATTGACTCTACATATTCATTCAACATATGCAAGTTCATTCCTGTAGATGCTTATAATGACTGGCTTTCTGAAACTAAGTTGTTGTATGCAGATTTGTATGAGTATGATATTCCAGCTTCATTAATGCAAGGAAACCAGTATAGAGTGACATCTAGATATAAAGAGAAGAAAGCACTCAAAGGATACAAGTCTATCTGGAGTCTTTATACTAACACTACACAAAAAATGGACAGATTGAGATGGCAAATCATCAATCCATTCATTTATGCTAGAGCTACTCAGAAAGGTGAATACAAGTTCAAACTTGAAGCTGTAGACATCTATGGAAACCTGGTCATTAATGAAGGTGAAGCAGTAATGTTCGCTAAGTCTTATTGATTGTTATAAGCTGTAGCTAAAGCCTTTTCTCTTCGCTTTTTAGCTACAGCTTTTCTATATTCTTGCTTTCCTTTCAGGCAATTAGAGTCTTTGCAATATTCTCTATAAAGGTCAATAAGTCTAGGATGTTTTTCTGCAAATTCGATTGCATCTTCTATTCCTTTGAAAGTCTTACCAAATGAGTATAGACTTATAGTCCTAAGACCATCATGATAATAGTGTCCAAGAACTAATCTAGAGCCATTATGGAATGACCACCAAGGTTTGTCAATAGACCACCATAGTGTGATATAACCAGGTTCTTCAACCCACAAGTCATAGTCAGTGTCAATAGAATACTTCAATTTAGAAGTAAGAGTACCTACAGGAAAGAAATAGTTTTTAATCTTCTTGAATATCTTTTTCATCTCTTTGTCTTTTGTAATTACGTGGAACTAAATCTAAGTCTGCGATAAGAAAATGGTCTTTCATCTTCTTCTTGAATTTTTCTGAGTAGTTATCAGGATTATGTGTCTTGAAAAGATGATAGAAAGAGACATATCCTTCATACTGAGTTAGAAACTCTTCAGAAAGGTCTTCATGTTTTTCAGAAAGTTCATTCCAAGACTCATACGAAGTTCCTAACTTCTTGTTTACTATATCTAGAAGGTTAAGTTCTGAAGGTCTCCAGTCTGAACGGTATTTCAAGACCCAAGCAGAATCAAGACCAGGAATATATTCTGGTTTCTTCTCTTCCTCTACTAGAATGACAGGTTCATCATCAACTTCTTCCTCTTCTATGATTGGAATTTCTTCAACTACTTTCTTTATTCGTTTCTTCTTGACAAACAAAGCATTGTAATCCCAGTTGACTTCTTCTAAAGCTTTCTGGCATTCTTTGATACTTCTATCTTCCCAATTAGGTTGCTGCTTGAGTTTAGAAAGAAGCTTTCTTTTAGTAGCTAAATCAGGTTCCTCAGAATTAATCCTAGGCTCTTCTGCTTTTGGTTTTTCTTGTTTCTGATTAATCTTATCAGAGTTTTCTTTTGTCTTTCTAGGACGTTTAGAATTGACCTTTTCTTTTTCTATAGTTTCTGATTTTTTCTTCATATCTGCAAATTTACAAAAAAGCTCTAACAAGAAAAATTCTGCTAGAGCTTTTAATACTTATTAATATGAAACAAAAACTTACTTCTTTTCTTCAGGAATACCTATGCAGGTATAGTCAACTTTCGTGATTCCTTTAATGGACCATTCATAGATAGTTCCTTCCATTTCTTTTGTAGCTTGTGCTTCAGCATCCGTAGGATTGACAGCATCATAAAGATGAGTTTCACGAAGTTTCTTTACTTTTCCTTTGTTGTTCTCTGCTTCAATAACAATCTTAACGGCCCAAAAGCCAAATTTCGGTGTAATTACCATAATTCTTTTTCTCTTTTAAATTAAATGTTAAACTTATTTTTAGTCTTTCTTGACCTCATAAAATGAATCTGCTAAAATCTTAGAGTGTTTGAACTCAAGAACATCTTTAGAATTCAATTTTTCAAGAATTTGGTCTGGTGTGTCCGGACTTCCACTTCCAGTTCCTTCAGGTCCTTGGAATCCTTGTGGACCTCTTTCACCAGGTTCTCCTGGGTCTCCATCTCTACCAACGATTCCTTGAAAACCTCTAGGACCTGGAACAGTAGAATCTATACCTTTAGGTCCAGGTTCTCCTTTATCTCCTTTAGGACCTTGAATTCCATCTTTTCCTTGAGGACCTTCAGGACCTGGTTTTCTATAAAAGAAAGCTACAGCTAAGGCTGCAATTGAAAAAACTAACGCAATAATTTCCATGGTTTGATATGATATTTTTCTGTAAGTATTTATAAAATAAGAACTTAAACGATTAAACCTGATTTAGTTTCTTCTCTTTTCTTTCCTTCTAGAAGGTTCTTCATGTTAGGGTCATTCTTGATAGAAGGAGCAAGTTCTCCACACCTAGCACAAACAAAGACCTCAATAGGCATCATGACAGAGTCTTGTCCCATTCCAAGCATGAAACCAGGAACTTCTTTCAATATAACAGCATGTTGGAAGACTTTATGTCCGCATTCACACTGTACTGTAGGTGCATCAATAATATCCTTTCTGGATACATTTAATTGCATTTGCTGTTGGTTATTTGGTATTGGCATACTCTATTTCAATTTGTTTAATTCTTCTTGATAAGTCTCAATAGGAAGGTTTCCTACTTTACGAGCAACTTCTTTTCCATTTTTGATAAAGATAACTGTAGGAACATTTCTGATATTGAATCTAGAAACAAGGTCATCATCTTCATCTACATTCACTTTAGAGAAAAGAACTTCAGGATTCTTGTCAGCTAAAGCTTCGATAGTAGGACCTAAAGCTTTACAAGGTCCACACCATGGAGCCCAAAAGTCAATGACTACTGTATCAGTATTCTGAATTATCTCTTCATAATTTTGAAAATTCAAATCAGTTAGCATATTCTGTATTTCTATAAGTTTTTAAATCTTGTTGGTATTTTTCTGTATTACAGTATCCACAACACTTGAATTCAGGACAGAACCCTCTGTAAACACATTCACGTCCTAACTTAAGTTTTTCTCCAAGTATTGGGTCTACTTTTTCAATTTCATCTAGAACTTTAGACCAAGCTTCTCTTGTTTCTTTAGAAGCATTATTGCAAACTCTTTTTCTTGAAATATTGATAAGAGCTTGAACATTGGCTTCCATATCCATGTCATTAAGAGAACCTTGAGGTAACTCATCTCTAGGGACATCCAATTCTCTTCTATCTCCTCTTTGAGAATGTATAAACTTCTCACATCCTTCATGATGTCTTGACATATGCGAAGTAATCCAGGTCCTAATATTCTTCCAAGTCCATGAATACCATACAGTTCTAATAGGACTATGTTCTGCAAGAATTGCTTGAGCTTCCCAATGTTTAGAAGGATTCTTATCAAGTTTAGGTTTTCCTATTGTTCTTCTGGCGGCATTAAGAGCTCTTTTCCAAGGAGTTACTTGTTCTAGTTCTACTGATAATTCTTTATTGTATTGAGTCATTTTTATTAGAGAATAAAGGAAAGTCCTCAGATTCAAGAAGAGGACTTTCCTTATATGTTCTATCCGTTGAAATGATTAACCAGTTGGTCAAGTTTTTCTTCAGATACTTTATGAATTCCATGTTCTTTGTTATACTTCAACTCAAGTTTCTTCTTCTCTTCTTCCTCTTGAGCTTCACGTATCTTAGAGATTTCTTCACGGTTCTCAGGCTCAATGTCACTGAAGACAATTCTGTCACCTGCAACTTCATGAATCCATACACTGATTGGTGAACCTACTTGAGTTTCAAGAGCCTTGAAGTCAGCATAAGTCTTATCTGACATCAATGTCTTATGCATCAATCCAGTATACTTGTTGCCATCGGCTTCAATCTCAATGAAGATACCAAAGTACTTCTTGCCACCGTAAGGTGAATCTTTTGCACCAACACCAGTGATAGTTCCATTCCATGGATTTGTAGTGTCAAGTTTAGCAAGCTGAGCAGGCAAGATGAATCTCAAGTATTTCTTACGTGACACAATGAAACCACTCTTCTTAGAGTATGAGTCAATCATGACTTCTAATGTAGTTCCTACAATTGTTTCTGGGTCTGTATCACGTTCAATTCCTGAGAGTGAGTAAGGCATGAAAGCTCTTACACCTTGAAGTTCAAGTGTGAAACCACCTCTATGACAAGCATTGACCTTTCCATAATAAGCTTTAGTTGGTTTCTCAATCTGTTCTTGATACTCTTTGTAAAGCTTGTATGTGTGTCCATCAATCATAGAACCTTTGCCATTCTTATTGACTTTGACCATAAGGTCCATGTCAATGAACTGCTTGTTCGTGTCCGGATTGTTAATCCAGTGAATGAAGGAATTCTTGTCACCACCATAAAGTTCAAAGAACTTGTTTTCTTTGTTGAGGTTCACAACAGTTGCATTACCACCTGCTGTAGAGACTAACATCTCATCATTGTTGAGGATTTCCATTGCAACAACTTTAGAGGCTCCATTGAGAGAGAAGTCTTTGATTTCTACATTTTCTGAATTCTTATCTCCATTCAGTTTCTTGTAGACAGATGTTGCATATTTCTCATGACAATAAATCTTGTCACCTTTCTTTGTCTTGATTGATTTGTTCTCTACAAGGTTTGAACCATTGAAACCATTTTCATATACACTCCAATCAAAATCCTTGAGAGGAGTTACGTGGGCATAAACGCTATTAATCATGTTATATTTTTGTCTCTTATTCGTTTACTATTGAAATTACAGTTTTTGATGTTCCAGACACAGTGTCTAGCAAGATACGAGTTGGATTCATTGTAGACATTAAGAGTTCAACTTCTTCAGGAACACCTTTCATAGAAAGAATCAATTTCTCTCTGAAGATAGAAGCACTAAATGACTGGAACTTTCCCGTTGGAACATAAGAACCAAGCTCATAATCATACAAAGTGTTCTTGTCTCGAGCATAGATTGCCGCCCCATCTTCAGTCTCTTTAGAGTAAAGAATCATAATGTCTTTCTTAGAATCGGCTGCAAAGATTCCTGAGATAGCAATAAGGTTCTTGATTTGGTCTGGTGTCACAGTAATCTTGACAGCATCATTAGCAACATGGATTGACTTGTTGAAAATCTCATCACTAAGATAAGTGAACTCTGCTGGAGAACATTCATTAACTGTCATCTTCAGTGATTTTGAAACAAATCTAATTGCATCTGAAACAAATTCTCCATGAGCTGGTGAACCTGGTTCATTCAATGTTTCATAATCAACCTGGATTGTAAAGTCAGTTGTTGAGAATGTTTCACAAACTGTAATGAATTTTGGTAACATCAAGAAGATACCTAACTTAAGACGAACTGCAGGAATATCAGAACCTTCAACAATTGCTAAGTTAGCATCAGCAAATGAGATTTCAGAATACCTGACAAGTCCTTTGTCTACAGTAAAAGCTTTAGAGACAAACTTCTCTTGTTCAGCATCAACTTCAATAAGTAAGGAAGGAGACATAGTGGCAAAGTTTTTAAGCCACTGGATAAATCCATCAATAGGACCTAAATTTTTAAAACTTAAATTCAATTTTAGTTAAATTTAAAAAGTTAAACAATAAGTAATAATTATTAAACACAGGTTATATATCTAGTTTCACAAAACGATTAAAAATTCTCTAGAAAAATTTCTTAACATTTTGTTATGCATTTCTTTTAATAGTTTCTATAATTTCAAGGATGTCAAATGTTCTATTAGGCTCAGAAATCATATTGATAAAATCATAATAGACATCACCAGTATCAGTAAAGATTTCTAGCTTGACTTTTTCTATAGATTTCTTTACAGAAATCCTAGTATAAAGTTCTGGGAACCACTCATCAAAGAAGGCTTTCAAGACTTTCTCTACTTCGTTCAAAGCAAAAGAAATATCCAATTCTCTTTGATAAGTTCCATCCCATAATTTTTCTATATTTCCCTTCTTGTTAATTTCTGTTGCTTTTAAACCAGAACTTAAAATCTCTTGTACCTTCTTAAGTTCTTCTTTAATCTGGACATTAGTAGCAAGAACCTTTACATTGAACAACAATTGCTGGTCAACAAATCCATTTTCATCAGAGAAGGTCAAGGCCATCTTGTTTCTTTTTAGCGTAATTGTAAATCTTATTGATTCTCTCGTAATTGTCTTTAAAAGCTGGACAATCTATATAGATTCGGCTTAACCAAGTATGGACCGCAAATGGTTTTCCTTGGAAGTACAGTTCACTAGCAACACCACCATAAACATCAACCACATTATTATATTCATCTTTATACAAATCGGTTACAAAAAGATATTTTATTTTTGCACCATTTGCCATCAAGTAATAAAAGAGAACATAATAAGGTTCTGTATCAATATGGTTGTAGTTGTCTTTTGACAATCCATCAAATCTAGTATCTTCTGGAAATAACATTGCATATGGAATATCTTTGTCATTGATGACTAGTTTCTTCTCATAAGGAAATGAATCAAGGACATGATTCTTTACAAGCTCTACATAAAGAAGTTCTTTTCCTCTTCTGAAGTTCTCTACTTCTATTCTAAGTCTGTTTGCTCTTACCAAATGCTCATTATACCATTCAGTCTTATGAAACCATTCTTGGGTTTTATACTTTTCCATCTCATGTTCATCGAACTTAAGATTCCTGAGTTTTTTACATTTGAAGACACATAAGAAAGTGTTAGGCATAGTCTCAGCACATCTCATCCGGTGGCATACAATACCACCATCAGGTGGAGCCATCACACTATAATCAGAATCCAAATCAAAATCTTCAAAAGCTTTCATGAAAGTATCCCAATCATACAAGAACAAATCTTCATCAAAGTAAACAATATAATCAAAATTGTTCATGAAATAAGAAGACTTGAGCAGATGAACAAAGACTTCTTTACCATAGAACAGTTTCCAGTATTGATAATTCTCTTTGTTGTCTAGAACATTAGAAGGATACTGTCCATAAAAGATTTCAAACCTTCTTCTGTCTTTAAGGTCATTAAGTTCAGAACCAAAGAAACTCAGACATCTTTCTCCTAATTCTCCTCTCCATCCATTTGTCACAAAACAGATGTTATATTTAGTTGCAAACTCTACTATCTTCATGGTCTAAAATTTGGATTGATTTCTTGAGCTTTGTTCAACATCTCATCATAAGCATCTTGATTGTTTTCTTTACACCATCCAAGCATTCCAGGTATGTACTCATCCCATACTCGGTCATAGTACATGCTTGCCCAGTATGCCTTGTCTTTCTCTCCACTACTCATCATATAAAGATTAGTCATGAACTCACCAACAAGAAAGTCATTGTTTCTTCTGTCTAAAGCTGAGATGACTAACTTATCCTTAAAATAATTTTTGAAAACAAACCAGACAATATCAAGTCTTAACTGCAAGTTATGCTTCTGGATTTTCAAGAGATACTCTAAACAAATGTCTTTATTGAAAGCATAATAACTCATGGCCTTAGCTGTCATGATGTCGGTATAAGTATATGGGTCTGGATTGTCTAGAGCAACCACTAACTTTTCTGCTTTATTGAGATAGTACCATGCTTTCTTGATGTCAGTAGGATAATAAGTCAGACTATACTTATATGCTTCAATCCAATATTCAGGGTTCTTGAATTCCTCTTTGTCTGCAAAAAGCTTGAGCATGTCTAGATAATGGTCTGCTATAGATTTAGAAACCATAGGTTCTTTCTGAATCGTAAGCTCTGCAACATTAGTGTATGCTAAGTCTAACCTAAGTTCAGGAATCAGGTTATTGATAAACCCATGGAACTTGCAAGTCCTTATAGCTCTGAAAGAATATGCATAAGAGTTTTCATAATTAAACTCAACTCCATCATATTCTTGTTGAGTGACATGGAATATGATGTCCATATCTTTCTGTGTCATGACATCAAATGGTTGGAAGAATATAATCCAATCAGTCTCAGTAACAGAATATGCTATTTCAGAAAGCTTGTTAGCTCTGTCTAGAGTGTCATGAGTCTTGTAAAGCTTGACTTTATACAAATCATATCTTTCTAAAAACTGCTGAGAACCATCAGTTGAGTACTCATCTAACACTCTGATTTCAAGGATGAAATCCTGAGCATGAAGCAAAGTGATAAGAGGTTCCAAGGTCTCTAAGCAATTCTTGTTGTATAAGATTGCTGTAGAACCTTTGCTGAAACCATTCATATTTAGATTTTCTATATTGGGCATGTCTTAAAGTTTTCTCTGATGTTTTATGACCCAATTGTACACTTGATTAATCCTATCAGTATGTTTTAGGAACAACTCACTATTTGGCAGAATCTTGACATGTTCTATATCAGCTTCAGGAACATAGCATCTTGCAAACCATGTATGGTAACAGAATGGAACATAGTTATAGAATAAAGCAGTACATATACCGCCCATGTTGTCTATGACATTCTTCTCATTGTCTTTCCAAGCATCAGCACCTACGATATAATAAGGTTTAGCACCCAACTTCATAAGATAGAAGAATAACTTATAGTAAGATTCAAAATTGTCTAACTTGCTTGAGTAAGGTTCTTGATACGGCTCTATAGGATTGTTAGGGTCATTTCTGACTATATTGCAATATTCAGGTTCACCATAAAAGTTCTTGATAAAAGTAGAATGTTTTGCACATACTTTAGTATCATTGAACAACTCATTCATCTTGTTATAAGGACATTCTTTAGAGAACCTCTCAAATGAGTATGATTCAATAGCTGGAACTATATGTTTTTTGAATTGGTCTTGCTCAATTCCTTTGAATAGGTCTCTAATTTGGCGGATATTGAAGATGGTAAAGAAAGTATTGATTGCAATATTATTGTGGTTCCTGTGACAACAGACGCCACCGTCGGGTATTCCGGCAAATGTCCTGTCACTACTTATGAAGTCTTCAACAATATTCTTAAGAGTCTTCAAGTCAGAAATGAAACAGTCTTCATCTATATAGACAATATAATCAATCCGAGGATATTTCTTTCCATAGAGTGCATACTCTATCATTTCAAGGAAACACTTGTACCCATAGTTATAGTCAGAACCATTTATAAGAATGAAATTGTCAGTCTCGTCATCAATCAATGGACTATATAGATTATAACTTTTCTCAAACAAGGAACCTACACGAGGATTCCTTGTGTTTGAGGCAAAGTATATATGGTTTAGCTTAAAGAATTCTTTTATCTTTTCAATCTCAGCATTCATACATAGATGTAATTGAATTTTTGGTTAAGAGGTTTTGGTGTAGGGACCATAATAGAACAATTCTGATTTTCATCCCAGATACTATCTTTATATCCTAATTCTAAGATTCTATTATGAATTCTCTCATCATAAATCTCTTTAACTAGCTGATTGCACCTTTGAATTTCTCGATTTCTTGTATATTGAGTTGTCTCATATTCTCTATGCTGGACATAAAGGAAATCAGGCACATAACAGAACTTAGTCTCTAAGAAAGTCCTAACTATAAGTTCATAATCATCAACGATACTGTAATTGTAGTTATGTCCATTAATCTTGTCATATACAGCTTTCAACCAGACTCTGACATGGTTAGGTGCTGACATAATTGACCTTATAGAAATCTCATTGATGTTTGGTGTATAATTTCCATAGAACGTCTTTCCTTTATAAGTGAATTCTTTAGAAAGTCCTTGTCCATAAGCCCAGCCTTCTCCATATTCAATTATAGATTCAGGACCTTTAAGTTCTATTCCATTTGAATAGACAAAGCCACAGTCTGGATATTTCTCAAAAGCTTCTGCACATTTCTGACAACACTCTGGCATCAACTCATCGTCATGGTCTACTTCTAAGATGAATTCTCCATGAGCAGCCATGCCTAAGATTCTCTTGTTATAGCCTACATTACCACGGTTAGTCACATTAGAAAGGCATCTTATTCTGAAGTCTTTAATTTTGTCAAGATAAGGCTTGACACCAACACCATTGTCTGAATCATCTAAGATAAACCATTCCCAATTCTTATAAGTCTGGTTCTTGATGGAATTATAAAGTCTCATAAACATCTCTTCAGAAGTGTTGTAACAAGGTGTTATGATACTGAACATTCCAGGAATCTGCTGGAAATAATACTGAGCTTTGAAGAAAGTGTTTATAACAAACTCAGCAACTTTGTCAGAACTTTCATTTTCATCTATAGAAATCCATTTGTTAGGAATAACTGGACTAATCTCAAACAAATGAGGATAAAGTAAATAGAAATATTCATTCCAAGTTTTACCAGATTCTTCATAGTCTTTATTGCTATAGAATGTGATGATGACATCAAAGTTAGAAGCTGAATACAGTTTCTGACAAATATCAGTATCATCTATGAAATGAACAATTTCAAATCCAGACTCATAATAAGGTTCTGGAAACCTACGGTCTTTTATGTCTTTTATCTTGTCTTCAGGATAATTTCCTATAAGAACTACTTTAATCTTCTTTTCCACTATCTTTTGTTTCTAATAATTTTTGTAACCAAATGTAATTTTCTTCATCTAAAGTGTAGTCTCGAAAACCTCTTCTCAAGTACCACTCATGCATCCAGGAATCTTTGTCGACTTTAAGGTACAATTCTGTGATTTTACATTGCTTTGCTATAGCCTCTATATGGTTCAGAATATTAGTTGCTCTACCTTCTCTTCTAAATCCTTCTTCAACACTCAAATCTGAAATATAGAAATGATGAATGTTCTTATCTTCTAGATTGTCATCATAAAAATAAACTCTGACAAATGTATGATAGTCCATGATATTCAGATAATTTTCCTCATCAGTAAAGAAAATATGATAGTTGAACCGACCCCATATATTCTTAAGGACTTTTGTAAAATATTTTTTGATTTGTTCCTTAGTCATGAATTTCTCCTTTCATCTTCAGTTCTCTATACCAATCCTTGTTCATATCAATGACTTCTGATTCTGGATATTTCTCTTTAAGCTCTTTATAAGACTCATAAGAAGCTTGATTGTCTTCTAAGCACCAATACACATTGCATAGCAACTCAAGAGCTTTCCTCTTATAGAACTCTTCATTAGAGAAAGTGTTGTTGATATAGTCCTTGTAATCTAAGTTCTTACAGTAATTGAGATAATGTCTAGACTTATCGAACATTCCAATCTCTCTAAAATAATATCCAAGGTAATATGATGTGTCAGCTCTGAGGACCTGAAAGTACTTCATAGCTTTAGAGAGATAACTGAACATAGTCTCTAAGTCTTGCTTTCTGAAGTTCATCTCAGCTATGCAAGTGATTGCGGTCACAAAATAATATTCTTGCCATTCTGGTTGCCTGCTCTCAGTTCCTTTCTCTAATAGAATATCGAATATCCTTTTTGCCTCCTCATCCATCCCATTGTTGTAGAACTCATAACCATAATAGAACAAGTCTCTTAATGAGAATGTGTCTAATGTCTTGTCTGTAAGGTACTTGTTTGTGAATATCTTGAGGTTCCTCAAGCATGAGTTGATTCCAGGTTCTTTGTCATGATAAAGATAAGCTTGGTTCCTATCTATGACTTTGACTCCATTTCTTCCACTAAAGCAAGGATATTCATGGACAATACCAACCCATTGCTCAAAATCATGCTTTCTTATGAATGAATGTCTTAAGCATAAGAAGTTCCCATCTGGATACTTATAGTCAAGCATTACCGAAGAAAGGTTCTCAAAATTCTTTTTCTTAAGTTCAAGAATAGCCTTGACTAAATTGTCATCAATGATATCATCACCATCACACCAGAAGAAATAGTCATTCTCACTTGTATATTTAGATGGTTGGTTGAAGGCAAAGTTCCGAGCCTCTGCAAAATTGTCGGTCCAATCAAAAAAAGTAAGGTGGACTCTGTCATCTCCACTAAAGACCATCAACTTATCTAAAGTCCCATCTGTTGAACCAGTATCAGCAATCATGATTTCATCAGAGAACTTAAGAAGGCTTTCGACTAAAGGAATTATATTATCTTTCTCGTTCTTTATGATAAGACAAGAAGTGATTTTGGAAGTTTGGTTTCCCATTTTTAATTTTCTTTTAAATGTTTAACGAATGTGCAATTTTCAATAGTTTCTAAAATTTCAAAACCTAATTGTCTATAGAGTTCTATAGAATTCTGATTTGATATATCAGCAAAAATATTGTAATATGAATAATCTTCTATAATTTTTCTTATCAATAAAGTTGCAATCCATTTTCTTCTATATGAAGTACTTACACAAATTGCAAGCAAATATATCCAATCTTGGTCTTTATCTAAAATATTTTCAATAAATTCTAACTCTTTAATAAGTTTACTGTCTAAATTAGAATTAGAGGAACTAAACAGATAGTTAAAAGATTTTTTGTCATTTTTAAGTTTAGTCCAATTAACTACTAAAGCAAACCAAACACATTCACTATTAACTTGATAAGTATAAGTCTTATCATATAGATTACAAATGCGAATACTTTCAGTAAAAAGGTTCTTGATAATTTCTTTTCTAATTTCTTGGTCTTCTTCTAAAGTTCTATAGAATTCATCAGTAACAAAACATTCCGAAGCTAATTTAGCAATAATTTCAATTTCAGATTCTGACATCAAATTTTTAAATTATATGAATGAAAGTAATCTTCTATTAAAAATTTTAACCAGGTATATAATGCTCTTATAATATATAATGCTCTTATAAAATTTTAGAATAATATTTAGAAATTCCATCCAGCACCCCACGCCCCATTCAAAGAAATAATTCAATTTTCCTCTTCTCTAAAATCCTTTCCCTATATCTAAGTTTCCGGAAATCCGGTATTTATTATACGCACCCTGGGGATTTCGATTAAGTACCTGATTAAAAATAGTCTTAATTTATACTCATTATAAATAATTTTTGATTTAACTTTTTAATTTCTAATTAGTTATTTAAATGTTAAATTTTGTTAATAGACTATTTTTCTAGTTGGTTTTTGTTTAGAATTTTTACTAAGAATTGATCGATAATCGATTTGATTTTATCCTATAAAATTTTAAAAAAGGACCGAAAAACACTGTTAAAAAATGTTAAAACAAATGGGATTTATTAAAATTCACTGCTGGAGTCTTTGATAAATATTTCTGAAAAATTAAGAAATACAATATTCAAAAATGAAGCAAAAGAAATTTAATCCTAAATGGAAATGTCCTATCTTACCAGTCCCAATGAATGATGAGTTCATAATATCATTCTTTTTTAAAAACTCCCATTTAATATACAAGAGACTTACTTCATCTTTTTTAGAAAGACCTGAATTAAAACCAATTATAGAATATTTAGAAACTAGATATAAAGACTCTACTGGAATAAGAGAAACTTTATGGAGAATAAAAGAAAAGATAGAAATAAGACCTGTATGTAAAGTATGTGGTAAACCAGTAGTATTTGCTTGTCAGAATGGTGTCATATTTCAACAAACATGTTCACCTCAATGTTCTGGCAAAGATAAAGACCGGCAAGAAAAAATAAAAAATACATGTTTAAAGAAATATGGAACTACTTGTGCTTCTAAATCTCCTGAAGTAAAAGAAAAAATGATAAAAACTTCTATAGAACGATATGGAGTTACAAATGGTGGTGGTTCAGAACAATCTATAGAAAAAGCAAAAAGAACCACTAAAGAAAGATATGGTGAGGAATATTATACTAGAACAAAAGAATATAAAGAAAGAGCAAGAGAGGTTAATCAAAGAAAATATGGCAAGGATTATTATACACAAACTGAAGAATACAGAGAAAGAGCTAAAGCTACTTGTTTAGAAAAATATGGAACTGAATATTCTGTACAAGCTGAATCTGTTAAAGAAAAAGCACGTAAAACTTGTTTAGAAAAATATGGAACTGAATATTCTGTACAAGCTGAATCTGTTAAAGAAAAAACACGTAAAACTTGTTTAGAAAAATATGGAGTTACAAATGGAGGTAGTTCAGAACAAGCAAAACAGAAAGCAAAAGGAACCTGCCAAGAAAAATATAATGTAAATTATTATACACAAACAGAAGAATATAAACAAAAATATAAACAGACTTGTTTAGAAAAATATGGTTCTACAAATTATTTTAGTTCTGAAGTTTTTTATGAAAAAGTTATTAAAACAAAAAAGAGCATGTCTAGATTTGAACAAAAAATATTTGATTATCTTAAAGAAATATTTGACGAATCAGATATAATAAGTCAATATAAAGATGAAAGATATAAAAATCAAAGAACTAATTATAAATGGAATTGTGACTTTTATATTAAATCTTTAGATTTGTTTATTGAAGTTCAAGGAACTAAAGAGCATAATAATCATCCTTTTAATCCAAATGACCAAAATGATTTGAATGAATTAGCATTATTAAAACAAAAGGAACAAGAAAAATTAAAAGAAAAGAATTATACAAGATATTCAAGTATTATAGAAGGTTGGACTGTTATAGACCCGATGAAAAGACAAGTTGCACAAGAGAATCATTTGAAATATCTAGAATTGTTTGACTCTAAAATTTCTTTTGAAGAATTTAAGAATCTCATTTCTAACATAGATAGAAAGTACAATCTTGATAAGAATGAAAGCTTTAATTGATAAGAATATTATAAATGATGGATTTGTTGAATTATTTGAATTCAATGATATTCAACCAAGATTAAATGAAGATTTATTAAAATTTACAGCAGGTGTATTAGCAAGTTCGCTTTCAATAGCAGTTGTTTCTGCTATTTCAGCACATAACCTCATGGCCATTAAATCTTACATGAAGAAAGTTGTCAAGCTTGCTATTGAAGGTCATGGTGACAAATGGAATGAAGTGTCTTACAAGTCTATAGTCAATGATGAGAAAAGAAATGCTTTGATGATTACTTACCAAATGTCTAAATATGCAGGAATCTATGACTATGGTGGTAAAGACTCTATGCCTAATTCTCACATCTCTATGCCTAAGATTGCTGGTGGCTCTGACAAGAACTTCAAGAAGCTTCTTAAGAAACAGACTAAATGGTTTGGACTCAAGACTGTTTCAGACCCACTCAAGAACCTCTCTTCGATAAAACCAGCTAAGAATAAAAAACCTAATGAGTATTTCACTGATATTCTTGAACAATATAGAAATGCTCTTAAAAGAGTTTTTGGTGAGTCTGAAGCTAAACAGATTACTGATGCTATAAACGGTTTCAAATATGGTGCTAACAAGATAGCTGATGATTTTGAGAAGATTACAGGCCTTAAGATTAATGATGAAGATGGATGGAAGAAATGGCAAGAGAACAAGAACAATGCTCCATTCATTGAGAAAGCTCGTAGGACTAGAGTTGATGCTATCAAAGAACTCAACCAAGAGACTAATGAGAATTTACATGATAGGCTTGTTGCTATTTTCAACCAAGTAATAGGTGACCATGACATGGCTGACTACACTATCTTCAAAGATATGAACAAGGCTATGGACGACCTTATAGCAGCTTATGACAGAAACTTGCAAGAAGCTATCACTAACAATCGTTCTATCTTAGACAAGAAACTTAAGAAGGATGGTCTTATAGCTTTATGGGGAAAGTATCTCAACCTTCTTAGGACTGCAAAGCAACAAGCTATTGATGAGTTCAACAAATCACCTGAGTACACATATCTTAAAGACTTCTTGAGAGGAAGCATGCTTGAGCTTTTTGCTAAGTTATTGCCTGAAGTCCAGAAGGTCACTCCTCAGAATCAAGAAGATGAGAAAATAGATGATGATAAGGATGATGAAGAGATAACTCCAGAAGAGGAAAAAGAAGAAGAGAATCCTAATGCAGCTTTCAAAGTTTCATACCAATATGTAGGAAGTGCACAGGGCGCGGGAAGCAATGAGTCATATATTTTCCAACATCTAGTCAACAAACTCAATGAGGCGGACGGAGACGAATCCCAGGAAGACATTGTCAACCTAGTCTTGAACTCTACTTCAGATGAGCCACTTGGTCATATTGTGACTTTCATCTCTTCAGTAAGTGAGAATGAACTTAAAGGACAAGGTTCTAGAATGAGAAAAGAAGTTGCAAGCAACTTTGGAAACAAGCAAGTCATCAATGTTGATGAACTTTTAGATGTGATTCCTTATGCTAGCTTCATTAATGAAGGTTCATATGACAAGACTGAATGGAGCCAACCTATAAACCTCAAGTCATCTGAGATTCATGAAGACTTAGGTTATGATGATAAGCAAAGTCCTTACTTAGTTTCTATATCTTGCAAGATGGATGAGAAACACAATTTGAAAAAAGATTCATTGATAGTAGATGCTAACTGGAGAAAAGAAGTAGAAGAAGAAAATCCTGAAGAAGAAACTGAAGAGACTCCTGAAGAAGAAAAACCTGAAGAGGAAGAAAATGTTCAAGATAGTTCTGATGAAGAAACTCCTACTGGAGAAGAATCTTCTAAAGAAACAGATGAATTAGATTTCATTGTCAAAGTAAATGAAATTGAGATTGATTCAGTTCCTGATGATATTGAAAAAGATGAGTCAGTCAGAGAAAGTGAGCTCTTAGTAGAGAATGCTATAATGCTTGAGAATTCAGATGTCTATAATGTAGACACATTCAGTAAGTCTAAAGATTACAAGTCTGTTATCATAGGTGCTACTAAAAAACCAGTGTACTCTTATAACGAGTTTGTACAGGCATTTGTTGACAAAGAGATGAAGGTGTTTATGATGGAAGCTGAAGAAACTAGTGAAGAAGGTTTCATAAAGAAAACCAATGGCAAGATTAAAGCTTCTTCTTTAGAAGGTTTCAAGTACTTGTATTTCATTCCTAGAAATGAAGAGAAGAAAACAATAGTGAAGCACACTAACACTTTCTTTGCTAAGGCTAAAGTTGCAATATTGCCTGAAGCTGAAGAGATTCCTCAAGAAGAACAGAAACAACTTCCGACTTTAGTTCCTAAAGGTGAGCTTGCTCCTACTGGAGAATTCAAGATAGCTCTTAGAGAGAAAGGTGTAGAGCTTAAAGCTTTCAAGATTTGTGTAGTCCTTCTTTCTTCTACTAAGGAGTTCATTGAAAGCATCAATGATGAAAATGTCAAGGCTTTCAAAAATAATATTGATAAAATCCCATATAATAGAAGTGATGCATTTAAGGTGCTTTCTTCTGCAGACAACCATTCAGTGATATTGATTAACTTTGGTGAAGACATCACAGCAGTGAAAGGTATAAAATTCCAGAAAGACTTCATCACTTTTGAAGCTCCTGGTGATTCTCTCTTCTTCAAGATTTATCCTGTGACTGTTGCTGATGGACATTTGATATTGCATCCAGAACTTGCATCTCAGATTGGTGAATACATCTTCAATCCTGAAGGTTCTAAAATGAATACAAATCAAAAGGCAATAGGTTCTCGGAAAGCTTTACCTGGTCAGCAACAGAAAGCTTTGTCTGGCAACACTCAAAAACAAATTGAAAACAAGAATGGCAACATTTAACGAATCTAATACTCAAAAAGAATTGTACTTGAGACTTTATGCTTTGTATGATAAAATCTTAGGTAGTTTTGATGGGAACATAGGTGAAGGCCTAGATGCTTTTGAGTTTACTGCTTTGTTCAATGATGTCAAAGAATTCAATGACTTACTTGAGAGATTCAGACCTAACCAACTGAAGTTCAACCCATTGAAAGCTAAAGTCATCAAAGAGAAGATTTCATTATGGTATGAAGATGGACCTGCTTTCATGACTGCTTTGTTGAGGATAAAGTACAAGCCAATCTATAAGAAATCAAAGAGGATTCTATATGAGATAGCAAAACAGTTTGTTGTATATCCTAACAAGATGACAGACTTGAGCTATCAGATTCCTAAAGACCTTGACAAGATTTTTGATGGTCTGACTAGTGATGACCCAGCTGATGGTTATCTTATTGCCGGAAAACCTTATCTTGATAAGTTCTCTAAAGGAAATGTCTCAATGCCTTTACTTAAGAAACTTTGGGCTAGATATGTGATGCCTGAGATTTTTGATTCTTATATCCCTGAGATTAGTTATGAAAACCATCTAAATGAAGGAAAACGTAGAGGGTTCTATAATCCATTTGATGAAACTGATGAAGATGGGAAGCCTGTAGAGCAAGACAATAGAGAACTAGACCCAGAAATCAAAAAGTATTTTGATGAAAGGGAAGAAGTTAAAAACTCTATTCAAAAGATAGAGCCTTGGGACAGAAACAAGAGAATCAACAAAGTTGAATATCAGAATGGCAAGATGATAGCAACTGATTATCTGTTTCCTAGAGACATCATAGAGAAAGACCCAGTTCAGATATTGTCTAAATCTGATATGTCTTCTAGAAAAGTAAGAGACATGGCTTTTGAAATAGTTCCTAATCTAGAATGGGGAATTCCAGTAGGTTATTGTGGTCTGTATAGAAGAAGTGATGAAGTCTCATTAAAACCTAATGTTGAATATCAGTATGACAAGACGAACCAGATGATAATTATCAAAGCTATAGAGAGGATTCCTAAAGGAACTGAACTTATCTTGAAAGTAAAGAATGATGACTATGGAAATCTTTATAAGAAAGATGCAGTAAAGTTAGACAATGGTAACCCAGGAGATTTCAAAAGTATTACAGCAGAGTGATTTTACTGAAAAGTTTCAGAGTGTCACATAGCTAATAAATAATTCATAGAAAATGTGCCGTTTGTTCTATACCAAAAGATAGAGCAGACCGCACGGTTCAAAATTAAAATTGAATAACAAAAATGAGGGATTTTTCACAAGTTCTCAATGAAAGCAAGCAAGAAGTTTTAGCTGCTAAGAAAGCTAAGATTGACAATGAACGCATTGCAATCCTAGAAGCAGTCAAGACTGACTATATGATAACATCTAAGTTTAAAGAACTTCCAACATCAGAACAGCAGAAATTGAAATCTGTTATTCTTGAGTATTGGAACCCTAAAACAGGTTTGACTGCTAAAGGTGTCAAGTTCTTGAATGAAGGTGAATCTACTTTGACTAAAGATTCTGATGCTAAAGATGTTAAACGTTTCATTGAGAAAACAGTCAAGAGAGATATTGATGATTACTTGAAAGCTTCTTATAATGGTACTGGAAAACAGATTGTAACTAAGCTTCAGAAAGAAATTGAGTCTATGGTTGGAAAGAGAATCAAATACCAATTTGTTCTTGATGCAGTTGTAGAAGTAATCACACCAAAATTAAAAAGTCAATTCAAATAAAACATTATGGCCAACCAAAACAGATTAGAGAAATTATTAGTTGATTTAAAAGCAAGAGTTCGTAAGGCCATTAAGAAAGGATTGATTTCAAAGAATGACATCAAACTTAACAATGAGAAAAGATTGTTAAGCTTCATCAAATTCTCTTTAGTTGAAATCGTTGACAGAAAGACTGCACTTGATATCTTAAGGATTCTTGATTATGATGCTAACACACCATGGGAAGACTTGCAATCTAAGTATGGAACTTTCGAGACAATAGAAGACATTGCTGTTGTTGACATATTAAGAAACTTAGCTGCAATTGGAGCTGACAAGTTTGCTTACTATGTAGATGTTCCTAACGAAGAAATCAAATATCCTGAAAGCTAAAATATCTCCTCAAATTTAAGATATGAAAAAAGAGAACTCAATTGAGTTCTCTTTTCTTGTTTAAATATGTAAACATCATTTTACTTTCCTATTGCAAGCTGTCCTCCAATCACATCTGAACTGTTCTTGAATATCAATTCAAATTTCTTTATTCCTGTAGTAAGACCTGTAATGATAGCTTGTGTAATCTCATCACTAAAGTACTTCACAATCACATCAAGGTGTTCTTGACTTAAACCACCAAGCATTCCTTGTGTAGTGTTATTCTGGACATTGTTGACAGTCTTGTTAAGGATGTTGCTTGCAAATTCTTTATTGTCTGCTTGAACTTGGTTAGCATATTCAGCAGTCTGTTGAGCTAAGTTAGCTTCTTTAGCTCTTTCATACTCAAGCTTGATTGTAGTCTCTTCTAACCTAGTCTTCTCAATTTCCTTGAGTTGGTTGATTACAAACTCTAAGTCTTGCTTGTCTTTGTTAGTAATGTTGCTTACAGACTTAGAGACCTTGTCAATGCTTTCAGCCATTTGCACAGCTCCAGCACTAAACTCTTTCATAGCAGCTAGACGAGCTTTCTTGTTCTTAGTCAATGCTTGGTCTATTCTAGAAAGAGCTCTGTCAAATATGATAGAATTCTTAAGAACTGTTGTTGCATTGTTAGCTAAGTCAAGTTTAGCAAAGTTGTTGAGAGCATTGATGAATGACATTGTGTTGTTCTCAACATTAGACATGTCCATCTTACCGAGCTTCTCGATGTAGATAGCACTTGGGTAGATTGACTTGAGAAGGCTTGTTATTTTCTCATATTCTTTAGATTTGACGTCTTTAGTATAAGCTAAAAGATTTCCTTGAGTAATCTGGTAAACAAAAGCACTCAAGTACTTGCCAAGCACTAAAGAGTTCTTAGCATTCTGAATATTCTTATTAGTAGCCATTTTGAGAATAGAGCCAAATGACTTGTAAGTCTCAAGAATGTCATCTAAAGAATTCTTAATCTTGCTGAACTGGCTTCGTTGTAAACGGCCACCATAATATTTAGAGACATCATCATTGAACTTCTTTTCCATGAAGAGCTTGAGAACTGAGATGATACCTGTAGAGAGAGCTGTTGCAGAGACTACCCACAAAGCGGTCTTAGCCGGGTCTGAAATCTTCTCCATAGCTTCAGTATATGAAGAAAGAACTTCCATGATAGGACCTAATGCATTACCAATCCTCTCTATTCTTTTAGCAGAATCTTTGTTGATGTTCTCAAACTTGTTGTCAAGCTCAGTGACAAATGCAATGAATGAATCACCTATGTTAGTAGCAATCAGTTTGATGTCAATCTTCTTCTCTCCATACTTAGGATTTCCTTTTTCATCATAACCTTCAATGATAGAAAGCTTGTTAGGGTCTGCCATCTTAAGGATGATGTCAACATACTTAGAAAGTGAATCCATCATAGGTTGGAGAGCTCTACCTAACTTCTTGATAAGCTTCACTGAATCACTGTCAAGGTCATCAATGATAGGAATCAATGTTCTGACAAAGTCTAAGAAGTTGTTTCCTATAGTTGTTGCTACAGTCTTGTAATCAACATCTATCTTCTCAAAGATAGGTTTTCCATTACTATCATATCCTTTCAAGAAAGTTTGAGTCTCCATCTTGTTGATAATGCCCACAAACATTCCAAGAGATTCAAACAAAGGAACTAAGCTTCTTGTTATGATAGGAAGCTTGATAGCTGAAGCAAGGCTTACATCTGAAAGAGAATCTAATAATGTAGATATGACTTCACCAATTCCTTTAAGACCTTTCCAGAATTCATCTTTCTGCTTTCCAACTTTGATAGAGACATCTATGATAGAGTCAAGACCTTTTGACAACTTAATCATCAGGAAACCTAAAGGAAAGAAGACAGCTTCACCAGCTGCAATTAATGGACTTAAGATTCCTGCTACACCTAAGATAGCAACAAGACCACTAAGAACTTTAGCAATCTCTTTAAGACCTTTCCAAAAGACTTTAGATTGGTTTCCTATCTTAAGTGAGACATCAACAAGTGGGTCAAAGCCTTTACCTAATGCATAGATGATTCCTGCAAGAGCAAGCATTGAAGCCGCACCAACTGCCATGATAGGAGCTAATGCAGTAACAACAGCACCAAGGACGCCTATAATGACCGTCACTATGATAAGGACGCCTGCTATAGAGCCGAATCCTTTCCAGAAGGCTCCTGTTTGTTCTCCAATCTTAAGAGATACATTGACGAGTTCATCTACTGCACCTGAAAGAAGCCAGATGATTCCTGTAAGAGCAAGGATTCCTACAGCACCTTTGACCATCAGCCAAAGCATATTCTCATTGTTCAAAAGAGCTCCTAACAAGAATGTTATGATTCCCATTCCAATAACTACAGCTGCAACACCTGCAAGACCTTCCCAGAAGTTAGCAGTCTCATTAATTTTCTGGATAAGAGGAATCAATGTAAGAGAGATGCATATCAACAGAAGACTAAACACTACAGTCATCAAGAATACTCCAGCAGCTAAGTACATCAATGATTTGCCTACTTTAGCTAAATCAAATATCTTATCAACAATAGCTACAAGGACAAGCATTCCTATCATACCGCCAAGAATTATTCCTGCAATCTTAAGAACTTCATAAGGTTCTTTAAGTGAATTGATTATGATAGCTAAAAGAAGGACAAGAGAAATACAAGCGGTAACAGCGATGATACTCAAGTAAAGTTGCTTGAGACCTTGTTGAGAACCTCTAAGCATCTTGCCAGCAAAACCTACAGCAAGGACAATAGCAATCTCAGCAAGTATGAGAGCTCCTGTTATCGCAAGAACTTCCAAAGGATTCTTAAGCAAAGAAAGAAGAACTGCAATGCCTACAAGAATGACAAGACAAGCAGTTATGCTTATCATAGCTTTAGAAAGGTTATTAAGTGCTGCAGTTGACTTAGAGATTCCACTAGACATTCTAGATACAGCCCAGAGGGTTCCTACTATAGCTACAAGAAGCAATGCAGTTATTCCCATTATCTCAAGAGGATTCTTAAGCATAGTCAGAAGAACTGATACAGCTAACAAGCCAACAAGAACTAAAGTGATGTTGACTAAAGCTGTTGTTATGTTCTTGAGAGACCTAGAAGCTTTAGATATTCCACTGTTGATTTCAGACACAAAATATAAGATAGCTACAAGACCTACAATCAATGCAGCTGTCACTAAAAGAACTTCAAGAGGTCTTCCTATAAGTGAAAGAATAGTTGCAGTAGCTACTAAAGACAGAAGAACTAAGTTGAGTTGGACTAATGCTTTAGTTATGTTAGCTAAAGACTTTTGAGAAGCTTTCACTTCACTGCTAAGTCCCACAACAGCTGCAAGCATCCCAATGATTCCAAGCAACAATGCTGCTGTGATTCCAAGGATTACCAATGGATGGTCTATCATAAGAACAAGAGCAGCAACAGCAACCATAGCAGTAACAACACCAGTTATTCCAAACAATACTCTTGTCATAGAGTCAAGAGAATCTTTAGAATTCTTAAGAGAAGCCATCTCTTTGACAACTATATGAAGGATTCCAATAATACCTATCAAAAGAGCTCCAGTTATTCCTAATATAGCCCATGGACTTTCTGAAGCATATAACAATGCTCCTATAGCTACAATGATTCCAACACAAAGAACTATTTGCTTGAGTGCTTGTGTCATAGTTTTCAAGGCTAATGTAGCTTTGTCTATGACTTCTATGTTAGGAACTGCCATAAGCCCTTTAGTAAGAGCTATCATGAAATCTGCTATGTTCTTTCCTCTCTTCTCATTAAGAGCACTAGCACGTTTAAGACCTTGGATGATTTTCTTATCAGAAAGAAGGAGAATTATCTTAGTAAGTGTTCTAGCTTTGCTTTCAAAATCATTTGGGTCTTTTATCTCATTAAGACCTGAAGTGAGAGCAACTAAGAACTTCTGAATGTCATCTTTATCTTTAAGACCATGTGACAACATCAAGATACCAAAGACAGTCCTAGGACTGAACACTGACAACAGACCTGTTAATGATGATACTGCATTAGCACTTATGTACATTTTCCTAAGGTCTATGTTCTGCAAAGAAGTCATGAAGTTAGAAATCTCTACCATAGCTGCTTTGCCACCTAACAATCTTATCTTCATATAAGCACCTAGTCCTTTAGAGAAATCTAAAAGAGCAGCACCCATTTTCTGAAGAGATTCAGGTTTTCCTGTACCAGCAAAATTAAGAGGGTTCTTAGAACCTGAAAACAGCTTCTGTGAATCTCCTTTAGTAGAATCATTCTTCGATTTAGAAGAATCTACTTTAGAATCTTTCTTTGAATTGTTTTCAATCCTAGAAACTACTCCTAATATCTGATTAAGTATATCGTAAGTATTGTCCATGAGGTCTTAAATTATCATTTTTATCTATTTTGTGTTCTGAATTTTAATCAAAATGGTGATTTACAAATATATAATAATTGTATACCAACAAAAATAAACCAATGAAAAAGATTTTAACCTTCGTAAAGAAGTTTATTGCGTTGGGAGGCAAACATTTTATCGTTCCTACTATAGCCTGCACTATGGCTATTTTTGTTTCCTTCCATTTTGGTCTTATATTGCTTAATCAGAATAGCAATGACCAAATAAAGATTGAAATTGACTCCTGTGACATTAATCGTCAATTTATAAAATCAGAAATCATTAGTGAAGTTTCTTCTTATATTGAAACTTATGCTCCTAACTCAGAAATGAGTCCTAAAGCTATTGTTGAAAAATGTCTGGATAAAGACTATGTTATCAGTTTGTTGTTAGCTCAAGCTCATATTGAATCTCATTTTGGAACTAAAGGTCGAGCCAAACGAACAAATTCTGTATTTGGTATTGGAGCTTATGATGATGGAACAAATGCATCGTTCTACGCTACGCCTAATGACGCTATAGACCATTACATTGAAGTGATGAATAATTATTATCTGAAGGATAATCCGCCATTAGAAGTCCTTAAAAGAGGTCTGACACGAGGCAACGCAAGATACGCAAGCGACCCATCTTATGAAATTAAGATTATCACTAAGATAAATCAAATCAATAGAGAATATCATATTGACAAGTTACAAGAAATGTACCAAGATTTAAAAGAAGTTAAAAAATAATCGAAATTTTTTCTAGTTCAATAATAATGATTAAGTTTGCAGTATAATCAAAATTATTAAAACTTAAGCATTATGAAGAAATTTGAATTAGAAGCAAAATTAATTGGAGCACAGAACCAATTACAATCATTACATACTGAACTTGATAAAGAACGTGCTGAACTGAAAGCTTTGAAAGATTCTATTCCTCATTTGATAGAGGAAGCTCAGTATGAAGACTGGAAATCTCAGAATGAGAAATTTATGAAAAGGTTCTTCAATGAGTATATCAAAGAATCTTTATCTGTAGAAATTGAAACTGAGTGGGGAGGTTCTTTTACGATTAACCTTCAGTTGAATGGTAAAACTTTTAATTCTGGATATGGTTCTATCTGTATGGATAGAAATGGTCTTGAGGAGTGAGAAAGTTAAAGTTAGTTAATAGCTAAATCAATTAGCAGGTTCCTAATAAAATCATTGTTCTAACTTAAAAACATATTACATGGTTAACTCCAAGCAAAAATTTATTGATTATGTAAACCTTTATATTAAGCGAGATGGCATTCAGAATGTCCTCGCTTATCTTGAACAAAGTGATTTTTATGTAGCTCCTGCTTCTACAATGTTTCATTTGAATATAGAAGGTGGTTTGTGTCAACACTCAATCAATGTTTTCGAAACAGCTTTATCAATATATCAGAATACACTAAGACCTTTTGAAGAATCTGGTCAGACAAATTATGATGGTGCTACATCTCTCAATACAGAATCTATAGCTGTAGCTTGTCTGCTTCATGACATTTCTAAAGTAGGCTTATATCATAAAAAGGAAAAGTGGAAAAAGGATGAGCATAATCAATGGCAATCATATATTGGTTATGAAGTCAAAGACACCATGCCTTTGCCTCATGCTACTAAAAGCATTGTGATGATTCAACAATTCATGAAACTCACAGGGCATGAAATGCTTGCAATCGAATATCATCATTCATTCAGTGACATATCAAGAGTTTTAGATTCTACCGCTAAGTACTCTTATACTCAAGCTCTTAAGATAAGTCCACTTGTGACTTTAGTAGCTCAAGCCGATATGTTTGCTACATTCTTACTCGAAGAAATAAAAGAAAACTAAATATGATTATGGATTCTAATAATACAAATCAAAAAGTCTTTATCAATTTACAAGATAGAGACTATTCAGATATCAAATTCAATATTGTAGACAAATATATTTTATTTGAAGACTTAGCTAAAGGTCTTTATGGAAAAGATATCTTGATTGTAAAAGCATGTGTGACAAATGTGCAGACAGCTACAATCTTGATTACAGCATTGAACCAATTGCAAGAAGAATTGCCTAAGAGTGACATTAAAGAACTTTGTGTTTTCTTGAAAGACTTTAGAATTGGTGATGACACTAATAGTGATTTGATTCAGACATTGCTTAAAGACATTGATTCAAAATGTGATTCTCTTGTAATCTACAATAGAGACATTACTGGAGTCAACAAGTACTCTGCTGCTAGAGATTTCAGAAAGCTTCTTTGGAATCTTATCAAAGATTATCAAGCAAAAGACATTGTGGTTCCTTGGTATCGAGCTGGGGCTAAACTGACTAAAGAGCTTTTAGAGCTTAAGATGACTAAAGACTTGATTAAGAACTTCATGTTCACTCATAAAGAAGTTCAGAGATTCTTTATTCAAGAAGAAAAAGAAAAATGTCAGCCTTTAACTCCAAATTCTAAATCTGAACTTGGCATTCTCTTTGTAGATGACTTAGCTTCTTATATAGGAAGATTGATTTCGGATGCAGGTGCTCAAGCAGAACTCTTGAAATTTGAAAAGACATTTGAACATCTCATTTTAGTCTGTGCAAGAGGAAGTTTCCATTTGCTCGATGAGAAGAGATTAGTAGTCCCTAAACTCATCGAAGAGATTTTAGAAAGAAGTTTTGAAAAGATTTATGTTCCTGACTTTGAAGCCGAAATCATCCAGGAATTGCCTTATAAATTAGTTCCTATCAACTTGGAACTGTTTAAGACTTATTAAGAACAAATTTGTTTTCATAATGCGATGATTTAATTACAACAGAGCCACCAAGTTGTGAAACTCGATGGCTCATTTTTAAAAAGACATTTTCAATTTTACCTTACATATTTACTTACCAGAAGAGGACCACTTGAGAAAGCAGTCCTCTATTTTTATTTTTAGATGATAGCCCAAGCTTCAAATATCTTGTCAAAGTCTTTATAAGGAAGCAACACATGGCCTTTGTCAGCCCAGTTCTTTCCCCAGCTATTTCTTATAATGAACCCATCTTTATTATAGCCTATCACAACAACACAATGTCCACCTGCTAAGTTCCTGCCATTCCAAAAGTCATCGCCACTATCTTCATAAGCAGGAAGCCCTATTGCAATAGGTCCATAAAGGATTAGGGTCCTCTTCATAAGTTCAGAAGAACCAACCATTGCATAGCTTTCTATAGTAGTTCCATTTAGACCAGTATGCCTAAGATACTTGAGAGCCTCTTTAATTTGCATACCATCTATATTCTTGTCTGCTCTTTGTTCATAGAGTTTGTCAATATCAAAGCCATTGCTTGAATTAGTTCCTTTGAATCTGTTCACTTTCCAATCTAAGATTCCTGTAAGTGAATAGCAAACACATTTGCTAGAAGAACCTTGGTCGAGAACTGGTGGCATGACACCAATATAAGAGTATTCTTCAGGAACATCAAAAAGGTCTAACTCTATCTTATGTTCAGTTCCGTCTAATTCTGCCTGTATATAACCTGTACCGTAAAGCATAGTCTATTAGATTATTTTTTAATTGTTTCTTTTCTTCTTTCAAAAATGAAAGTAGTGTCTGTCTCTGCTATTTTAAGTCTAGTAGTGAAGACAATAAAGTTCTTAGCTGTATCTGGTCTGAGTATCATGAAACCATGAATAGGTTTCTTGTCTTCAAAATCTCTTAGAGAAGCATTGAGCCATTTAGACAAATCATTAGGTAATCTCTCAGCTTGACATATAGAATCAAATTGAGGTCTAGAGAAATCAAACTGTTCAGAAACAAGAACAGAAGTTCCAAGAGGCTTATTAACTATAGGAGAATAGAGAGAAGGACCACATGAAATAAGAAGCAAAAAGAATAAAGCAAGAAAAAACTTTTTCATTAGTAGAAGAAAGATTGACTGGATTATCTATGTAGTAAAAGTCACTAATACTATCAGGGATATTTATCCCTGATAGTAAAAAATAGGACCTATAATCAATATGGATGATAAAAGAACAATAACAGCAAAGTTTGCTTCAGATACAACAGGAATAGCTACATCACTACCAGATAAGAAACTTATAACATATCTTGAAATGCAAGGCATGATGCCTGAAGTATCTTCATGGCCTATCACAATGCCAGAGGTTGGTCAAGTAAAAATTCTTAATCTAACTGGGACTCAAAGTGACAAGTTGAGAGTTGTATTTGATTATAATGATGTACATTATATTAGTAAAAATGTAGAAACTTTTGATATTTCTATTTTTAATAAACAAAATGTAAGTACACAAGTGGTAACCTCTATGAAAACTGATTTATCAATAGCCATATTAATGTCATATCCAGACCCTGTCTCAGGAGAACCATATTGGGCTAAAACAGTTTATTCTAACGAAAAGTCAAACAATAATGTTTTAATGAGAACCTTAAAAATATCTCAAGCGCATCTTATTCTTGTTTCTTATGAAAACACTAATAATTTAGACCCAGAATATAATTAACATATTCATTTTACATATTTCCAATTACTGATAAAAGAAAAGAGCTGCTTGGGAAAGTAGCTCTTTTTATTTTTAGGTTTTCTTATATCTTACTTAGAGACAATTCCGGAATTCTCTATGTTAGTTCCATTTTTGCTTGAAGTTCCAATCAAAGTCACATTCAATGCACTAAGAACATCTATACTTTGTTCACTTGAATAAGTTACTCCATCTTTAGTACTGAAACCACCTCTGACTAAAGGATATAAGTCTCTGACTTCTACTGTATTACCAAAGTTATCAGAAACCTTTCTGCTCAGGACAATATCACCAAACTCATCTATTCCATAATGGTTTCCATAAATCTCAAGATTGTCTTTAGAAGCTTCAAAGTAAACTGTCACACTATCAACACCATCTATCTGCTCTATGATTCTAATCAAGTCTGATTGAGGGATTCTGTCACGTCTAGTGTTGTCTATAAGATATTCAGATACAGCTTCCATTATGCTGCTGTAGATATTCTCAAAGACATAACCTTCCCATATACGGACCATGACATTCACAGCAAACTTAGGATATAAAGGTGATATGATTCTGTTCTCTATTGTCATGATTCTCTGACCAGTCTGCTCAATCAAGTTCAGAATATTAGCTTGCTCATCAACAGTCAGCTTGAAACAAGACTCATCACAAGTAAAGTAGTTCTTGCTTGAAACTATCCTCTTTCTGATGTCTGGAATCAAGAACAAGTAAATCACATTGTCATCTAGCTTAGAGTTGTACAAGACTTGTTCAGCATTAAGCAATTTGTCATTAGCTTCTTCCAATTGCTTATAAATCTCAACAGCGGTATCAGAGTCAGTTCCATATTTAGACACAGCTTCTATATAGTTCTTCTTGATATTCTCATACTGGTACGAAGCATTGTTGTAGTTAGCTTGAGCTTTAGAGTCTTCATATGTCTCAAAACCTTTTATGACATCAATGATACTAAACATATTCATCTTCTTCAAGAAGTATTCATAGTTGATTTTATTAGCAAGGACCATGCTTCTTGAGGTGTGTGGTGCTATCTCTCTAGTAAGACGTATATCTTCTGGGTCTGAACCTAAAATGATGTCAGACAAAAGAGAAATAGAAAGACAAGCATTAAGGTCAACTTCTTCGGAAAGAGTGTTATAGCCAGTTCCTTGGAATTCCCAGAAAGAACCACTAGTCATATAAGTCTGTTCTATGTTTCCATTGAAACCATCAGTGACAAGGTACTCCACCATAATAGTAGAACCATTCTTAGGTATTCTTCCGTTATAGCCATTTCCAAAGAAGACGTCAATACCTCCTGAGATTCCAGTCTTGACCATGCAGCACTTCTCATCAAAGCCCATGTCTAAAAGAGATGATTTAGAAGGCCAGAATTCACCGTCAACATAGACATTGATAAAATATTGGTCTATGTTCTGATAACGTCTCTCAGTGAAATTAAATGACTGCAGTGGGACTCCTGCACCAGTTGCTTGTTGCATCTTGATAGAACCTTGAACTATATTGCAGTCAATGAAGTTAGAGTTAGACAATGTAAGTTTTCCTGCTTCAGAAGAGAAACAAAGAATATAATTGTAACCATTTATCTTGTTAGAGATAGAAAGCTTGTTAGGTATATAGATGATTTGACCTTCGTAATCGGAAGTGTTGTTATATGTAAGACGGACAGAACCACGCGCACCTATAGAACGTCCAGCATCATGACCAGTAAGTTGAGCAAGACCTCTGATTTGGTCAGGACGGTATGCAGTGGATAAATTCTGGCCACTAATAGAATCTTCTATATAAAAAAGAATAAGTCTACCCAAATGCAAGATAACAGACAGTAATTGACTAAATGGAGAACTATTAGTAAAAACTGCACTATTATCTTTATAAGTCTGTTTTATATAATTAAGAGCATCATCCCATAATTCTTTATATTTTATTCTATTTAAAGAAAAGATTTTCTTATTATCCATTTGAAAGTATAAATGATTCTATTTTATTTTTAACAGACTTTTCGTCTAAAATATCTATCCCATCCCAAAATTCTAGACAATTTATCTTAAATCAGCATGTTAAAACTTAGTTAAAATCCCAAAATAGGTTTTTAATTTCAACTTTTTACTGTATATTTGCAAAAAGTAAACTTAAAATGGTATAATTATGGCTTTTGATTTTTATAATGATGAAAATGAATTAGACCTTGAGATTAATCTCTTGACAGATAAAGTCAACAGTATTTTAAAGGATAACATCTTTAAAGACTTTGCTATAAGAGACATCACTAAGTTAAAGATGCGATATGCTAAACAAGATGTACTGAATTCTACTAAAGATAAAAGAATTTTTTATTTCTCTTTGAAGGAAATGTTCATGCACAAAACGGTTCATTCAACTTTTGATGTCAATACTGGATTTCTTCTTGTTTACTTTGACATTCTTTATCTGATGATTCTGAAATACATCAGAGCTAAAGACAAAAAAGAATTCCAACCTTCAAAAGACACTATAGGCTTGAAAGAATTCATCTTTAGTGTTCCTCAACTCTCATTAGGAATCTATTCAAGAGTATTGAACCATCACAAGGCTGAGTTACTTCAAGTCTTTGAATACTTCTTCGATAAAATCAAAGCCAAAGAAGACATTATTCCTTTTGATGAGATTTATATCAAAGAAATGGCATACAAGAATATAATAGAAATCTATGAATCTGACAAGACTTCAAAAAAGACTACTACATATGTTAGAAATAATCTAAATATGCCATTGATGAAATATCTAAACCTCATTTACAAGCATGTTTATGAGAAAATCAAGAACTTTAAAGACGAACCAGAAGAACCTCTCGAGCTTCCATTTTAAAAGATGTTAAAAGATTAATCGAAATTGCTAGAGTATCCAAGATTTTGTTACATTTGCAGTAGAAACTTAAAAATTTAGAATTATGGCGCTTGGTGATTTTTATTCTGATTATACTGCTGGAAGCAATGCTTCTGTTGATTTCTTGGATTTTTTCAAGATTGTAGACCCAAAACATTATGCTGAATTGAAAGAGCTTTGGGAGAAATCTAATGACTTAGACTTTATCAAAATTGGAAATGTCTATAGTCCTATTAGAAGTGGATTTGGAAATGCAAGACAACTGACCTTAGTAGAAATCAAACCTTATAGTAAAGATGGTCTTAACATGCAGTTCTTGACCTTTGAAGGAGATAATGACCAAAAATATGGAATCGCTACTACAATAGTTCCAAGCAATTCAGAATATCATAATAATGAGTATTATATGAATGCTCAGAAATCTTTGAAACTAATTTCTAAAGCTTAAGATATGGCAAGAAAAATATTATATTCAGGTGGCGCACAAGGTGCAGACTATTATTTTGGATTGTATGCCAGCTCTGCTGGATTTCAAGTAGTCCACTACTATGGAGATAAAGCAAAGACTCCTTTTGGAACTCATCCGCTAAACCAGAAATACATCAATCAAGGTGTCCAACAAGCTAACAAGGTCTGTAGAGCTCTTGGAAAGAATGCTCCTTCTAAAGAATACATCCAGCAGATGATTGGACGGAACTGGTGGCAAGTTGCATATACGCAAGCAGTCTATTGCATTGCTCCTCTTACAAAAGATTTCCAACATGTTTCAGGTGGAACTGGCTGGGCTGTTGAAGAAGCAATTAAAATCAGAAGAGTGCCGTTCATATTCTGTCTTGACAATGAGAAGATGAAATGGTTTCAGTATTCTTATATAGACAAAATATTCCAACCTATTGAATTTCCATCAGAGAAACCTGACAAATTTGATGCCGTCACTGGAATTGGTACTCGTGATTTGAACAAGAACACTCCAAACTTCATACAAATCATGAATGAACTTCAAAAGCTTTTCAAGTGATTGAGTTAAAATAGATTAAAGGAATTTCTTAGAACAAGATTTTTAGTTATTTTTGCTGTAGAGATAATTGAAAATGAAGTAGTATTTAAAAAATTAACATTATGCAAGGAACATTAGGTTTTACAATAACAGGTGAATATTTGACAGGGTTTCTCAGACAACTCTGGGTTGAACTTGAACATAAGAAGATTCTTGGAATTCTTGAAGGAATTCCAGAATTGAGTCCAGTCTTAATGAGAGGTCTTTGTTCAGGAATCTACAAAGCAGTTGAGGATGAAGAAGGTAATATGTCTTTAGTTGATGATACGGCAAAAGAATGTTGTGGAATCTCTATAGAGACTTATGACATTAGAAGAAGGTTTGACCAGAAGCTTTATGACTTGCTGGATGCATTTCAGTGTTATTCAATAGGTTCTTCTAGAGCTTATGACGAAGATGAGGTTCAACATTATTTAGACCTGAGCTTGACTGCTGCAAGTGATATCAAAGACTTAGAAGAGAACTTCAAGGCTTTCTTGACTTTGACTAAAGACTTTGATTCTTCTAAGAGTTTTACATCTCTGGATAAAGACAAGATTAGGAACCAAATCAAAATTGATAGAGAACTTCAAGCTCAAAGAGACCGATATGAGAATAAGATGTCAGAATATTTGTACAAACTTAATTTTGACTTGAAGCATACAGTTGATGAATTGATAGATTCAGGCAAAATCCAGGCAATACAACTGATGCAGATAGACCATACTAATGGACTGAACTATATTGAATCACACAGAAATGCTCAAGAAGAAATGGATGAGCTTAGAGCAAATGATATTCATCCTGAAAATATTTTAGAGACTATTTGGAACTCAGGTTGGCTAGCTCCAGATGGAAGGTTCTATGGATGCCCAGACTTGTCTCATAAAGAATTTTCAGAAAAGCTTTATTCAATGAAGGAACATCTTAAGTTAGGTCTAGACAAAGAGATTACAAGGTTCAGATATGATATTGACGAAGTCTTTGAAAAGAATCATTGGGTTAAGTTCAGTTCAGGTCGGTGGTTGTACTATGGACAATCTTCTTACTTTGATGAAGAAGAGAAGTGGCGGCCAACTAAGAAACAGTATGAGGTCATTTTAGCTTGGGCTAAAGAACGTTCAGATGGAATCAAGATAGTCCTTGGAGATGATACCAAATATGTGAATTTAGATATTGTTGAATGTCAGAAAAATAGTGTAACAGAATAAAAAACCATGCCTATTATAGATTCAGAACTTATGTGGGTCATTGGCTTATTGCTAGGTCCTTATGGAATTACCTTTATCTTGTGTTTGATATTTCAATGTTTTACTAAAAAAGAAAAAATATGTCAGAAGAATTAATTATCCCCTTTAATATTAAGGAGCCACAGAAAAGAAACACTAAATTAGAAAGTGCAGTCACTATTGATAAGATTATGGAATTACCTTCCTATCAGCTTGGTACTCTAATCTGGGGAGTTTCATTCCAGTACTATCACAGACAAGCTAAAGTAGTTTTCCTTGGTCAAGTGACTAAAGATATGATAACTTCAAGATTGTCTTTAAAAGGTGATATTCTTATTGAACAAAGATTCTTATGTACAAGATTTGCTAAGTCTATGTCTGGAAATATTATTCCATATACAAAGACTAAGATTGGTTATAGGACTTATTGGCCTTTGTCTAGAACTTTTGATTCAAGAGAGAAAGCCGAACAGTATGTAGCAGACTTGAATTCAGGAAAAATTAAACTTCGAAGATGGTCACCTCGTTAAAAGATGTTAAAGAAAGAAGAAAAGTGAACTTAGATTTTCTAGGTTCACTTTTTTGTTTTATATTTGCAATGTGGAATTAATTAGTAATTAAAAGAAAGGAAATGATATGGAGAATTTTATGATTGCATTGATTGGTGATTGTTTTTATAGTTTGTCACCTTGGATTAGTTATCCATTAGTAATCATTGGATTATTGTTTGGTCTGATTGTCATTGTAGCATTCTTGGGATTATTTTTTTGGATGTGTAGATTTTTCTGTCATGTTGTTTCTGGAATCTATGGAATGATAAGATTTGGATATTGAATTAAAATAGAAAAAGCATTATGAAAACAAAGGTAAAAGTTGGAGATTCACTGTTAGTTAGCAGACCAGTGGTTATGATTAACTCTGCTAAAATCAAGAAGTCACAGAAAGTAAAGATTCGTTCTTTGTATACCAATGGTCAGAGAACTTCTAAAGCCAATATAGCTTCATTTCAAAAAGTAGAAGCTATTGATTCTTTTGGAAGAGTCTTTACTATTTCAAACAAATTTAGAAAACCTAATTTTTGGACTAGAGTAAAAGTATTGTAATATGAATGAGAGTTTTAACCTTATAGCAAATGTAGGTTCTATCGTAGAAAATGGTAGAACCTTAAAAGATGTCATGATTAAAGTTGCTGAAGAAACTGGTGAAATTGCTGCTGTAGTTTCTTCTCTAACAGGCCATACAAATTATAAAAAGGACCAAGAAGAACTTGTAGGCGAGATTGCTGACTTAATTATAGCTGCAGTAGACCTTGGAAATCTTCATTATGGTGCAGACTTCAATGACATATTAGCAAAAAAGATAGAGGTCAAATCTACTAAATGGTTGTCTAAATATAGTAATCAAAAAGAAGATGATAAGACCAGAGATTAAGACAACCACTACAGTAAGTATAGGTGAATATTCATTAGAAGAGTTTCTTGATTTAGTCAAAGACTCTGCTCATTATGCTCTTGAAGAAATCTCTAAACAACGTCAAGCTCATAATTGGCCTTATGCTACATTAGAAGATGTTGAAGGAGACATGTGTAAAATTTTGGACATTTTAAAAGATTAGAATTATGAACCAAACTCTAGCGGCATTTGCTCGTAAAAAGATATTAGAAGGACTTGCTCTTCTCAATGAAGATTGTCAAAAGAAGTTCAGAATGCTTTACAGAATTAATCATTTATATGAATGTAATGAACCTGTAGTAGCCTCTATTCCGGATGAAAAATTAGATTGGGCTTTAACTCAAGTAGAAAATACATTGAAAAATCCTAAAATGCTGAAATAAAATGACTGTTCAAAAAATAACTTATCCTGATGTACTTACAACTGAATGGATTCCTCTTGAAGAGATACAAGACATTCCAGATAACATAACAAATCTTCATTGTGACACTCGAGATTTTTGTATGACCGGTTCTACAGAAGAGTTTTACAATAGTTCTAAAGCTGAAGATAGAAAGTTCTGTGCTTTTATCAGAAAAGAAATAAAGAAGAATCCAGAAGTCCTTATCAATAAAGATGAGATTATTCCTTTATTGACGAACCTTGAAGAATGGTCTGGAAGAAAAGCCGATTGGAGATTCCTTTCTTTTATAGAAGGTCCTGAAAATATTTCAGGAAGTTGGTTCAAATATATTCGTTTCTATAGAATCAAAGGAACCGACTACTTTGTCATTACTTGTAGAAATGAGTATAAGTCTGAAGGCCTTGTTGATTACAAGAAGGTATTTACAAAAGAAAATATCAACCAAGAACATTTACACACTCACTAACTATGGCTACAAAAATAAAAAGCTACAGAGCTCCAGTTTGGAAGAAAGGAACTAATAATGCTGGTCAGATTTACTGGTACTGTCCTGGAAAACCTGGAGAATATGGTAAAGACTCACATTTTGATTGGTTTGAGAATGAACCTTTTCAAGAAGACTTCAGAATAGTTGGATTCTCTAGAGGATGCTCTTCAACTAAGATGATAATGATTCCTCTCAAGAAATATAACAAATGGAAAGAAAAAAGATGGGATTCTAATATCCAGGAATATGAAGTCTTTGTCTCTGATTCTTTAGAAGTCATTGAAGCCGCTGAACATGGAATCATTAAAGGTCAAATGTGGGAATACTGTAAGAAAGGCTCTAACTATGGCTTAAGAATTTATCATGAAAAAGAATCTTCAACACAAAATTAAAAATGGAAGTCCTGAAATTTAAAGTAGAAGGGTGGAAAAGTGTGACAGGTTGTCCATATATATCAGGTCAATTCATAGGAAATTATTATTGTAGGTTCCAATGTAAATTTCATAAGGACTATGATGGTATCGCCTCTAAAGTTTATTGTAATCATGAAAAGGAAAAGAAAGAATCTTCAAAACAAGATTAAAGAGGAAGTTGTAGGTGACGTTCTTTTTAAGCCTGGTCAACTTTATCAGACTAAGGACAATAGAATTATCATTATCCTTGAAGTGTCCAAGGAGGAGCTTAAAAGAGGTATTAATGCTGATAAGACCGGATTGTATGGCTTTAGAGGATTCTGGTATGGACGTGACAGATTCAAAATCAAGTCATACGGCAAGATTTATAAATTGACTGGAGCAGAAGTCCTTTTAAAGAAGGACACTATTGGAATGAGCAATGTTGAACTTAAAAAATTATTAGATTAAAATGGGACTAATTAAAAATTCTACAGATAGAGCACAGTCGGAAAAACTGGCTAAATTAGGTCTTGACAATCCAGACCTTGCATTGATTGAATATTGTGAAGGCGCAACTGCTGAAGTCAGACTAATTGATTATGGAGAAAATGATGGAGAAATTCTTTACAAGTGTTGGAGCTTAGGCGCATTGATTAGTTCAATACCACCTAGAATCTTTGTAGATGAAACTGCATATTACTTCACTATCGAGAAAGGAACTAAAGTCTCTTACAGAAAAAGAGAAGAGAATGCCGTCATGTTTGATACTGGAAGTTTGATTAGTAATCTTATTCTTCTGATAGAATGGCTGAAGTACAATGGCAATCCATCTTTACAATGGGTTATCAATAAGTAAAAAGATAAAATAATTTAAAATTTGTTATACTTAAAAAATAGAAGAGAGAATTTACCAATAGTTATTAGAAGAATTTTCTCATGAAGATATTATAAGACAATATAAAGAAGAAAGATATCCTTGGAGATGTGATTTTTATATCAAGAGTCTTGATTTGTTTTTAGAGATAAATTGAAAGTGGACTCATGGACCTCATCCTTTTAGTGAGAACAACCCAGAAGATTTAGATAGATTAAATCTATGGAAATCTAAAGGAGAATCTTCTAAATACTATATAGCAGCTATAAAAGTATGGACTATTACTGATGTTAAGAAAAGAAAGAAAGCTAAAGATAATAATCTAAATTATATAGAGTTATTTGGGAATAAAATTACTAAAGAAGAATTATTATGCAAAATAAAAAGAGTTCTGAATAATTATTCAGAACTCTTATATTTAAAATTTTTATAAAGTGGTCATTATCACTACAATATCACTTCTGAATAGTAATCACAACGAAGTTTATAACCAGTAACTTTATACAAGTCTTGGCTCATGTAATTCAATTCAGGAACTGTTATGTTTGTAATCGGGAAGATATTATAACAAATTACCTGATGGAAAGGATTGCCTGCACGGTCCTGTTGAGTAATTGTCATGTTAGGAGCTATATAATCTCTTTTAAGACCAGTACGTCCTGTCAACGGGTCAAAAATCAAGTCAGACCATTTTCTCAATGTCTTAATGATAAACATACCCGGAGTATCACCATTATACTGAAGGTTGACTTCAAAGTCTAAGTCAATATCGATATAAGTGTTCTCTGGTCTTGCTCCAGCGAAAGAACGTTGAGCATATTTATAGTTCTGAGTAACAGCACCTGGGTTTTTGTTAGTATCAAGTCCACCTACACGTTGAACTCCTTCAAGTAAAAGGTTTGTATCTTGTTCAGTGGCACCAATAGCTGATGGAAGAGAGATTTGGACTGTGAATATATTGAGGTATACAGGCTCCATAAGGTCACTTGAGATTCTACTGTTCTTAAAGTGACTTAATCCAATCAATCCATTTGATTTAGTATCTGCCATATTGATTTATTCTATTATCGTTTCTAGTGAACACCTGAATGGTATTCTATCGATTTGAATTATTTATCCTTTTGGTACTCACTATTTTTTGGTCTTTAAAAGTATTGCTTGACTTCTTCTCATAGCAATGAATAGGCCTTGTCATATCCTTCAGTAAATTCTTTTTTAAAGTTTTCTATCTCTTCTTCCGATAATCTAGTATAAATCATCTTTAGTAATGTATAGTCTCCAGCAAGGTCAGCTTTATATCCAACATAATAAGATGGATATTTTGAAAAAGCCGCGTCTATAACTTGTTTTTGGTTATTGAGATGGAACCAATAAGAAAAGAGTGACAAGAAACCTAATGATTTTGCTATAGGCTTGAAACTAATGAAATCTCTGAACTTGAAGTTTATAAGCGGAAATAAAGTAAATAACTCCAGCTTATGGTCATAATATTTCTCATAAAGGATTTCAACCATATTACATAAGTCTGTAAGTTGAGACTTAGCATTGATATTCTCTAAATTGATTTCATATGGTTTAATATAGACCAAAGAAGTTGGGTTTGACTTTCTTATTATAATCCTGATTTCTGGAACATTTACTTCATCTATAAGACCTTTTAAATAAAGATTTATTTCTGGTAAGACATCATCAATGAGGTTCTCTGGTAAAGTCATGTCGATATAATCATCATACTCATCAAGGTCAGATTCAACTTTCTTTTTAAAAGCTCCTATGTAAGAATTTTTCTTAGCAGATTTGATTGAAGATTGAGCTAAAGAATCTACTGAATCCTCATCATCAAAATCAAAAGCTTCATATAATGGTTGTTTATATTTTAAGACTCTAATACTTCTCATTAGTTTAAAACAAAAATGCTCAGAATATTTATAAATGTATCCTGAGCACTCTAGCTCTTTTTAAAAATCAAAAACCATATCATAGGCTTCTTGATATCCTTCAGTAAACTCTATTTGGAAGTTCATTCTTTCTTCTCTGCTCAAGCCATCATAAATTATCTTTAATACTTTGCTATAACCATTCAAGCTCACTAGATAACTTTCTGAAGATGATGAGTATTTGCCATTAGAAAAACTAGATGAAACATACTTGTTGTTGAAATAACACCAGTGTATGAACAATGACAGGAAACCTAAAGACCTAGCTTCAAACTTGAAAAGTTTCATATCGGTGAACTGGAAGTTTATAAGAGGCCAGAAATCAAAAAGAACAGGCAACTTTCCTTTTATATATTTCCTATAGACTTGTTCTATAGTGTCACACAAATTTGTAAGCTGAGACCTTGCACTGGTCTTGTTCAAGTCAATGTTGTACCTCTGAATCCCTATCAATGAGTTAGGAGTATTCTCGCCAAAGATTATATTGATGTCTGGAATATCTTTTTTCTTGTCTTCGGTCTTTAAGAATTCATATATCTCTGGAAGGACTTCATGGACAATACTGATTGGCATCTCTATTGATATAGGAGCATACCTGTTATATTCTATTCCTTTTTTGAATGTCTCATAGAAATAATCCATGAACTTGTTCTTCTTTACTCTCTGAATAGAATCGCATCCTAAAGAATCTATAGCTTCATCTTCATCCTCATCAAATGAGAATGCTTCAGAAAGATTAGGTTTCTTCTTTTCAAAGTCATACTGATATCCAGTCTTGATAAGATACCTTCCTTTCTTGAGCATATCATTCAATTCTTTAAATGTACTAGAAGGTCTGTTGTAAACATATTTAGCTAGGCCTTTCAAGTATTGATGCATTTCATATTTAGCATCTTCTTTATCAAATGTAGGTGTATAAGACCTGAAAAAACAGAATATAGCTGAATTCATAAGTCCTCTAGCAAATTCTCTGTAGATGGTAATTTCACAAGTATTCTGTAAAGGTTTCAGATTATAAGTCAAAAGTTCATTTAGTTTAGCTAATGAATAAAACTTGTTCTCATCAGAACCATAGAAAGGAACTACTAAATCTATCATACACTGAAGAGTTATGAAACTACCAACAGGAAGATAAGTGTCTAAAGTAGAATCTGGCTTTCCAGCTTCCCTCTTTATGACCTCATTAGCAGTCATGTTGAATCTTTTGATATATGAGTCTATAAAGTCTTGGAACTTGTCTTCATAAAGTCTAAATTCAGAAGGAGCAAAAAACCGAAATTTGATATTTCTTATAGGAACTTCACTTCCTTTTGTGTTACATTCTTTTAGAATCTTTGTTGTAATCAAAGGAAGTATCTTTATAATATTGTCAAAATCTTCTAATGTATTTACAGGATAGACTGCTAGAGAACCATTCTTCTCAAAGTTTCCTGCGCGCAAATCTTCTTTGAACGCTGCAAAAAAAGACAGGTTCTTGACATTACCTTCAAATTCATTGTCTATCTGGTTTTCATTATCAAAGTCAAAATCTTCGGTTAATCTTTTCATCAAGGATTATCACTATTAGTCAATCATATCTATGCTTTGCTAATGATTTCTAATTATTCATTAGTTTAACAAAATTTAACATTTTAAATTGATTATTTTTAATTTTTAAAAATGTTTTTTCAGATAAATAAAAATGAATATATTATTATTTTATTTTCTTGATAACTATAAAATTAAAATATAAAACTGATGAAGAATCTTCTGCTCGAATCAAAGAGTACAGAAGACAATACTCATCAGGCTTCAAAGTATATTTTAATAGACTTCAAGAAAACATTTTAACTTCTAATCAAATCAGAAATTTAAAGCTCAATAATATTGAGCTTATAGGTTCTGCTTTTAAAAATTCAGCTTTAATAGAGGCTAGAACTTTGCTGAAGGTTTTGAATTCTAAAAAAGAACAATCTAAAAATCATTTAATCTTTGGAGGCAGAAAATCTTTTCTAGATAGAATCAAAGGCAACATCTCAAAAGAAGAACTTCAAGAAAGAAGACTTCAAAAGCTTTGTTGTGTTGGACAAGCTGAAAAACATGGCAATGTCATGTTTTCTATTCAAGAAGATTTTAATATTTTATTTAAACCTACTAGAAAAGAACATATTGTCCTTGAAGTTCTTGAAAGTCAGAAGAAAAGATATTCAAGAGAATTAAAAGCAATCTATATCAAAAGCTTCTTAGAGAAGAAATATCCAGTTACTTATCATTTAGATTCTGATTTTGTTTATCTGACTTTTGATGAAATAATTTTAAAGAATGAGAATAAAGAATTAGAAACTATTTCTAATAGAGTTATGGCTCTAGACTTGAATCCCAATTATATAGGTTGGTCTATAGTTGACTGGGTTTCTAGTTCTGAATTCAAAGTCATTAAATCTGGAATCTATAACTTTAAACAATTAAATGATAAAGAAAAAGAATTTGAAGATTTAAAGTTAAATAGTTCTCATCCTAAGAGAAAATATCTTTCAAATAAAAGAAGAACAGAAATCTTTGAAGTCTCTAAGAATCTGATTAACAAAGCTTTATATTATAAATGTCAGATTTTTAGTGTTGAAGACTTAAACATTCCTAGTTCAAATAAAAATTTAGGTAAGAACTTCAATAAACTAGTCAATAACCAATGGATTAGAACTGACTTAGTTTCTAATCTAGAGAAACGTTGTAATATTTTTGGAATCAAGTTCATCAAGTCTAAACCTGAATATTCAAGTTTTATAGGAAACTTTTTATATAGAAGTTTAAACTTACCAGATATGATTTTAGCTTCTATAGAAATCTCTCGTAGAGCCTTTGAATTTTATAACCAATATATCACTAAAAAATTCGAAATAAGAAAGAATATAGTTAGACCAAGTTTAGTAGATTTTAGAGAGTTGTATCTCAAGTCGTTGGAAGAATTTGAGTTACAACCGATTTACAAGGACCTGATTGAGCTGTATTACTTTTTCAAAAAGTCTAAATTATGGTATAGACTTTCTTTAGACAAGTTTTGTCTGGAGTTTTCTAGTTGTTTTTCAATCAAGTCTCAGCTGAGTCATATAAGTTTTAGATGATTTAATTTAATCAAAATAAACTTGTTTAATAAAAAACAATACAATTTTAAATTCTCTCAAATGATAAGAAATTTCCTCATATCAGCATTATCATATTTGATTTTCTTTCTTGTAGGTCTTATAGGCTTCATTGCCCTTGCATTAACACTATGTTTGTTACCAGTAGTAGGTCTGCTATATCTGATTTACTATTTCTTAATATATCCTCTTGAGACCTCATACAGAAAATTTAAAAGAAGATGAAAAGGATTTTAGTAACAGGCGGAGCTGGTTTTATTGGTTCTAATCTATGTCAGTATTTGTTAAGAAGAGGTAACTATGTTATTTGCTTAGACAATTTCTATACAGGTCGGATAGAGAATATTCAAGACCTTAAGAATGATTCTAACTTTGAACTCATGACTTATGACATTAGAGAAGGAATTCCTAATATCAAAGTAGATGAAATTTATAATCTAGCTTGTCCAGCTTCTCCTAAATGGTATCAGAAAGACCCAATCTTTACTTTTGAGACTTGCATATTAGGTGCTATGAATGTCCTTAAGTTAGCTCAGAAGAACAAAGCTAAAGTTATGCAAGCCTCTACTTCTGAAGTCTATGGAGACCCAGCTTCTTCTCCTCAGTCAGAAACTTATAATGGCAATGTCAATCCAATAGGAATCCGTTCTTGTTATGATGAAGGCAAGAGAGCTGCTGAGACTATGTTCATGGACTATCATAAGATGTACAATATAGACACTAGAATCATCAGGATATTCAATACGTACGGTCCTATGATGGATATTGATGATGGTAGAGTAATATCCAATTTCATATGCCAAGCCCTAAAGAATGAACCTATCACAATCTATGGGGATGGTAGCCAGACAAGGTCATTTCAGTACTATAGTGTTCTAATTGAAAAGATGGTAGACATTATGGAACTCGAAAGAGAAATTTATCAAGATATTTACTTGCCTATCAATATAGGAAGTCCTAGTCAAGAGTTCAATATGAGCAAGCTGGCTTATAAGATTATAGAACTAACTAATTCTAGTTCAGCAGTCAAGTATGAAGATTTACCTGAAGATGACCCAAGACAGAGAAGACCAGACATAACTAGACTGAAGAAGTATTTAGATTATGCAGAGTTTAGTGTTCCTTTAGAGGAAGGATTGAAATACACTATTGAATATTTTAAGAATGAATTGACAAAATGTCAAAAAGGTCTTTAGACAAATAAAGTATAATATTTGATACTTTATGATTGGTTTTTGGACTTAACAATCAATATATTATACTTTATAAGAAGATTTTATAGAAAAAAGAGTTGACAAATTGTCAACTCTTTTTATGTTTTACATACCAGCAAGTTTAATGCTTTGTAAAAGTTCTTCTTTACTTAAAAATTTAGCTTCGAAAAATTCCAATCTTTTCAAATTATTTTCTTTAGCTTTATTTCTCTTCTGTACATCTCTAACTGTCCAAGTGTTTATAGCATTTATAAAGAATTGAGAATTTTTAGATTTTTCTTTCCATTTTTCTAATATTGCTAAATCTTCTGGATTATTCTCATCAAAAGGATGTAAACCATGGGTCCAATGACCATTTATTTCGATAAACAAATCAAGACTTTTAATATAGAAATCTGAATTCCAAGGATATCTTTCTTCTTTATATTGTCTTATAACATCTTCATTAGAAAATTCTTCGATTAACCATTGGTAAATTTGTTCTTCTATTTTAGATGAATTAAATGTTTTATTTCTTTTCTTTGTTTGATAAACATGTTCTTTTCTTTCAGGATTATCAATAGTTTTTTGATGAATTTCTTTATTTTCTAATGGATAATTTACTCCATATTTTTCTCTAAAAGTTTCTTGAATCTTTTCTTGGATTTCTTTAGACTGCATGATATATTCTACTCCATATCTTTCTTTACATGTTTTCTTAGATTTTTCTATTACTTCTGGATTTTTTAAAGGAGTATCAGTCCCATATTTCTCTTGACAAGTTTTCTTAAATTTTTCTCTAGTAGAATCCAATTTAGCAGCATTATCTACTCCATAGCGCTTAAGACAAGTTTCTTTATATTTTTAACATTAGTTCCAGAACCATATAATTTTCTACAGGTTTCTTTGGCTTTAGGAGATGTATGAAATGAAGCACATGAAATACTGCAATATTTAGTAAAAATGTCTTTACCACCAATAAATCTCAAAGGATTACCACAATATGGACAGGTTGGTCTAATTTCTATTTTATAATAGATTCTATATAAAGTTTCTTGAATAGATTGCGAATCTTTGAATCTATTAATTAAATACTGCTGAATTTCTGGATTTCTTTTTAAAAAAGATTTTGTAATGATTTTAAGGATATGGATTTTTCCATCCATATTGATTAAGTCAATAATAGTATTATCATTAATCATAAGATAAATAAATTGTTCAGTTCAAGAATATTTATCTTATAGCGTTAAGATAAAAATTAAGCTCTTAAGATTTTTCTTAAGAGCTTTTTATTTTACATTCCACTTAGTTTAATACTTTGAAGTAAATCCTTCCTAAATGACCTCCAAGCAGCTCGGTCATAATTAGGTTGTAGATTTGGTTGACCACCTAAATTTGGAGTTAAATCCAAATATGGGAGAACAGTAGGTGGTTTTGGTTTCCCAGTGCCTTTAATATGCTTCCTAACAACATCAGGTTCAAGAGTTCCAATTGCATTTCTTCTTTGCTTGTCTTTTCTGTTATAAGAGAATCTGACAGGTCCTTTTCTCATCAGCTCTACTAGCTTCTTCAACAACCTATTGTTGATAGGACCTAAGTTCACTATTTTCTCATCTTTAGTGTTCTTCTTAGGTTCTGAACTAATATTGAAAGTTATCTTAGGTTCTTCTTCCTTTTTGTCTTTCTCGTCTTCTTTCTTCTTAGAATCCTCTTTCTCTTTCTTGACATCTGCTAATGTCTTGCTTTTCTTAGCAGACTTCTTAAGAACCTGTTTCTTAGCTCTCTTAACTAACCTTTCGAATAATGCACAATCAAGAGTTTCTGGTTCTTCATTCTCAACCAGAAACTCATATAATTGTTGTGTATAGTTATGGAGCCTAACTTTCATGATTAAATCAACTCTTCAATAAACTTCACGTAATTTGCAGTATATGGCAGCTCATTGTCAGGATTGATTGGATTGACCATGTCCTTATATTCATTGACAAAGCTTTCATTCAACATAGCTTGTTGCTTCATCTGTCTAAGTCCTGTATTAGCCCAGAATGTGTCAACATCTGCTTTTGTTCTAATATCAAAGAACTTAGCACTTTCTGTTATAGAATCCTGGATTTCTTTAGGAGCTTCATTGAACAACTTCTTGTCTTCTTCAGAAGCAAGCTGCATCCACTTGTTTTTGTTTCTTACTTTCTCTTTGAGAGGAGTGTCCCAAGACTCATTAATAGCATTCACATCAATAATTGCATTGCTATAGATGAAATCAGCAACCTTAGCTTTGTCATCATCTAACAAGCAAGCAAACTTGCTGAAGTTACTTTCAGATAATGAGATTGCAAATGGATAAAGCTCTACTATAGATTCTTTTACGGCTTTCTTAGTCTTAAGGTCCTTAATGATATTGTCATACTTATTAAGAGTCTCTTCATTTCTCTTCTTGATGTCATCAGCCTTAGCTAAGTTGATTTCTTTCGGAGTTTCCTCTTTCTTGTCTTTAGATTCTTCTACTTCTTCAGTAGGTTCATCTTCTTTCTTGTCATCATCTTCTTTTTCTTCCTCTTCAGGTTTCTCTTCTTCCTCTTTCTTGTCTTCTTTGAATTCGGGTTCAACAGAAATGATATCAGAAGCAAATTGAGGTTCTATCTCAATAATGAGGTCAGCATCTTCAGAATTTCCTTTAGGTTCTTCGGTTCCAGCTTCAGGAGTTTCTGCTGGTTCCCCATCTTCAGCTACAGGTCCAAGTTCAGGTGTAGGGATTCCCATGGCATTAGCTGCATCAGAACCATCAATCTGTTCTGGAACAGCAGTTTTAGAAGTCAAAGGTTGTTTGACTTCCTCTTCGTTTATATTAGTCATATTATTTTTCGTGAATTTTATTTCTTCATCAACCTCTTCTATAATAGTGTTAGAAGCATCAATAGAGAATTTAGAAGAGAGATTGATAAGCTTTTTAGAAGCTTGGGCAGATTCATTTAAGAAAGCTGTAACAGAAGGTCTGATTGATTCATTAACTCTATTAAGACGAGCTTCTTCAAAACCAGGTGTAGCTACGATGTCATAAGTAAACATTTGTTGAATATGGACATGAGAATCAGCCCCAACAGTTCCTGCTGCCCGGGATGACACAAAAATAGGGCATTCTGCTTCTACTAAAGCCTTAACAATATTTCCATTAGGCGTATCAAGAAGTTCTAACTTACCCATTACAGCTTGTCTTCTTTCGTCATACCAAAGGTCTGTAATTTTATGTGATACTCCTTTTAAATCTATTTCAAATCTAGATTCCGGATGAGAAAGTTCCCCAAGAATAGCACCATCTGTTTTAATTCTATCTCTTAAATATGCAATATGTTTGAGGACTTCATCTTTATCATAAATACGCCCATTACGGTTCTTTTTCCCTGTAGCAGCATTTATAGGAGTAAAAATTCCTTCGAAAATATACTTCTTTTTTCCATTTGAATCTATTGATTCATTAAGTTTTAATGCACTAACAGATTTATTTCTTATTAAGTAATTCATTTACTATAATCACTTTTATCGATTATGTGATATTTATTGGTGATATATTCTACCAATTTCTCTTTACTAATGAATTCATAATCAAAGATTTCTATATAGTTTAGGTAGTTTTGTTTAGCAATAGTTCTCTTTTCTACATCAAACTTAGTCCAAACATCTATAGCATTAAGATAAATTTCTTTTTCTTTACCTCTTTCTTTTAGTTTTTCAAGTTTTTAATATCATTGATATTTGTTTCATCAAAAGGATGTCTTCCATGAGTCCAGAATCCTTGAAGTTCTATAAAGACATCTCTATCTTTAATGTAGAAATCACACTTATATAGGTATCCATCAGACCTATAATCAATTTAAAATGTTAAATTTTGTTAAACTAATGAATAATTAGAAATCATTATTCTTTCCAAAATATTGACATAATAATTCATAACAAGAATCTTCTTGTTTTGTAGAATACATAATATCTTTATCTTCATTTTTGCAATTTAGACTACAATAAGTATTATAAACTTTCCAATGTCTTCCACTAAATGAAGTAGGTCTTCCACATATTTTACATTTTGGAATCTCTTCAAATCCATAATAAATTCTATAGATAGTTTCTTTCATACTTCTAGAATCAGAAAATCTATTTTCTAGATATTCCGTAAGTTTTGGTTTCTTATCTAAATTTTTAATTGTATTAACATCAAATATAACTTCTCCAGATTTATTTTTAGTTGCAATTAAATCTTTAAAAATTTCATCAGTATATTCATCAGGTTCTTTTACTAAAACTTTTCCATTTTCAACTTTCAATTTATGAAAATCACCTATACCAGCTATTCCATGAGATTTAGATACATTTAACTGAACATTATTTTTAATGCAATATACCCAATATCTCCATATTGCATTCTATCATTTACTTTCTGACTATCTAGATACTCTTTAATATCTAAATGTTTGTCTAACCATCTATCTCTACACAAATTAGGATTTATCTTTCCTTTCTTAGTAATGAATATATCAAGTATTTCTTTATCTGACATCTTTATACAAAAAATCGAATTCTGAACATTATATTCAAAATTCGATTAATCTATTTTTATAAAAGAATTTTTAGATTTCTATTTTAGGAAGCCTACTTTCAATCTCATTCAATTTTTTAAGAAACTCATCTAAAAGTACTTGAGCTTCTATTTTAGTTTTGTAAAGCTTACTATATACAAAAGATTCTTTATGAGTAAAATAATTGACATATGTCACTCCAAAATAATAAAGCTTTCCTATCTTCTTATCAAATTCTTTTCGGATATCATATTCTTCTAAGTCTTTTTCATAAAGTTCATCAATTTTTTTCTTAAGTTCCTCATCATTCTTTTCATTTCTAAGTAAGTCATAGTAAATCCTGGTACCACATAATCCACTACTTAAAGTGTTGACTTTGGAAATATCTGTTATATAAAATACGTTGACTGGCTGACCATTAATCGTTATCCAACTCATAGAATACTTGTTTTAATTTGTCCTTAACATAATAATTCGTAGAACTCACTATAGACGCTTCTAGAGACGGTTTCCATCCTTGCTTATAATTTATATAGTCATAGATGAATTCGCCAACAGAGAAACTCCTAGATAATCCTGCACTACAATGAATTATCAATTCAATAGGTTCAGTGCTATCAATGAAAGGAATAATGAAATCTCTGATTCTTTCAGCATCTTCTAGTGTCATAGCACCTTCAGTATCATTAGTAAAGTCATCAAAGTCTAGGTTCAGAACATTAGGTCCTTCATTAAAGTAATGAGTGTTGCAACCATTAGCATACCAAATGTCTTCATCAGGCTTGCTTGCACTGATGTTGCATATAGAGATTATTATATAATGTCTCTTAAGACCTTCTTGAGTGTCTATAGTTTCTTTAGTGAGATGAAGCCCTCTACAGAAATCATAGAACTTTTTCTTCGAAAAAACTTTTATCTTTGGTATCATGATAATTTACTTTGAGACTTTGACTATAGCTGAAAAAGTGTTAGCAAGACAATTGCAAGAAAAATAGTAGTCTTTAGACCGGTCAAAATCTTTCTTGTAGTTCTTTAGGTTCCCAGCATTCTTGACAAGTTTTCCTGAATAGTACAGGATATTCTTGCCAGTGAACTTAGGAATGTTTCCTATGAAATAGATGTCTCGATAAACTTTATTAGCCATTTAACCTGGATTACTTTTGAATTTCTTGAACTTACCACACTTCTTGCAGATGAAAATGAATTTATGGTAACAACCTCCATTAGTATCAACTGGAATCTCTCTAAACAGTTGCCATTCATGATGGCAACCAATCTTGTCTAAAATTCTTTTAATAGCTTCTATCATAGAATTCCAAATTTAGTCAACAGAAGAAAAGCAGTTACTAAAATTACACCTACTAACATTAGAGCCTTATAAAACTTTGGAGTATTGAATGTATAAGGTGTGAACTTCCAAACAACACCATAAGTATTAGAAGGCATTTCTGTATCTTCTTCTGTAAAGTTATAAGTATCAAATGTCAGATATTCAGACCAAAACAAGTCATTGGTGAAATAGTTGTTCTCTGGTCTGGTCAAGTCAAGCAGGAAGATATACTTCTGTTTCTCATCAGCCATCATCTGAGTTTCTGTCAAGACTTTTTGTGTATAGATGCAATTGCCAAGCCAGTTAGTCTTAAGTTGATAAGCATTGAACTTAGACATTGGATTCTTCTTTTCTCTTTTGATTTGGTTCCTAAACCTAAAGAAGTTCACAATGTCTTTATAAGACTGGACAAACACATTGTTTCGGATAAAACTAAACATTTTTTCTTTTCCTTTCTTTTATGATTAATTTTTAGGTGTTATTTTAATTAAATATATATTTTATATGAAATTTATAAAAATTGATTATGAAATATGTATCTGCCAAAGAAGCTAGAATATTTTTCAATTGTACTGGACCCACTTTGTTTAATTGGAAAAAGAAAGGACTTATTTCTACAAAACAATTTGGACCCAGAAAAATCTTATATGATATAGATTCTTTTAATAAAGATTCTTCTAATACAAATAAGAAAAATTTTATATATGCTAGAGTGTCTAATACAAAACAATCTGAAGATTTAAACCAACAAATTGAAATAATAAAATCTTATTGTTTATCTAATGGTATTCAAGTAGATAAAGTATTTAAAGACATTGCTTCTGGTATGAATGAATCTAGAAAAGAATTCAATTTAATGTTAGATGAAATTATAAAAGGTAATGTTGAAAATGTTTTTATCTCATTTAAAGACCGACTTACTAGATTTGGATTTGAATATTTTAAGACTATATTTTCTAAATATGGAACAAATATTGTTGTGCTAGATGAAATAGAAGAAACTAACAAGACTTTTCAAATTGAACTAACTGAAGACTTAATATCAATAATACATCATTTTTCTATGAAACTCTATAGTAATAGACGAAAGAAATTTAAAGAAATTGAAAAAATGATAAATGATGAAAATTTCTAAAAAGTTTTTAGATATATAATATAGAGTAAACAAATAAAATAGATTAAATGATTACATTGAAACTTAAATATTCTGTTGAGAATGAAGAAATCAAGAATCAGATTTCTTCATTTCAAAGACAGTATTCTTCATGTCTTCATTTTTTCTTTAACAGATATAGTGAGAACCCAAAAGTTTCTGAAATAGAATTAAGAAATCTTTCAAAAACATTAAATCATATTGAACTTTTAGATTCTTGGTTTATTCAATGTTCAATCAAAGAAGCCAAACAACTTTATGAAAATAGAAAAAGTCTTAATTCTTTAGATGATTCTAAAAAATTCAAATTAATATTTGGTGGCAAAAACCTATTTACAAAAAGAAATAAATGTCTCATATCTAAAGAAGAATTTAAAGAACAAAGATTAAGTCCTTTATATTCTATTGGAGAATCTGGAAGATATTCTAATAGAAAATTTAGAATTAAAAGTTCTTTAAATGAAATAAGTTTCCAACCAAATAGAAAAGAACATTTTATTTTAAATCTTAAAGGAATTAAAGGAAATAAATTATCTACTTTAAGGAAACTCTTCGAACTTCAGTGTAAAAAAGATATAACTATTTCTTATAAGCTTTCTAGTGAATATCTTTATCTTTCTTTTGAAGAAGAAAAACTTTCTACTTTTAAATCTTCAAAGATAGAAAATAGAATTCTTGCTCTTGACCTAAATCCTAATTATATAGGATGGAGTATAGTTGACTGGAAATCTTCTAATGAATTCAATGTTGTTTCTAAAGGAATTTTTAATTTAACTTATCTTAATAAGAAGACTTCTAATAAAAAGAAATTTGAGAATTTAGAAATATCTAAGAATCTTATATCTAAAGCTATTCATTATCAATGTTCTATAGTTTCTATGGAAAATTTAACTATAGAATCTTCAGACAAAGGTAAAGGAAGATTATTTAATAAACTTTGTAATAATGATTGGCTTAGAACAACTTTAAGAAACAATCTTCTTAAAAGATGTAATCTTTTTGGAATCAAATTCTTAGAAGTCAGACCTGAATATTCAAGCTTTATAGGAAATTTCCTCTTTAGAAGTTTGGATTTACCAGACATGGTTCTAGCTTCTATAGAATTAAGTCGTAGAGCTTTTGAGTTTTATGGACAATATATTTCTAAAAAATTAAAAATACAAAAGAATATAATTCAACCGAATCTTTCAGATTTTAAAACCTTGTATACCAAGTCATTGGAAGAATTTGGTTTGCAAGATGTCTATAAAGATTTAGTTGAATTATATTACTTTCTCAAAAAGTCTAAAACGATGTATAGACTTTCTGTCCAACCTTGGTTAGGACAGTTTTCTAGATGTTTTTCAAGGCAATCTTTAGTCCTTAAATTAGAAATTTAATTTATTTAATTTCTAGTTTTATTAAACCATTACATTAAAGCAAATAACCAGTTTCACCCGCAACGTCCAAATAAAGTTCATATAAGTCTTTGTAGTCAGTTTTGAATTTCTCACGAATCTTGAGACGACCACTTCTAAGCCAATTCTTGACTGAAGACACTGGTATATTCTGTTCAGCTGCAACTTCTTCAAGCTTCTTGTTTTTGATAAGCTTCTCAGTCATAATAAGCTTAAGATTATCTGGAAGCCTGTTTATCTCTTTGATAGAAGCATCATAGACTCTCATAAGAATCTCTTCACGACTCAGCATCCGGATATCATTGCCAACTACTTCAAAGTTCTCTGAAGGCATTTCACAATTGTTTCCATCATTGAATGCTGTAGATGCATAAAGGTCATTGATGTCATTGTCTACATAATTCTGAGTAGTCTTACGGTTCAGATATCCAAGACATTCATATCTGAGGATATTATAGACCCACGTTGAGAACTTAGCTATTTCAGGATTGAATTGGTCATACTTCTGCCAGATTTTCTCAAATGTTATAAGAACCATCTCGTCGGCAAGTTCAAGTGAAGAGAGATAACGATAGGCGAACTTGCGAAGTCCAAAACGCATTCTCTTATAGATAGGTCCAAAAGTTTTCTCACTTGGATTTGCAATGAAAGCTAATGCCAAGTTGTCAAGGTCATCTGACAAAGCTCTTTCTTGTTTTTTGAGTTCTTGAGCAATAGATGCATCTAAAACTTCTTGAGCACCAGCTTCATTAAAAAGTTCAAACACTTTTGGGTCTTTGATTTGTTCCATAATTTTTTCTTTTAGCAAGTTATATATTTTTTGAATTTTAAAATTGAAATACTTTCTCGAGGTTAGTGATGCAAATATACAACAAGTTCTAGAAACAGGAAAATCCTGCAGATGAAAATTCTACAGGATTTTACACTTTTTAACTATGACAGATTTTTGAAGATTATAAGTCGTCTATTCTTGTTCTAATGTCCAGAGTGTTTTCTGACCTTCAGGGGTTTCAATCAGTTTCATGAAAGGTTGAATCAAGTTGTAAGGACATAATGATACTAAAGCAATAATCTGGTTCATCTCATCAATAGGAACACGTCCATTTCTTTGTTCAACAAGTTTGAAGACTTGATTGACTTGAAAGTTTCTTTCTATAGTCCCCACCACCTGGTTATATCCGAGTTTTCCTAATGTGTCTAAAAGAACTTCATTGAATTTAGGTAAAAGGACACAGACATCTTGATACGTCTTTACCTTAGGTTCAGGCATTTCATCATCTTCTTGAGATATTTCTGGATTTGGCAATTCGCTCATAAATTATTCATTTTAATGTTAATTAATTATTTTATTGAGTATAGATAAAACGATTAGAGAAAAAGAAAAGTGCTATGGCTACTAAACCTAGAGTTAAAGACTCTCCACAGAAAGCAAGAAAAGGAACTAAGAAGATTGTTGACGAGAAGGACACTAAAGACAATCCTCTTCTTAAGATTGATGATACTGTCTTGTTCTCTATTGAGTCAGGTAATTTCTTAAATGACCCAACCATTTATACATTTCCAGGTTTTGAGACTATAGACCCAAAGAATCCAGAAACATTAGACTTGACTAGATTAGACAACAACTCAGAGTTTGTTTGTATTCTGTTATACTTTGAATACCTTATTACAGCTAAGTTCAAGTTCTCTTATATAAGGCCTTTGCTTGCTGCCGACATGGAGTTTCCTAAAATCATAGAAGCAATCAACCATAGATTATTGACTGAGCTTCAATTGAATGTGCCTAGTTTTGATACTATAATAACTCTGCAAGTAGAGAACCAATGCAGAGTCAAGTATGTTACTAAAGATATGGAGATTAGAAGAGTTCCTATGAACCAGGATGATAGTGCCACTCTTTAAAGATTTGTTCATCTGATTTACTAGAAAGAATATCAGCTATAGCTTGTTTCTTAAGAATGTAGAACATGTCAATATATTGTTCTTGAAAAGACTCAACATGACAGTGAGATTCTGGAATTACTTTCTTTTTAGGATGATAGAAAGTAAAATCTTTAAGAAAATCAACAAGTTCTTCATTTGTTGGTTTATAATCATTTAATATTCTATAATGTTCGATGATATAAAGAAAAGCCATATAAGATAACGTCAGTTTAAACCTCATATTATCTTCATATATAGAAACTGCCATAAGAAGACCATCAATAGTAATATATTGATTACCAAAGCGCTTAATAGTATTTTTAGCAACTTCTTTTTCTACTGAGTCTAAATTGTTTATGATTTTAAGAAACTTTAAAGAATCTTCAAACTCATCATCATACTTGTTATTTTCGAAATCTAGTGCCATAAATTTTTAGATTTTAAATATATCTCCATTGTTTTATTAATTCATCACGTGACTTGCCTAACTTTATATCAGCTTGAGCTTCTTTTATAAGAATGCTATGCAATTTACGATATTCATTTCTTATTTTTTCTGAATCAACATAAAAATAATACCATTTGAATTTATCAAGAAGTTTATTAAGATATTCAAGGTCATGTGAAGCTCTTGAACTAGATAGATTCAATGGATACAATTTAACAATAAAACTTACTATAAGCATATAAATCAGAGAAAGTTTAAAGCTCAAATCCTCAATATGATATTCACAAACTCTATCTACTAACTGAATATTTGAATCTGTACTAAGCTTAAGATTTGAAAGTTCAAGCATTATTTTTTCTTTCTTTGGATGATTACGAACCATTTCTCTAATCTTATAGAATTTTAGAGAGTCATCAAAAGTCTTGTCATAATCTTCATAATCAAAATCAAGTGCCATAGTCCTTTGTTTTTAAATTTTCCAGTCTTTAAGAAGGTCTTCCCGAGATTTACCAGAAGTGACATCATTTTCTGCTTTCTTTTGAAGAGTATTAAACATCATTCCATATTCTTTCATAATTTCTTCAGAATAAGTAGTATAATGATGATAGAACATAAAATTGAATCTTCTAATGTAATTCACTAGGTGATTAATCACTTCATAATATTCAGAATTAAAATGTCTATTAAGAGGATAGTACAATTCAATGAAGCTCTTCATAGCTAAAAAGACTAAAGAGATTTTTACATTTTCATCTTTTTCATAATATCCAAATGATGAAATGTATTCTGGATTCTCCATTGAAGTAGCTAACAAATGGTCAACTTGCTTTAGTATAATGTTTTTATCAGACTTACTAAGGTTTTTGTAAATCTCTTTGACTTTGATGAACTTAAGAGATTCTAAAAAATCTTTGTCATAATCTGGATTGAAGTCAAATGCCATAGTTAATGAATTACAAAATTGAACTTACCAAAAATCTTCTCAGCTTTATCTTCTATCAACGGTAAAATTCCTTTAAGAAAAGGCCCACACAAAATACTGAACTTGTCTAATATTTCAACAAAGAAATAATGCTCATTCTCCCAAGTTGTTTGAATCAGCAGATAACTTCCAACAAACTCAGAAGGTTTCCATTTAAAAGCAGAAAATTCATCTTCAAACTCAAGATAAAAATCCTGACCTGAATTTTTCATAAGAAGAACTTTCTCTAATTCAGGTATAGCAACAACCTCTCTCATGAATTGTTCAGAAAGCTTCTGACATTTGACTTGAGACAAATTGTCTTTAAAGTCTTTATCAAAGTCAATATCACTGTATATGTGTTGAAATGCCATAGTCTTCAAAAATTTGTTTGATTTTATAGTGAACATCATCTAATGAAACTTTCGACCAATATTCTGAAAATAAAGATGTAAAGAAATTATGTAAATTCCAACTTTTGTTCAGTTCATCAAAAGAAATTAAAGCATTGCTTTGAGCTCCATAGATTAAAGTATAAACTTTCTTTTCTTTGTCTAAAGAAACGGTCATTGTATCTTTGTGAAGAACTGAGATAGTTTGGCAATCAATTTTTAACATCAACATCTTTTCAAGACTAGATTGATTCAACTCAAATTTTCTATCAACAAAAGTTTTCCACATTTGAACCATTGCATTGTAATACTGGATTGTTGAAGCATACTTATGCAATTGGTCTTTATCTAAAATATCTTTATCCTTTTCAAAATCTAGCATTGTAAAATCCTCCACAATTTAGTTAAATGTTCGGTAGTTAAAAACTCTTGACCTACAAAATCATAATGGTGATTGACTGTCACTATATCTTTTACAAAATTGATAGTAAATGCTCTGCCTAATGAACTTTGATTATAACAAAACAGATGATTTTCTTTGTCAATAATCTTAATTCTATAGAAGGCAAAGTCCCAACGAAAATTCTTCCAAAGCTTAGAATAACCCGGAACATTATCAATAACATAGTCTTTATAGGCTTTTAAGAACTCAAGTCCTCTCTTCTCATAGGAAAACATCTTGACTGAATTCTCAAATTCTTTGTCTATTATGTTGTCATCAAGGTAATCCATACTTCACTATTTTTGTTTACTGCAAATATAACAAAAAGACCTTAGAGTGTTTCATCTAAGGTCTTTCTTTTAAACTATTTTAACTAAAGATTAGTAATTGCCACTATAGAAAGCTCTGGTAAACTCTCCTGGAAGTTGTTCAAGAATAGGAGCTTCATACTCTCTTTCATCTAAGTATTGGTCTTCCATTATCTGGAATAAAGTCCCCAAGTCTTCTGGTTTGCTAAGGACTACTGTAAGTCCATTGTCCTTGTCATTATAACATCTAAGACCACTAGCACTAATGACTTTTTGAATATACTTGTCATTATAAGAAAGTCCAAGAACTTGAGGTAAGAATGTATCTAACAATACTTTATGCAATCCAGAACCTTCAATATCTTCATTCAAAGATTCTTCAGACTCATTTTCTGGTTTAGCATCAATAGACTTCATTTTCTCATCTTGAGGATTATTAGTGTTGTCTTTAGCTTTCTGGCCATTACGTTGAGCTTGAGTGTTTATAAGCTGAACCATCTGTTGGTCAATTTGCTGACAAGTGTCATTATATTGCTTAGTAGCAGTATCCAGAATCTTCTTGGCAGCTACTTTGTTAGCTTCGAGCTGAGCAGCTTTAGACAAAAGGTCAGAGTCCATCAATGCACTCTGGACATCTTCATTTACTTTATATGATTTAGTATTAAATTCTATCATGGTGGTAAACACTATAGTACATCATTATCTATCGTAGAATATTGCTAAAGCCATTGAACCGAATGAACTCATCACTGACAATTTCTTTAAGCTCTTCTGGTAATTCTTTATTGTAGTAAGGACTTCTCTTTTTAGAAAGACCTATCTTGTTTTCAACCATATCATAGTAAACTACAGGTCCATCATGAAGATATACATAAATCCTATTACCATGTTTCTTATAGTCAAATTCATCTTTGAAACTCAAACTCTGATAATTAGAATAGTAGCAATCCAAGAACTTTTCTAAGAGCACTTGAGCTTTCACCTCAGACAAAGATTCTTCAAACTCTTTATCTAAGATACTTTCTTGTAAGGTGTCATCTTCAAAAAAATCTTTAAAGGCCATAGTTTAAATATTGTTCCAAGTTGATTGTAAATATTGAGCAAAGGTACTATTCTTCTTTTTACCTACTTCCATTAAGTAATCAAATTCATCTATCTCTTGACCTGATATAGCTAACCACTTCTTAGCTGTACCTTTTATTTCATGAATTTCTAGAGTTATATGCAAAGTCTCTTTACATACTTTCTCAAAACTATTTCTGTCTTTTTTATAGTAATAATCTTGATACATGAAATAAAAAGGTTCTTTCTTTAGTAATTTATAATTTGGATACTTTAACAAAATATTTAAAACATTGTTATAGAAAGATATAAAGTCATCAATATGATAATATTTCTGATATGGAATATAACTATCATAAATTGGATAATGTAAAGAGATATATTTAGAATCATCAGCCCAAATGCCATATTTCTTCTTATTGATATCAGATTCTTCTCCAAAGAAATGATTCCAAATTGGACCATCTTGTCTTAAAGAGAATCGCCGACTATTGTTATAAGGGCAGTAAAAGATATTTTCAAACTTTATTTCTGTCTTGATACTATTTACTTGGTCAGCAAAGTCTTTGTCAATATTATCTTTATCAAATTCAAAAGCCATACCATTTACTATTGAAGATAAACAATTCTATCTAAAATCTCTCTATCAAATAAATGAGAATTGAATCTTAACAAATCACTAAAGCACCCATCCAGAACATAACTGATACACCAGTCATTTGGATTCCTGATTCCACGTCCAAAACCTTGTTGAAGGTTAATAACTGTCTGATTGCTATACCACAACTGAGAGTTCTTCATCTTAGCTGCTACTAGCTTATCACCTAAACTCAAATAAGGAACTTTCATTACTATCAAGAACCTACATAAGTCATCATCCAATGATATGCCCGTTGTCAAAGAAGGCCCTACAAGAATCTTGTTCTTAGAGTTCTTATACTCCCATATCAAATCTCCTTTAATTTTCGAATCATTATATATGAGAAGTCTCTTTCTGATTTCTTTAGGTGCTTTCTCATACAAATAATTGCTGAATGCAAATGAACCTGTCTGAACAATTCCTCTTTCATTTATATGCTTGTCACACAATGTATAAATCAGATTACTGACTATAGGCAAGTTAGAGTCCTTCTCTTTATAGCTCATCTTATAGTTAGGCAAGAAATAAATTGGACTTCTACTAAAGTCAAATGTTGAAGGAATCTTCTTGAATCTGAACCTCTTTTCAGGTTCTACCATATTCAATCTTTTGATTCCTATATTAGCTGAGTAGATATCTGAATTGCCTATAGTAGCAGAAAGCAAAAGCTCATTCCCACATTCATCATGAAAATACTTCTTGACTAAAAAATCTTCATAGATGCAATTGAGCTTTATCTTTTCAGCCGTATCACAATTGTTGACCATACATTCTTTTCCAATATAGTCAATCAAAGAAAGATAATCAATCAATGAATCATGTAATGTCTTAGCAAAGTCACCTAAATAAAGAACCTTTCTAACATCTTTATCATTATAAAGATTTGGATTCTTTACACACATGTTCGTCACAGAAGCATTAATGTTAGCAAGGACCTGAGTCAGCTTAGTATATTCTTTGATATTCTCATAGAGTTTCTCATTATCAGACGAAATAGAGATGTTATAGGCGGCTTTATTAAAATCCGATATAGTTATTGAGTTTGTTCTCAATCCGTTCGCCTGCGCAAAACTAAGTAACTCTAGAATCTTATTATTGTTCTCTGAATCTATCTTAGGTGAATATTGTTCCTGTACAATTTCTCCAAGCTTATGGCACTCATCACAAACTATGAAATCTCTTTTTTCAAATGGAGCATCTTCAGGCCTTCCTTGAGCGGCATATAAAGGTGCTACTGAATTCCTTTGGATAAGCCAGAATGCATAGGTCATGAGTGTGACTGGAGCTTGCATAGCTCTTTTACGAGCCATGATATATTCACAAGTTGCAGCACAATCATAACCAGCTTTAGAAGCTTCAAAATCATTCATAAGAGTCTTATATGAGATGTTATGAATCTTGCAATCTCCTTGTTTGAATGACATGTTGTTCATAATGCACATATAGTTCTCTGAACCTTTTATGACACCCCAATTAAGATTGTACTTCTCAAAATCTCGAGCATACTGGTCTATAAGTCCTAAGTCACTAGCTAGAATATACGAACGTTTCTTATAATAAGACCAGAGAACACCACATGAGACTATAGCTACATTTGATTTGCCTGAACCTGTAGGTGCTTCAACTACTTGGCACTTTATGTCAGGTTCTAAAACATTGTAGACTGAATCAACTATAGTCTCAAGCTGATATTTTCTGAATTGGAAGTTAGAGCCAAAATGATTCTTAGCCCATTCCATACATTGTTCTTGGATTATTTCTTTAGTTACTGCCATGCAAATTATATTCTAAAAACAAAAATGGATTCCATATTTCAGAAATCCATTAACAAAAATTAAAAGTCTTCATTCATATCAAAGAGCTTTGCCAGAATCTTGTACCATAAAGCTTCTTTATGAGGCAAGTCATTAATTGAAGTTGCTTTATCAAAGTCAGGTTTGAAATTGAAAGAGAATCCATATTGTAAAGATATCCAATTCCAAGACCTGTACACATAAGAATCTCCAGGGAACCAATATGAGTTATTGTGCAACTTCATAACTTTATAGAACCACATCTTAAGCTCATTCTCTTGTTCATATGTACTGAACTTATATGTCTTAAGCCAATCTTGGTTCTTAGTCTTTACAAGATACTCATACCAATCTTTATATCCCTTAGGTGTTTTCTCACCTATGATTTTGAATTCTTTATTGACAAACTTTCTGATAATCTTATCAGAAGGCCAGGACTTGACAAATCTTCTGAACAGATAAAGCTTAAATCCATACTCTTTGATTTCATTGATTTTGTCTACAATTGGAAATACAAAGAACCACCAAAGACCACTATGTTGTTTCATTTTCTTCTAAAGTTTTTTCAATTAACAATTCTATTTCCCTTTCAGGATAATTAATATATTCTTCAACAGGATAAACTCTATGAACTTGCTCACCTCTGTCCTGAAAATCAATTTCAAAGACTTTACAGATTTCACCTGAAATCAAATGAACTTCTCTGAAGCCATTCAAATATCCTTTTAAGAATGAAAGAAGCTTCTTCCAATATTTGTCATCAATCTCCGGAGAACCAAATGCCTTGAACATTCTCAAATGGTCTTCTAAGTCTCTAATAATAATGCTTAATGTATGTCTTGAAACTCTTTCATAGATTCGTTCCCTAATAAAACCTGCAGGGAAAGTTGCACTTACAATTGTCTGTCTGCCCATGTAATATCTGATAGCACCAAACAACATCTCTTCCTCAAAATCATTTAATTTCTCTTTTTTGTCCATATGTCTAAAAACAAATTAGTGAGAATGAAACTAAATCATCCTCACTAACTTATATAATTAAAATCTAAAACGATTTATTTTTCACCAAAGATATCTTCAGCAGTTGCTTCAATATTAGAATCATCTACAGTGTCATCATCTTTCTTGTCTTCACCTTCTTCAGGTTCTTCTTCATCAGCTTTAGAATCATCTACAATCTCAGCACCGATTTCTTCTTCAAGGTCAATACCAAGACCTGACAAGTAATCTTTAAGTGTCAAAGCATCATCAGCATCAATTCTAAGTTTTCCTTCCTTAGATTCTTCATCTTCTTCATTGTCAGGAATAACTTCAATATGTTCTTCTGGGATACCTGCATCGATAAGGTTCTTCTTAACTTTTTCAGTATCTTTTACAGTAAGAACAATAGCTTCAAGTTCTGCTTCTTCGGCATCATCTTCTTTCTTAGAATCTTCGTCACCATCAGGGGTTTCTTCATCTGCAGGTTTTTCTTCCTCTTCTTTGTCATCATCTTCACCTTCATAAAGCTTAGCCCACTTAGTGAATTCAGCCCAAAGTGTCTGAGCTTCATTTACAGCACCTGCTTTTTTAGGATTAAACTTGATTTCTTCTTCTAAGATTTCACAAAGTTTTTCAGCTTTCTTAATTGAAGTAGCAAGTTTGTTCTTGTCTCTTTTAGAAGCAGATTCACCTAAAGATTTTTCTTTTTTCTTAAGTTCCTTCAATTCTTGCTTAGCTTCACGCAACATCTGGCGAAGTTCACCTTTACCACATTCACAAAGTTTCTTTCCATTGACTTTCACTTTGCCAAAAGGAGAGCAAACTTTTTCTTCTTTATCCTTCTTAGCTTCGTAAAGTTCTTTGAATGTGGTCTTAGGTTTCTTAGATTCAGAAATAGAGTCAATATAGACTTCTTCACCTGTAGTAGCTTGCATGACATCATTGTCAACAAACTCAAATACCATTTCAGGTTCTAAGCCATATGTTCTTGCAATTCTGTTAGCTGTAGCTTGGTCAGTAATGAAACCTCTACTGATAAGTCCATCAGCTTGAATTGTTACAGGACTCATTGCAAATCTCTTAGCAATGTTATCAAGCATTTCCATTGCTTCTGGACCATCATATTCTTCAAGAACAATCTGAACATAGTAGTTGCCTACATTCTCTCCAAAACCTTCATTCAATTCAGAACCAGTTTCTTTCTTGGATTCAGAAATGAAATCAACATAGACTTCTTGTCCATCTTCAGTTTGCATAACATTACTATCTACAAATTGGAAGACATTAAGAGAATCAATACCATAAGCTCTAGCAATCTTGTCAGCAGTACGTTTGTCAACAATGAATCCAGAACTATTAAGTCCATCAGCACTGATTGCTTTAGGTATAAGACCAGTTTCTCTAGAAATTTGTTTCAAAAGAGCTTCTTCTTCAGGTCCATCATATTCTTCAAGAACAATCTGAACATAGTATTCACCAGGCATAGCCTCATAAGACTCATTAATTTTCTTCTTAGACCATTCTTCTGGAATCATATCAGAGCAACCTAAAGCTTTAGCACGTTTTTTAATCCAAGCTTTAGCTTTAGCTTCATCTTTAGCACGACCAATAGATTGAATAGCTTTCTTCAAGTCAGCCTTGTTTCTAATAGGGAATGAACCATCTTTCATAGCAAGACCTTCTTCTGCCATTTTCTCTCTTTGTGCTTTAGAGAATGATTCAAAAACTCTAGACTCACCTACGAAATCAGGATATTCATCGTCATAACCTTTAGATTGACGAGGAACCCATCTATCAGTCTTCTGTAATTCTTGTTTCATATCTTCTACAACAGAATCAGCATAGTCACGAACACTTACAATTTCTTCTTTAGAAGGAGTTCTATCAAATCTAGCAACGTCACGTAATGCAGCATCAGCAATCTTCATAGAAGCTCTAGAATCATCAAGTAAAGCTACTACATCTCTAGAATCCATATCCTTTCCTAAAGAAAGAATCCATTTAAACATTTTTCTTGCTAAGACGTCTACAATATTTCTAACAAGTTTTTTGCTCATACTGATAGACAATGGAGTTTTCTTAAGGTCACCAGCTCCAGATTGAGTAGATAAGATAGAAGCCTGTTTAGATAACTCTTTATTAAACTCAATAGAAAACATTTCAGGAACCTTTCCAAATCTTGAATATCCTTCTTTGTTCATTGGACGGAAATCTTTCCACCCTTCATCAAGCTTATCACATCCACAACCATCGCCTTTAACAGATTCCAAAATCTTAGAGCGAAGGAAAGGAGATTTAACACTTTCAAATGATTCTTCAGCTTGTTCAAAATTCATTCCATCATGTTGCAAAGGATTGTTCATCACAAAATCAACGAAATCTGGTTCTAAACCATTATCGGTAAGAACTGATTCAAGAGCTTCACATTCTTCAGGTCCTGATGCAGTGATAATCATTTTGGTTCCATTAGAATCTCTTTTGCCAGTAATCTGAAGACCAGCGTCAGAAATCTCTTTAGCCAAAGCATTGAAACTTCCCGTATAACCACCATGTTTAGCTATATCAGAAATATAAATCTCAAAAACTAAATCTGCACTGTGTTCAACAATGTCTTCTGACTCAGTTATCTTTTTCTTATTGTTTAAAGCCATATGTTATTTTAAAGCATTTGTACGCTTTGGGATATTTATCATTTTTAAGAACTTCTAAAGAATTCATTTACTCAGCAATAGGAACATAATAATATGGTCTGGATAGAGAACCATCTGGTTCTCTCTTTCTAAAATTCTGCCGAATATCATCAAAAAGGTCTTTCTTCATAAGTCCTTTTATATAGTACTTATGATAGTGATAAGCATAGTCATCATCAGACAATCCGTCTTTCAGAATATAATTAATATCAAATCTTGGATACCAATTCTCAGGTAAAGCACTGAACTCTACCTTTTCTACATAAGGTGACCTATTGCCATACCAAACAAGAACTTTGCAAAGAGTTCTACAAGCTTTGTCTTTAAACCAATTGTATAAAGGTTTCTTAACTGTATAATAGAATCTGTCAGACCAATATTTCTTATAATAATTATGACCAATAGAATAAGCTCCACTATAAAAACAATATGAAATAGCTCTATGAGAAGTTCCTATTATGAACTTGACTAGGTCATATAAGTTGTAAGATAAAGAACCATTTTCTTCAAGAACACAATTGTCAATGACGTCTCCTAATGTTATAGTATAAGAGAATTCTGAATAACTAGGTTTGAACTTATCAATACACCACTTGTGTTGAGCAAAGATAGTATAAAGATGGTCTGGCCTCTCTTTAGCTTCATAGTTGACCCAAATTCCATACTGCCATTCAGGATTTATAGAACAAGAGAAAGAAGCTTGCCAATCATGAAAATGTTCAGTCTCTTCAGAACCATCTGGAGTATAATCCCACGCTCCATATATGTCTATCTCTTTGAATAACTCTGAGTTCACTAGATAGTCTTTAGCAAACTTGAATCTTTCTTCTTTAGATACAAACTTAGTATCCCTAAAAAGATAATGATGAGCAACTTCCCAAAATATTTTAGGAAGCACTTCATGTATGTCAAAGTAACCTCTTTTCTTAAGGTCTTCAATCTGAAGTTCTAAATTTGTTTTTTCTTTTTCTTCAATCATTTTTCTTTTTTTTGCAAATGTACTAAAAAAGAGCACTAGTTGTTTTTGCATTAACTTTGTTTAACACTAATTCTTCTATTGGGATTTTATAATAATTATTGAAAAGTTTTCTGAGAAGATGCCTGTGACAAAAATCTGAAGGAACTTCATAACACATAAAGACTACAGCTTTCCATTCAGTCTGTTGTTGAGCTAATTCATTGTCAAAAGAAACTAACCATTCAGCTAAAGTTTCAAATCCAGTATAAGACTGAACTCTTGAAAGAACTTCAGTAATATACCTCTTTGAATATTCATCTTCATCTATCTTATTGTTCTTGATATCAGACAAGAGTTGAATAGACGGCGCTAGGAAATTGTCTTTATTCCAGATGAAGTTATTATAGTTAGAATATTTAAATGTCTCTGGGATGAACCTAGATATGCCTACACATAAGAAATCTTTTTGGATATTCTTGTAGTTAGCATAATAAGATGTGTAATATGTCAGATGTAACTTTGTCATATTGATTATATGAAGAAGCTCCATTTGTGATTTAAAAATTTGATTTTAAAAATCTTCTCAGTTATCAAAATCAAAAGATTCATTCAACTTCACTGGTACTAACCCAAACTCTGCATTTGGGTCTTTGAAGTACTCATCAAACTCTCTATCTTGAATATACATAGCATAATCATCATCTTTATCAATAAACTTAAACCAGATGCCAGGATATTGCATTCCAAAGATAAAACCCATCTGAGTAGGTATCTGTGCTTTGTACCAAGTATAGAAATCTGCTATCAATCTGCAACATTGAAGAACATCATCCTTTCTGAAGAATCCTTCAAACTTGATATGAGGCATTAAGAATCTCCAAGTAAGCTTGTCTTTAATGGCTTGAACTGTATATTCTTTTATTGCTGCGAGAGCATACTTCTTACATTCTTCTACAAGAGCATTAGTAGATATTATAATTTGAGGACTATTATTAGGAAAATTGAAATTGTTGAAAACAAATTTAGTGACTGGCGAATCAGTATCAACGTTGTCACCATTTCTATAAGAAGAAAACAAATCATCAGAGTACTGTTTTTCTTCTCCTACTAAGATTTTCTTCAAAAAGATGTCTTTCTTGATGTTATTAAGATTGCTAGAAACTTCTTGGTCTATATCAGGTTCTTCATTATCAAAGTCAAAAGCCTCATTCAAAGTCAGTTCTCCTTCATCTATGATTTCTGTCAGAAGTTCCTTTAATTTCAAAAATCCTTCAGGAATTTCTTCTGGAGTATAAAGATTCATGACTTTTCTTTTCAAGTTATACAAGAATTCTTTAGCATTCTGGGTAAAGTCTGCTAAATCGTAATCAGTCAATTGAGACCATAAAGATTTGAAGACATCTTCATCTTTATAAGAACCATCTTCTCTGAAAGGTTCTATCTTATAGTTCTCTAAATTTGAATATATCTTAAGCCATTTGTTTCCTTTACTGAATTCTCTATAGATTATAGAAAAGACTGGAGCAAGAATACTTTCTGATATACGACTAAAAATAGTTATGTTTTGATTTTTTATAAAGCCATTATCTAATATCCTAATTAGGACATTAAAGAAGTTGCAGACTCTTTCTTTCTGTCTGTACTTAAGCATATCAAGGTCTAAAGAATTATCTTCTTCATCAAATGTCAAAGCCTCTTTAAGTTCTTGATAGTCTAGAACGTTCCCGTATTTGCTTTGAATATTTCGATGTAAGGTCGACTCTGATACAGCATCCACCTTAATCTCATTTCTAAGTTTGTTAAATAGAGTCCTAATTTTTTTCTCAGATATGTCATACTTTTCTATAATGTTTTGGAAGTTAGTCTTGAAGTTCTCAAAGTTGTCAAGCTTTACATCTCTTCTAGCTACAGAAGCAGAGATTGGAGTTTCATTGTACCTATCAGAACGGTCTTTGTAACAAAGGGCATCTATTTTAATAGGGCAATTCAGAACATGGACCTTAGGATTATAGTAACGTCCATGTTCTGAAAAAGCTTCTACAAATTGTTCAACTCTGTCATAGTCATTGCCTTTATCAGAAGAGACCATAAAGAAATCACCTTTAGCAGCATTGCCAACAATTCCATAACAAGTCTTTATTGGACTAGCATCTTCTGATATAGAAACTTCGACTCTAGGGTTGTTCTTATATAAAGAGTATATAAAGTCAAAAGAGGTCTCTGGAGTTATTCCATCTCTTTCTTTATTTGAGATAATGATATGAAGTTTAGTAATGTCTTTTATCTTAAGACACTTCTCAACTATAGATGCATGACCATCATGAAAAATAGAAAAATTTCCTGGATATAACCCTTTAGACATGTTTCAAAATTTAAACTTAACAACAAACTATCTATGTTCTCTCTTAAATCTCAGATTCAAATAAAAATTCTTTAGACTGGCATCCACTAGCCTTAGCATGACCATTGAACTTAACTCCTTTGAAATACAAACCTGGAATGTACATGTCATCTTTAAAACTATAACATGAGTAATTCCATTTCTCTTTGTCTCTATAAAAAGGAATGAACAAGTCATAAGTATCTACATCTTTGATGTTCTTGAAGATAGCAGAACCTCTTCTTTGAGTATTCAATAAGAAAGCTTTGTATTCTCTACCATCATCAGTCTTGACTATCTGAGTCCATCCGGAGATTCTAGCATCTCTATCATCTTTCTCTTGCTGGTAATCTAACAAGAACTTTCCAGATTCTATGTTCTTATTGACTTCATCAATATTGTATAAAATAATATTATGGTTATTATAGGTCTTTAACCACCATTCTATATAATTATAAGCTTCAGTTGCACTATGGAACTTGTTTCTAGCCCATTGTTCATAATTCAAAAGATAAGTGTCCCAGAACTCTCTATCTTCAGAACGCAGCCAATTGTCATAAGTTGAAATGAAATAAAGCCATAATGGAATCTTCTTGTCTTGTTCAGTAAGCCAATACTTATCTGGAATTGATTCAGTATTCTTAGAGCATTCTGCTAATTGGAACAAAGGACAATCTTCTGTACGAATCAGATATTTGAAATACTTATAGACATTACGACAAGCTGAGTACTCACATGATTGAATTCCGGTAAGATGAACAGGTTTTCTATAATCATCATCTGCAAATGCAAGATGCTTGTTGACTTCCATATTCTCTGGATTATGAAACCAATTATAGAACTCATCTATAGAAGAGATATGATGGTCTATCCAAATGAAGTCTTGATGATAATGTTCAAATAGTGTATACATCAATTCATTAGACCAGTGTAAGTCAACTAAGTAAAGTTGGTCATAACCTATAAGCTTAGACAACTTAGGCTCATCTCTAGAGTAAGTCCAAGGCTTTAGAGTTATTTCTGCATTTGGGTACATTATTTGAGAAAAATATTTGACAAGACCACCACTAAAGAAGCCATCATTGTCAACACCATGATAATAGCATAAAATCTTCGAAACCATTGTAGGAAATTTTAAAGTTAATGAATATTGATTTTATAGAAAAAGTTCAAAATGATTAGGAAAGAGATTAAAAAAGATAAGGAAGTAAGTGAGTAAAGTCACATTTAGTACCTGGGATATTTATCCCAGGTAATTGGAAATAACAAATAGTAAAATGGCAAACAGGATTCCTAGTGTGCAGATATTAGATAGTGACACATATTCTCCTCAACAATTTATTAATGTATTCAAACCATACAACAAATTAGATTATATTTTCAAAAATAGCGGAGATATTACAATTAATGTTTCTGGAAGTTTTCCAAAAGTAATGGTGATGAATGTAGACCAAAAATGGACAAACACCCCAATTGGTGGCACTGAAATTCTAATTCAAAAAATGAATTGCTCTATATTAGAATTAAAATGGAGTACACTCCCAGTTGGAGAAATACCATCATTACATTTGACTGGAGGATTTATGATGAGATGTAGAAATGCAACAGATAATACAGAATCTAATTATTATCCAAAAATATTTAGTATTTATAGGTTACCACAACAACCATATTCTTATCAAGTTATACTTTATTTGTAATTTCTGCTTAATATAACATAATTTACTTACCAAAAAAAGAAGAGGTCCACTTGTTGAAAGCAGACCTCTTTTTATTTTAATGTGGTAATAATTTTTCAGGTATTACAAGAACTTTACCATAAGGTATTTGTTTCTTGACTTTCTCTGGGTCGTTACCAGAGTCGATGATAACCCAAATAAGTTTCTTATCCATCCACTTAAAATGTGTTTTAGATAAGTCTTCATCGAATATACCATCATCAGAAAAAATTAGACACACGCCGGGCAGTTTTTTCTTAAAGTAATCATTAGCCCAGGTAAGTGCCTTGTTATAGTTAGTACCACCAGTAATTCTAATTTCGAATGCTTCTCTAGGTAATTTTCTCTTGAAGTTGAAAACTCCTTCTCTAGAAACTCCATCAGCAAACTGTGCTACTACTCCTGACTGAACTTTAGTTTTCTTCAGAATGCTGTCTATCTCTGTCAAGAACTGTTCTTGGTATCCACCTCTCCAGGCTGAACCAGAAGCATCAAACATCACACAAATATCTCTCAAACCATCTTCAACATCATCCTCATAACGTTTGTATCTTCCAGATGAGATGTATTTCTTCTGGGGGAACTTGATATCTTCTTCAGAGAAAGCCTCATTCATATATTTCTCAAGCTCTTTCTTCCAGTTCATGACTGGCTTGAACATCTCAATCACTTTCTTGATAGTAGAGTACAATCCTGTACCATTAGGTCCTGCAGGCATTCTGGACAACTCTTGTCCATTTGCTCCTGAGATAGCCTTTTCCCAGATAGAATCAGCATTCTCATTCTTCTGCTCATCAGTATAAGGTTTTCCCGCTCTTTGAGCAATCTTCTCACCTTCAGCTCTAGAAAGAACATCAGAGTATCTTCCTTGCTGAGTAGTGTCAGGTACACCAGTTCCTGGACTTATCTGATTTCCTTGACCCTGTTGAGGTCCTATCTGACCACCTTGCAGTCCTTGACCTTGCTGTCCTTGTTGACTTTGAGATTGCTGACCTTGTCCTTGACCATCTTGACCTTGTTGCTGGTCTTGACCTTCTCCTTGTCCACTTTGCTGATTCTGTCCATTACTCATTTGGCCTTGTGAACCTTGTTGGTTTCCTTTACCATTACCTGGCGTAGGTGGTTGTTCCATCTCTTCATCCTTCAATAAAGGATAGATGTCTTCCCATATCATTCCTTTATATTCATAGTCACAGATACCACCAATTTTAGCAGTCAGACCTTTGAATCCAGGGTCTTGTTCTTCAAGGATATTGTTGATTTCCTCATCTTGAGCATAGTTACACTTTCTATGATTAGGAAATTCTCCACCTCTTTCTTTCTCACGTTTCATATGACAAAGAAGATTATGATACAACTCATGCAAGATTACATATGTTGGAGCTAGATAAGGTGCAATAGACTGAAGTTTGACATAGAAGAATGGATTGATGTAGATGTTAAATCCATCAGTAGCCATTGTAGGAACATCGAATGTGTACACAGGCTCAAGCATAGCAATGAAATAAGAGAGCGCAGGATATTCTCTAACTATAGCAGTATAGATGAACTTCACATTCTCTTTGATTCCTTGCATGTTGTATGTCTTCCCATCAGGACCTATGACAATAGCTTCATCAGAATTAAGAACAGCATTAGGAGAATCAGCCACTTTTTGATTGGCAGTCTTCTGACCACCAAAAATAGCATCCTCATTGATAGAGGATGCTTCTTTTTTGATATCAAATCTTTTGACTTTCATCTTCAAACACTTTTTAAAGTTTTTGAGCTCTAGCACTCTTGCCTTGTTCTTTCAGACGAGCTGAAATTCTTTGATGAGCAGCAAGAATCCATTTTTCAATATCATTTACTGATGTCTTACCAGAATAGTTGTCAAAGATATATCTGTTAATCATATCAGTAAGAGCTTTCAACATAGCATCATTGTTAGCTTCTACAAGAACTTTGTCTACAAAATCGTAAAGTTTCTTGATGTTGTCTTGAGTGATATTTTCAGGTGCATTATCCAAAATAGTTTCAAATGCTCCTTGAACTGTAGGTGGGTCAAGCTTGAATGTTACATCTACTTCATCACCATGTGTCCAGACATCTCTAGCCATTTCAGGACTGAACTTGCTTTGAAGTTTGTAGTATCCTTGAAGAACAGTTGAAGCTCTGTTACCTACAGTATCAGCTGCAAGAGCAACTTTGTCAGCATCAGAAGGTTCTACGTTTCTCAAGCCCATTGCTCTGTTCAGGTCTCTTTCAGCCTTGATATTATCAGACAAAGATTTCCATGTACGAGGATTAGCAAAGTTAGTCTGTTCATCTCTGATTTGCAAGTCATACCAAAGACCAGTGTTAAGTTTCAAGAACTTGATGATATCTTTTTCAACACCAGCTTCTTGAGCCCATTCAACCCAATGTTCAAAATCAGGAACATAGTTGACGTTAATATAACGAGAACCCCAAGCCATCTGCCAGTTGATTGAGTCACCACCCATATCTTCTTCACGGTTTCCTGCACAAACAATCAACCATTTAGAACCAAGTTTCAAGTCATTGATAGAACGTTGGTCAACTAACTTCATAAGAACCTGCATAGTAGCTTTACGGATACGTGAGAACTCATCGATAAAGATAATACCACCTGCAGCTCTGTCATCATCTTCTCCTATAGCACCATTTGCAATAGCATCTAACTTAGCATTCTCAGCTTTGTCTTGAGAAACCTTGTAAGCAGGGAACCAAGTCTTAGGAATATCTCTAGCAACGTTAGAGTCAACATCAATAGCAGGCAAACTGAAGTCATCAGGATTGATTGATGTTGCATCGATTTCAATCATTGCACCGCGGAAGTTCAAGGTCTCATTCATTTCACGAATCAAATCCTTAATGATTGATGTCTTACCGATACCAGGAGCTCCCCAAATCATAATAGGACGCATTTTAGCATCATCACCTTTAGTGATTCTTTCATAATATGCTCTCATGACCATTTTCTTTACCTGGTCATAGTTTCTGTTAGGCATATTTGTGGCTTCATTAGCCTCAAGAGAATATTTTTCGAACAATTGGTAATATTTTGCGGCACCAAGCTTTTCAGCAATGCCAAGTTTAGACTCATAGATTCTTTCTTGTCGGTCCAAAAGAACCTGGTTAAAACTCTCTTTCAAATCTTCTCCAGATTTCTCTTTAGCCATAACTTCATTCCAGAAGCTGTTGATAGACTCAACATCATTTGCTAAAGCATCTTCATTTTCTTGAATGTCATCGGCAGAACCACCAACAATATTGATACCTTGTTCTGCTGCGAAATCTCTAGAAGATTCTGAAGGAATGACTACAATACCTGAATTAAGTTCACCTTTATCAAAAGCCAAAGCTGTTATGATAGGAGAAATAGCAGGGGCAACTTTTCCATTGATGAAAGAAAGAAGATATCCACCTACTTTCTTGAAAGCAACCTTAAGAAATCTTGCAGCAGCACCCCAAACTCCTTCATTAAGTCTAGAACCACGCAATGCACTTCTTCCACTATTACCCATCAAGTCAACTTTATTGAAAGGTAGATTATGTTCAACAGAACCATCTGACAATTTCATTGAGCAAGTGTTAGCTGATTCATTAATATTGAAAACATTACCTTCTAATTTGTAAGTCGTTCCTTTAAATTTTGTTTTAAGAACACCACGCATATTTGTATGTAAAATATATTTTCGCTTTGTGCTCTATTTATGTCTCCTATGGACTGTTTGGTAATCTAATTAGTGTCATTTCTCATTTACCTTATTATATAGTTTAATCAAATTTTCTAATAACAATGTTTTCCTAAGTTCTTTGTCATTATGAACCTGGTTGAAATAACCTTGAGTAGTTCTATAGGTTTGACTGATATAAAATTCAAGTGCATCATATAATGAAAACCTATAAGGTAAAGAACCATAGATTCCAAATCCTTTGTCTAGTTTAACCTCAATCATTAAACTATCAGTTATTTCAGCATAAGGCATAAACATAGATTCATATTCTTCGATAGTGCTAGGTAATTGGTCATCATATATAGTTAGCTTAATATGAATATTATTACATATTTTAAATTTAGGAGTAAAATCAGTTATGACTTCTGCATTGATATGCATTTTTGGAGTTTGACTACTAATATTGTAGAACTTAAGTTTCTTGTTTTCTAAAAATGATAGTGAAGTGCTCTTAGTATTTTTACCAGCTCCAGTAAAATAATTGATATTCATTTTATTGCATTTTATCTTATCTGGTAAGAAGCTTAATTCATCTTCAGTAAACCGAGCATCTAAATCAATAATGTCTGATATGACAAGACCAACTTCACTAAAGGCATCTTTTAACTCTTCAGCAAATTCATTTGCTCTTTTGATAATAACTAATTTTGAAACCTCTTCATATATTGAATTTGAAGAATCTAACAATAACATCAATTTGTAATCCTTCTTATTTTCATCATAATATTGTTTGATCGAGACAGTAGGAGCAGAAGTTCCAAAAATTCCATAATTGATTTCTTTCTCTAAAAACTTTCTCAATTTCAGAGATTCTAAATCCAAATAGAATTTTCTATCTTCAAGATTATTATCATTATCAAAATTCAACATATCACTTCATTTTTATTTTCTATACTGCAAATATACAAAAAATCCTGATAAGTTTCACAACTTACCAGGATTTTAACATTTATTATCATATTTTTGATATTTGGTCAAAAAGAAAATCTTTAGTAAAATTACACCCAAATATTTCTATAATATTGAGTTTATAACAATATATTTATTTGTTTGTGAAAATAAGTGAATATAATAAAGCTCTGAATAAAATATTCAGAGCTTTTTATTATTTTATATGTTTTTCATAAAAATTAGAACAGTACAGACAATCAGTTCCACAGAGATGTTCAGAACAAACCCAATTGGTATTAAACCATCTGTCAAGGAACCCATCTAATTTCTTATTTGGAATATTATCTTCCCATTCATGTTCAGATTCTTTTGTATTTCCCCAAATTGTCTCCAAAGGTTTCCAGAGCTCTACCAGATTTCCATCAAATGATTGAGACATATAAGCTTCAATTACTTTAGCAAGATATTCAGTAGTTCCAGTTCTACCAGAAACTTTAAAATAATCTATACCTAAATCATTATAATAATGTAAATCTTCTGGTCTAATGAATCTAGCTTTCAACCAACCTTCGGCATCACCAGTTCTAGAACCAGTACAATAAGACATTGGAAAATTATTGTATAACAAAGATTGCTCTTTAGTTCTGTTGCCAGCATGACACATATAACAAGATTTTCTAAATGGACATGGAGCACTACTTTTATCAGCTCTTAAATTGACACTGCAAAATTCATTCGTAAGCAATTCGAATATCAATCCATTATCATTACAATACTTAGCTGCTGACTTTAGAAAATCTCTATCACGGTTCTTATCAACATCACAACAGAACTTATTGATACCGAACATATCATGATAATACTTGAATTGTGAAACAGCTTTTATCTCTAAGATAGTACTTACCTCAAGTTCAATATTAGAAACTTCTCTGATAATCAAAGCCATTAATGGATTTGCAATTGTGATTCTGTAAACTCCAATTGACTCTAACCATTTGACATATTCTTGAATTTCTTCTTTATGATTGACAAGCTCTTCTTTAGTCAGATATGGGAATGGACTGTTCATTACATAGTTAAACACAATACCAGCTTCTAAAGATTTCTTGATGTACTCTTCAAAATACTCTTTAGTTATCTTTTGAAGACGAAAACCAGGTCTTGCTGTCAATTCTTGATGGTCATAATCAGAACCAAAGAATTCTACAATACGACCTTTATCTTTATATTTCTCATTCAGTTCTTTGCACTTGTCAATTAAAGCTAAATCAAAGTTACAGCCTACTTTAAATCTGTTAATCATATTTCTTCCTAATTTCTATAGTTAAAGTTTCTATTGAGGTTCACTAAAACGATTGTCTGAAGTTCCATGATTTTCTTTATAATCCAAATGGATTCGATAAAGAATCTCAGCAAAAGCTCCTTGACCACCTATCTTACTTGTAGGACATATAACTTGAGGATGATTCTTAGCTATCCAACTAGCATTATGTGGTGTATAAAAAGCACTTAGACCTTTACTATAAAGAACTTCTAAGTCAGTAACTGAATCACCAATGAATATGACAATCTCATATCCTTTATGCTTATAGTAGTCAATCAAGTCTTTTCTACTTTCTGAATCTCTATTCAGAACTTCAACATTAGCAGACCATGTGTTTATTCTGTATTTTGTTATAGGAAAACCTTCAATATCATCAGAAACAAATGTGAAGTCCCAATTAAGTTTCTGCATGAATCTAAGAGCTTCTTTGTCATAAGCTCCATATGTCTTTGAAATCTTTCTGATATTTCCACAAGTGTCATATCCAATCTCAGAAGTTCCATCTGTAAGAACTCCATCACAATCAGACACTATAATCTTTTTCGCGTTAGCATATGGAACACTTGTGTCTTGCAAAAGTGGTTTCCACAGATAGTCTTTAAAAACAAGTTTCCAATTTTCTTTGTCGAATGTCATTTTTCAGTTTCTTTTAAATATCGTTCATATTCTTGGTTCAATTCGTAATCTTCAATAGCTGAAGTCAGCATATCAAATCCAAAATCATAAGCAATGTTCACTTTGAAGATGTCTTGAGAAATATATTGTGCTAAAGCAATATAGATGATGCCTACCATAATCTGATAAAGTGGTTTGAATAACTCTTTAGGAATATGGTCTCCAAACTCTATAAGCTTAGTAGGTGCATGATACCAAGATTTTGTATAGACACACTTGCCATCATTGAATTGGTCATATCCAAGAAGACAGTACAAGACCTTAGCGTAATCATATTCTTTAAGACCTAACATCTTAGTCTCACCAAAATATCCTCTTGGGTCTATGAACTTGATATCTTTAGTTTCTTCATTATAAAGAACATTAGAGCCATTTAGGTCACCATGAGTGAAATAGTACTTGCCATATGGATAGTTCTTGACTAAGACTTCTTCTAAGATAATCTGGTTTGCTTTCTTAAGAAGTTCTGCAAGTTTCTCTCTGTTATAATTGACTATCATTCCAGAAATCTTGTCACATCGGTCTAACACTTTAGTATAGAACTCTTTAGTACAATCCTGGCAAACATCATCTTTTGCTACTTCTTTGACTTGAGTATTATGAAGTTCTTCGATTGCCTTGAAATACAAATCAAAGAACTCTTTAAGTCTTCTCTTATCCTTTTCTTGAGAAAGGTATCTATGAACAGGAACATATCCATCTAGGTATTCCATCTCGATATAATGTTCCTTTGGATTCATATCAAAAATTTTAGGAATACACTTCAAATTCTTGTCTTTTACTTTAGAGTACCACTCAATCTCTTTCTCTATGAGATGATTGAAGTCTTTGTTACAACAAGATTTGACAAGATGTTTTTCTTCATTAAGGTCTATGTAATTGAAATATCTTGTCTTCATCTTTGGAATTGCTGTGTTCTTCATATAATACTCCTTATAGACTTCTAAGTCTTTGAATTCAGTCAAACCGCCATGCCAAGGAATACTTCCAAGGGTAATCTTATCATCTGCTACCAATGCTAAGTACTCTACATAATCCATATTTGGATGTAGTTCTTCATCATACCCAAATGATAGAATCTTACTGTAATAGTAAATTCCTGGAATATTTCCACAAGGACTTTCTGGATTAGTTCCAGTTGGGATGACTTCAGTAAACCCATTCACACTCGTTGTTCTAAATCTATAATTTCCCCTACGAGTTACTATAACTTGTTGAGTTGAACTGTTAGTTTTCAATCTGTCTATAAGAATTTCAAAACCATCTTGGTCTAATATCAAGTCAGACCATACTAACAATGTATTAGTCTTAGGCAATTCTTTCTTGACTTCTTTGATTGTGTTTGCAGAGCCATTTGTATTTGATGATACTATAATAGTAATATTAAGATGGTTGTTCTTGACATAATCTCTGACCATATTCTCATAATCTTTATTGATTACTAAATATGGATTCAATCCAAGTTTCTCACACATCTTGATATTATAAGTCAAGATACTGTCTTCATCTTCAAATGGTAACAATATTTTTGGAAAGATACTCATCTCTTTGAAACGAGTATTCTTTCCTCCTGCTAAAATAACTAAATTTTTTACTGAATTCATCCTTCGAATTTTTTAAGAAGTTTGTCAGAACCAAGTTTCTTTCCATTGGCTCCACCCATATGATTATATTTGTAACCTTCAACAAGATTAGGTTCTGACTCAAAAATTTCAATGCCAAAATCATCTAGAAGCAGTTGCAGGATATTGATTGACAAAGATGGCACTAAGTTCTTAGAATCAAACTCATAAATCTTTTCTGGTGGAAACTTTTTACTAGGAACAATAAGATGGTCAAACAAATCCTTATAAGGCAACTTGTTGTTCAAGAAGAAACCTACAGTGATAGGACTCTTGATATTGTTTCTCTTAAGACCTTGAAGGACCTTAGTTAAATTGATAAGCTCTTCAGTAGTTCCGCTTCGAGAAATGAAGATTATGACTTGGTTTGTAACCATGCCAAGGTCTCCATGTAGTGCATGTATAGGGTCAAGTGACTGAGCTTTAATTCCCATAGACAAAAATGTTTTAGTAATTTTTTCGCAAATATACCAATTCTTGCCTATACCTGAAAATATAATACCATTTTTTAATATCTCATTCTTGTACTTGAATAGTTCTTTGAACTCTTTGCTTTCTTTAAGGTCAAAGAAAAGCTTGAACATCTCTTTGATTTTCTTTTCTTGAGTGATTTCCTGATTTACTACCATAGTGAATTTTCAATTTTTTCGTTGACTATATTGTAAATGTCTTCTTTAGACATGTCATTGTCAATGTTATCAATTATATGATGAGTTCCTTCTTCTATTGACAAAGCTTTCAAATATAAATTCTGAATCTCATTGAATTCTTTTTCATCATATTCTAGAATCTCTTCTATAGAATCTACTCGTTTGACATACTCATCAAAGTTCTTCCATAACATGACTACATTATGAAATTCAAAATAACGAGATAAAGTTCTTCTAACTGTCTCTGCAACTTGAACTCTATTGAACAAATGACCATAAACATAATCAGAAACAAACAACCTAGTCATCAATACATTGTTAGCCCACTTAGATATGTTAATCAGGTCAGTTGCTTGTTCTTTCAGATAATCTAGAAGCCAAGCCACAAACTTCTCAGGACTTTCTCTATAATTAGGTAGATTCTGAGGATGTTGGATATAGACTTCATTATCTCTTGGACCTCTTATAGCATCAAAACTTTCTTTATATCTTTCCAATATAGAATCTTTACCAATACGGTCGAATCCTTCAAAGATGAATAAGTTAGATTTCTTTTCAGACAGAGCTTTATAAAGACTTCCTTCAAATTCGTTTAATGAACTTATCTCATATTTCTTGTTAAGGATATAGAACTTGTTTTTTAAGTATATTACTTTAGAGTTAAAATGCATGAACTCAAAGACAGAAGCATGTAAAATATTGTCCATATCATCAAGATAAGGTATGATACAATCTACATCTCTTAACATTGTATAATACACTTCTCTAGACTTAGGAATCTTTTTGAATATCAAATCACCAGCTTTCTTAGATTCTTCTTCCAAGACTCCAGAATCATTTGGGTCTGAGTACAGCACACATATCTTGATTCCAAATGCTCTTGAGACTGTCTTGATATCATTCACTATAGTGTTAAGATGATAACCTGAATCAGTAAGTCTGAAAGGCAAGAATATCAACTTATAACCTTCTGAGATAAGATAATCGGTTTGTGAAAGAATCCAAGCATTAGTTTTAAATTCAAAAATCTTAAGTCTTGGATTTATAAGATTTGTAACAAGATTAATATTATAAACTTTCTGTTTACAATTCTTATTAAGATAATTTTGAAAATACTCAAGTTGATTTGCTGAAGCTACCCAAGTAGTATCTGACTTAGTAACTAACTCTAAATCTACTTTCTCATACTTTCTCAAAAACTCTGGATTGATTTCTGTAGTCTTTGAAACTGGACACCAGTAAATTGTTTTGAAATCATATCTAGGTTTTACTCCTTCAATAAGAGCACCAAGCATGTTTGATTCATAGATGATAGTATCATAGCTTTCAAATTCAGTCTGGATATATTTGAAAATATCTAAAGCCCCATTCATATCTCTAAGCTGACTAGCTCCACCTTTTGGATAAGCTATCATATTGATAATGAAAACTTTATTATCAGTTTCTTTTACAAATCTCTCTATCAAATCCTGACTTTCTGGTGTTGTACTTAGACTAGAAGGTAACAAAATAGAACATTCATACTTGACATCTTTAGGAATATCAAGAAAGTTTGATATGAATCTATTCACATTACCATCACAAGTCAAGTCATAAAGATTGTCTTCATAACTTCTCATTGATATGATTGGTATGTATAGAATTTTCTTATTTTCTATCTTAGAAATAAAATGATTCTTTTTATAAGACATAGCTTGCTTTTTTAAATTGGATAAAATCTGGATATTTGAAAATCTGCTCTTTAGAGTAGTTGTCAAATGTTGTATCTTTGAACATCTTTTTGATTTCATCAATCATAGCCTTGTACATAAGATTCTCTCTATAAAATTGATTAATCAATTCAGATGTGACAAAAAAGTTAGAAGTCTTTAATGACTGGCTCCACACCTCTTTAAGAGTGTCATTAAAGAAAATGTCAACAAAATTATTCATGATTATAGAAACATATTCTAAATCATGAGGTCCTTCTATAAAGTCAAGCTTGACAGTGAAGAAGGGTTTATTCTTGTAGTTATTGATAATTGGATGATGTTCGGCTACTTTGATATAAAGATATTCTTTAAGAACTTTTGCAGCTAAAGTTATCAAGTAGAAATCTTCTTTTCCTCTTTCATGAAATGGAATGTCTTGAGTACACTTATTGATAATCTCTACAACTTGACCTTCATTGTCAAAGTGGTTTACTATAATCTCTAGAAACTCTTTTGCTATAGAACCAGGACACACATAGCTTGGAACTATAGTATCTACTTTATACTTGTTGTTTTGTATAGCTAAATTTAGAGCTACAGAGAATAATTTTTTCTTATCTTCATTCATGATTTTTATTTTTAAGTGGAACATCAACAAATATTATATAGCAAAAATGGATTCCTATTAACTAAGAATCCATTTTAATATTTTGTATAACTGTGTGATAATGACTAAATTATGGAAAGTCTAAGAAAAAATCTGGTACATTTGTCTTATCAAAGAACTCTTTACATTCTTTATAGTCATTATCTGCTTCTGTCTGAAGTAACTGGTAGTTGACTTGGGTTCCACCTAATAAAGTTGTGGTAAACAAACCTAAATTCTTTGCCATCTGAGATTTAGCTTTAGCACATATGAACCTCTTAACCCATGGGTCTTCCCACAACTCATTGTCTGGAACTTTGACAAACATGTTTATAAAGACATTGTTCTGAGGGTCATGGCCTAATATCAGAAGTCGGTGAGTATTCGGATTGAACTTGAATTGGATATCTTTAAGGATGAAGTTCTTCATCTGGTCCCACATAGACCATTGGATAGTCTTAGCTGCAATCAAGTCTCCACCATTTATGTTCATCCATATGTCTGCTTGAAGAGCTTTCTCAAAAGTAATGTCCCTGTCACCAGTCTCAAGACCAAAGAACATTGTATTCGATTTCATCTCTCTAAGGTCTGCAATTCCTGTTACGCAAGAAGGTAGCTGGAACGTTCTATTTTGACGGAATGTGCTTGTCCTGAATAAACTATAAGGTAAGATGACATACCGATTCGTAATCGCTTCCCTGTACAAACTGTAGACCATTTCGGTTTCATTAGTGATGATACGCTCAAGTTCTTTGTCAGAGAGTTTCAAAGGTAAAGCACCACCTACAGTAATCTCATCAATCACAAATTGTTTTAAATCAGTCAACAGCATTTTCAGACTTGTTTCTGGAATCAGTCTATTTATAACCAAAAAGGCTTGAGATAGAAATCCCAAGTCTTTTACTTCTGAAGGTTTTAAACTTCAATTACTCAGCTATTACAGAATCTACTATAGTAGAATCATCAAGCAAAATGTCTACAATAGTTGAATCAACAACTTCTACAGCAGCAGGTACAGAAACAGTTTCAACTTTAGTAGTCTTAGAACCACAAGAAGTAACAAAGCTCAAAGTAAGAGCTAAAGCAACGATGTAAATGAATTTTTTCATTTTCTTTTTAAATTTTAAATTCTGGATTTATACTGGTCAATCCTAAAAAGGATTAAAAATTCTTGTTAAAAAGAAAGGAAATGTACTAAACTTAAAGTCTAGTCAATTCCAATCCTAATTCAGTTTCTACTTGGTTAATTTTCTGGACGATAAAGAAAGCATTTCTGCTGAATCCATTATCCCATTCTCTTTTGTACTCCATTCTCAAAAAATAAAGTTTATGATAAAGTTCTTCAGTATTCATGTTTAAATCCAGTTTTTGAATTCACTCTATCTATAGGAGAATTTTAACCAATAGACCATGTTGGCTTACCTTGGTAAGCATTGTTCATCATCATCAAATTCTGACCTTGAATGTACATACCTTCAAGCCAACTTTTCTTAATAGCTTTAAAAGCTTTTACAAACAAATTTTTAATTGTTCTCGTCATCTGTTTTTGTTTAGGTTTTACTTATTTATTCAAAACATGTTTTACAATCATGTTACAAAACATGTTTTTGAAATTTTCAATACCTATATGATGAAAAACAATATTCGATTAAGCAAGAGTTTCAGTAAATTCTTGAGCAATGAATTCTTCAAAAGCTTTTAATGACATAGCATCTTGCATCTTATTGCTCTTTGTGATTTGAGAAATCATATAACGGATATTACCAAGTAGAATTCTAGTTTCATCTCGAGCAGGTTTCTCACGAAAAGACAGATTAGCATCAATATATCGGAAAAGGTTTACTCTTAATATGGATGAGTACTTTACTATTCCAGACCTACTAGTGACCATGCCAAGTTTTAGAGGAATAGTGATATTGTCAATTCTTAATTTGTCATTAGCTTCATGAATATACTTAATAAGAATCCAAATGAACTTCTTTAAAGCTTTGCATTCTGTATCTTTATCATCTATGTAGAGATAAAGCAATGGAAGGTCTGCTGAAGATATGCTATCAGGTCCTTTAGATTCTTCCAACAGTAAGAATATCAATTCTAAATAGTTCTCAAAGAGTTCAAGCTCTTTAAAGTTTTCTAATTCAAAATTTGCCTGATAGAAAGAACGATTAAAATTCTTGCATAAGAAAACACTAGTCTCAATATTGTGGTCATTGACACGGATATCATTATGATTGACACTAAAAAAGTTATCAAATGTCATATCTTTACAATTAATGATTTTCTTCCTAACTACAGATTGTAGTTTAGTTCTTCTCAAGTTCTCTGAGAATCCTTTATCAAAATCAATATCACTGTTATAATCAAAAGCCATAGTTCTAATCATTTAAGTTTCTAGTGCAAAAATACAAAAAGGTTCCTGAACCTAATCAAGAACCTTTCAATTTTAAATATTTTTAAATGTCTTTAAACTACATTGCTAGTACCACCTTCGAGTTCACTTCCTTTCCTGTAGTTCTTGAATGGGTCAGCTAATCTCTTCTTGACTACATCTATAGGTGTTGAAAGACTTATAGTGTCTGGGTCTAACCTGATAAATTCTTTAGTATCATCTGTAAGGATATAGACCCAAGCTATACTAGAATCAGGATTCTTAAGTATTCTATAGACATAACCCCAATGGAACTCGTTGTCTATAGGGCATTTACCAGTCACATAAACTCCTGGATAGATTGGGAATTCTCCTAATCTGATAGGCTTGTCTTTCTGACTAAGGTTAGATGTAAGAGGCATGAGCTTGTATTCACAGAATGGGTCTCCATTATTCTGGATTCCTTCAGAGTTTCCTGCTCCAAGTGGGTCCCCAAATGGCAGTCCTTCATTCAAAGCTTCTTCTGGATGAACTGGAATTTCAGGATTATTTACATATTCATCTATAATGGCTTTTATTAAATCTTCAGTATTCAGCCATTCTTCAAGGTCTAATATAAGTTTGTCTTTATAAAAGACTTGGAAATGCCAGTCATTATCAACTCCATATAAGTAAGTAAATCCAAAAATATCTTCAATGAACTTTTTTAATCTGACAGTTTTTACAAGTTTATTAACATCCAAATTATTTTTGATTTCGCTAGCTCTTTTTTCTTTCTGAACTCTTATACTGATATCATGTACTCTTTTAGCCATCTCATCATCAATCTTGTCTTCATCTTCAAAATCAAAATCTTCATTAAGCTTCATCTTCAAGATATCTGTATCAGGATATTCCTCTTCAAAATAAGTTCCAGTTAGCTTATAGAAAAGGGTCTCTAAATAAAATCTTACTATAGGCTCATAGTCATATTCCCAAGCTTCTATTAAATCAAACTCTTCATAGAAGTTAAAGTCAACGTCTTCATGGTCTCTTGGAGTATAGACAATCAGGTCAATGATGATTATACCACCATCCATCCTATTCTCTTTAATTATTCTATTCTGAATCTTATGTTTCAATCCAAGGTCATTCTCAATGAAGTCCATAAGAGATGTAAAATAAGTAGAGCCTTTATCCCATTCTTGTATAAAACCTTTCTTCTCTACTTCATAATCATACTCATCTTGAAGTTGTTCTCTAGCCTCTCTAATTTCAGTCAAAGCTTTAATCTTAGAGACCTCTTTAGCAAACTTATCATCTATATTATTGTCATCACTATCAAATTCAAAAGACTCATCAAGGAAACTCAAAGGATTACTTGTAGTTTTATAATAATGATTTTTGTAATCATTGAAAGACCTCCCAAAAACATCAGCAAAATCCTTTCCGGTAATTTCTTTGACTTTCCAATTAGCAATTTTCGCTACAGTATCAGTAATGACTCTGTATTTAGATTCACCAGTATTCACTCTGAAGATTTCTTGTCCATTGTACTTGACATTAGCCATAGGATAAACCTTATCTTGTCTTGAAATCTTGCTATAAGGTTCTTCATTGATTTCATAATCAAGACCAAAATAAGAAAAGAGCTTGCTCATACATTCAAGCTTATTGTTTATATTAAGTTCATAATAGAACTTTAAGAAATCATTGATGACACTTTTTATCTTTGCTTCACCAACACTTTTTCTGAAGTCATCATCTATAGAGTTATCAATAGCTTTATCATCAAAATCAAAGTCTTCGTTCAATTTTCTCATAGTTCTTAGCTGAATATCATGTAGTTTATCTTGACCGGGTATGGATTAGGATTGAATATGAAAGCACTTGGAACCAGATTTCTTATATTGTTGTCTTCAGAATCTTGCTGACCTAATATAGAATAGAACTGTCCAACATTAATCCAGTCATTGTTCTTATGGACATGGTTCAAATACCCATACATTCCTATGAAGTCTTGAGTGTCAACATGCCCATCAGCCCAGTACAAGTCATCTCCAAATGGCATAGGACTTTCACCACACCAGTCTTCTTCATCATGCTCATAGCTCTTGTTGCTCACATAGTTCCTAGTACAAATTGTTGGATATGGACTTCTTCCTCTGATGTCAAGGGCTCTTGTACCAGAAACCCAGCCATCATCTTCGACATTATCGCTTACTTCACTATGAACATAGACACCTCCATCCATCCAATCATGATTGTCATTCTCTTCAGGATTGATATATGAAGCTCTTACGGTATAATTGAACTTCTGGAACAGAACTCTGTCATGGACTGTAGGTGTATGCCAGTCATCAAACATGTCAGTTACACAATCATTCACTAAAGAAGCATCTTCAGTCAATGTCACTGGATTGTATATTGATATGCAGTCTTTGATATGGTTGACTTTGAGAGCTCTCACACTAGAATCTACATTCTTAGGATACTCAACTTTCATGACAAGACCACCCATAGCACCATTAGGATACTTCTGTGGATAAACTCTCCATGGGAATATCTCAAAGAGCTTGTGCACATCAGGTGAATATCCACTCATGAAATAGATGAGCTCTCTCCATTGGTCTTCAAAGTCTTCATCAAGCTCTGTCTTGTTCACAATGCTATTAACAATTTTATTAATGACTTCACAATCAACTTCTCCATCAGAAAAGAAATCACTAATATCAGTATCACCTTCACCAGTGAACTTAACTTCATCAGTGACAAAAGGTGAGTCAGGAAAATCTTCATCTTGGTAAATAGGAATCAGTCTCAAGTCACTTACAATAAACTCATAACCTAACTGAGTGCTATTGAAAGTAATGAACTCATGACTTTCTCCATTTGGTTCTTGTTTCTTGATGACATCAACCTGAACAGGTAACTTTTGCTTATCTAACAGTTTCTGAATAATCTGTATTACAGAAGTTGTGTCACTTATCTCTCTAAAGATTTCGAATCTGGTCGTAGTTTGCCTGAAATTACAGATATGAGAAAGGTTGAACTGAGCATTGACATAACCTTCCCATCCACCACAGCTCTCTACTTCAAAACATACTTTGAAATATTGGGTAGCATAAGCAAGACCATTGACATTGCCACTCAACAGATATGATGTATATGGCATGAGAACTTTACTTTGAGTGGCATATTCAGATAAAGGATAATGAATGTCGCTCAAGTCTATAGAAGAGATAACATTTCTGTTGTCAGTAATCTGACCTTCAGAATTATTGATGTCGAAAGACAGGTCCTTGCCATTGTTTGCAGCACTCTCACATACAATTGGAGTACTTTGGTATTTAGTTCCAGTGTTGTCGAAATAGCTTTTAAAAAGATTGTTATAACTTGACATTTTCTAACATGACATGTTGATAATGTATTTATGAAGAAAAACCCAAGCAAATCCAAAATGTAAATCCGCTCGAACTGAATTTTGGTTCCTGTTCCTTCTAGGTTTCATTCCAGTATATAATGCTCGATAGTCAGAATGTCACCTTGTCATTTTAAAATTTTCCCCAAGCCCCTTTAAAAGAAGAAAATAGAAATTTCTATCAAAAATCTAAAAATCTTTTCCTTAATCCTAAAGTTCCGGAAATCCACAATTTCTTATATGGGCTTTCCCAAAATCGATTAAGTACCTGATTAAAAAAGTTAGTAATTTATACTCGTTATAAATAACAGTTCAATTTAAAGTGGTAGGATTTAAGAGATTATCCCTAAAAAATTAAATGTTAAATTTTGTTAAATAACTGTTTCAAAGACTCAATTTTTGTAAAGATTTTTGAATTTAATCATTTTTCTGGTTCAATCATATAATATTAAACTAGGGATGTACCAGTAAAAAATATTTACAAAAGTGAAGCTTTCAAAATGAAACTAAAAGTTGAGATTTCATTTCAAAAAGAAACTAAAGTTAATCTGAAAATAACTATTTGGATTTGTCAATAGATTTTAATAATTCCTATATAATTAAAAATTGAACCTTATCATCATGCGTTCATTTGTAGGAATTGACTATAGTATTAATAAACCAGCAATTACACTATATTTCAAAGGTTTCTTTCATTTCTTCTTTTTCCCCCTGTCTTTAAAAAAGAAAGACATTCAAGCATATGCCAATATTAAAGATGTCACTTGTATCAATCGTGACCTTGGTATTGTTGACACTACAAAACTTTCAATGTCTTCTTTAGCTAAAGAACATACTAAACGTTCTATTGAGCTTTCTAACTTAATCTTAGACACTTTAGACCAGCATCTTTTTTCTGACAAAGATTTTGAACCTAGTGACTGCTGGCTTTCTTCTGAAGGTCTTGCTTTTTCTTCTTCAGGTGATGCTGCACTTAACCTTGCTTCTAATAAAGGTGTCTTCTTAGGAAAGCTTTATGAGCACATTAACATCACAAACATATTCACATATCCACCTATCTCTATCAAGTCTATTGCAGGTTGTGCTAAGAAAGAATGCATTAAAGACAAGACTTGTATGATTAAAGCCTTCTGCGCTGAAGAGTTCATTAATGATTCAGACTTTAAGAATAAAGTAGCAGATGGAACTCTTACTAAGACTAAAAACTATTACCCAGGTATTGATGATATTGTTGACTCTTATTGGTGTCTTAAGACTATGTACTTAAAAGAGAAACTTTTAGGGATTCCAGAGTTTGACTAGGGCAAAATACATAGAGCATGAGTAACTCTTGTAAACTTAAGAAGAACCGTAAGATTGTCAAGTCTCTTATGAAGTCAGTTAAACAACTGGCTAAAGACAAGTGGAATGAAACTAAGAGACAAGTCAAGACTGAATTGAATGAGATGGTCAATTCAGTTCCTAATGTCATCAACTCTATTAAAGAAGAGCTGATAAGCATGGTCAAGGCTGAAATACAAGCAATCATTGATACAATAGAACCTTCTTTACAAGAAATAGCTTATGCTTGCAACAAAGGCTATAGAATCTATGTCCAATATAAGAATGCTACTTCAGAGGAAGCTAAAGAACAGAAGAAAAAAGAAATCGTAGAATGGCTCAAGGCGCAGCCAAAACAGTTCGTCAATGGTTTTATACTCCTTGTAGTAAAAGATGCCCTAGAAGAGGCGCTAAGTACATTCTCGCAACTCTGGAATGCTGGATATGAACTTTGGCAGGAAACAGCTGATGCTTTCCAAAAAATCAAAGATGTCTTTACATTCAATGATGAGAAATTAGAACAGATGAAGTCAGCTCAGGTCAAGAGAATTCTTGCTCTGATAAACCAGATGTTGCCTCTTATTCTTTCTCTTACAGTTCTCATACAGAACTACATTATAAACCATGGGTTGCTTAAAGAAACTTCTAACAACCAAGTAAGTACTTTGCAAGACATCAATGCTATGAACAAAGGTGTCCAGCCTAGACCTAAAGATGCTTCTATAAACCAAGACCCTACTGTATCTGAAGTCTATAAAAACAGTACTAATCCAGATGACTACAAGGTCACTATAGGAGACTGTAAGCTTTATCCTCAAGAGTATGTAGACCCTTATGATTCTTCATTATGTTATGTAGAGCCTTCTCAACTTCTCAGAGTCATAAAGAAAGACCAGGAGAGAATGAAGTCTAAGGATTTCCAGAATGGTTCTTCATATTCTGACTCTAAGTATGCTCAGAATGCAGAAGGCCAAGAGAACTCTTTGTGTTATCTGATTCCACCTTCTAGAAAGAACCTTAATGACATCTTGAATGATGACGATTCTGATAAAGATGCTAATGCAAACTGCCTTCATGCTATCATAGAGTTTGATGATGAATGTTGCAAGTATCCTGCAGAGCCTTACAAATGGGAGTGTCAGCCAGGAGATGTAGTCTATCAAGATAAAGTCCTTGCAACATGTCAACAATATGAAAAGATGGTTCCTGTAAAGAGCATATTCAGTAAAGGAGTCATCAGAAAAGACCCATGTACTGGAGACTTTGCTAGAATCAGAAAAGATGTGTGCGACCGACATATTATCATAGACTGTTATGAAAGTGGGGTCCAAGGTGTAGTAGACTCTTCTATAGTTGAAGACCTCAACAACGACTTCAAGAAAGAGAATTGCATATACAGACTTCTCTATGAGTATATGGTCTATTCTGTATTGCCTAACATCATTGCTAGGAAGACTTATTATGTAGAGCCTTCATACATGTTAGGTCTCTTCATAAATCCTAGTTGGGTAGACAATAACAACCATCCAGATGCTTATGATAATGTCTATAAAGACTTTATAAAACATTATGAAGACACAGTCAACAACTTCCAATATGAGATTCAAGAACTAGACTCAGAAAAAAGGATTAAGGCTACAGAAGGAGACCATTATAAGCTTAAAGCTCTTAGTGATGAGATTCTGAATTTGAGAAAAAATTTCATGTGGGGAAACCACAACTGGTCTAAAGCTAGAAATGGAATCATAGACCTCTACAACATGAGAGACAGCAGGACTCTTACTAAATGTTATGATAACTATTCTGATGCTAGGTATTTAGGAGAGACTTATTATGCAGACCTTATTGCTATGTTGCAGTTCACTGAAGAAGAGGAATGCATCTTTGACTATTACAGAGTCCTTGAGAACATCATATACAGAAGAGAGCAGATTGAAGGATATTCATGGGAGACTATAAAAGAAAAAGTCAACAAGAACCTCCGAGAAATAGGTTCATCCCTCAGATATGAAGAGTTAGACCGAGCTTTTAGAAAGATTGCCAATACAGACAAGTTCAGTGCGGTCCAAGAGATAATAACTTCTGATATGACCATCAGTGATTATTCTCTCTATAAGAAAGTCTATGCTGCTACAAACCTTTTCTTACTTTTGAAACGCAGAGAGAAGAACAAGAATCCTTATAGAGACAGGTATTCTACAGAATATTATTACCAGTACTCTAATGTTGAGATACTAGACTTAGTCAAGAAAGAAAGACAAGAGCTTGAAGACTTCTTCAAAGAGAAGATGGCTTTATATAACAAAGTTGACATAACTTCTTTGATAAAGAGGACCGAGAACCTTTCTGAGATACAAGCCGAATGGCCACCTAGCATTGACATTGTTATTGATGGAACTACTTACAAGCTTTTCAAGTTCTCTAACATAGATGCTTACTTGAAATCACTCAAGAAAGGTTCTGACAATTCTATAGATGCTGGCATAAATCCAGATAACTATGTCTATAATGAGCCTAATGAAGCAGATTTGAAGAAAAGAATTGATGGAATCCTTAACGGAGGTGGAGTCAATGCTGAAGATGCACTGAACAGCCCTGACTTGATACCTGACACAACTGATGACAAGTTTTCTGGATTGACTGATATTCCTATAACAGACATCAGGTACTGGCTCAAGTATTGTGGTCTAGCAACATTAGTAAGCATTCCTTTCTTAGCTACTGGATTAGTCATCTTAGGGGTTCCTATACCATTACCAGGAATCTACACACCATTCACAGTAGTCAAAGGAGATGTTCTTATGGTGATTGGTCTTGGTATTAGAGGAATAACATTCTTCCCAATGATAATCTACGTCAATGCAGGTCAAGACAACTCTACAGCTTTAGTTCCTATACTTATGGCTCTTAAAGCTGTGAGAGACCAGTTTGAAAACCAGATTTCAAAGATAGAGAACACAATTCCTAATGTAGCTGACTTGATGATTGCACAGCTTGAAACCAACAATGCTAACTTACTTAATCAGAACAAGCAGATAGAAACTCAGATAGCTAACCTCAAAGCTCAGCAGAAACCTGAATGGTCTGAAATAAAGAAACAGATGAAGACAGCTATCAAAACAGATACTAGACAGGTCATTACCAGAGTCAAAGGTAAATAGAAACAAAGAGCCACTACTTTCACAAACAGTGGCTCTTTTAAAATTTTAATTTAAAAATTTAAAAAATGATGAATTTTTTCTTTATCAATTAAAAGTAGTTATTATGAAATCGCCTTTAAGGGTCTAATTAATAGTTAATTTCTCTCAAGTCTGAATCACCATCAACAAGTGGGCATGTTGCATTCTTGTGAGCATCGTCCAGTTTCAGCCAAGAGTTCAGAAGGATAGGTCTTGCTTCGAAATAAGAAACCTTAGTTTCATAGTAGTAAGCAGCTTTGATAGCACTCAGTGAGTTGTTCTTAATGACACCTCTGTAAGTGTAAGAAAGAATAGGACCATTTCCATATTTTGAGCGAACAACAATTGTTCTTACTTCTTCATCTTCATCTTCTTCTGGTTCAAAGTCAGATGTCAACTCACGACCTTTACCATGTTCTTTGATGAAAGCTCTTCCTGCTAATGACATCGCATCCAATTTAGAGTCAGAAAGTTCATGGATACATTTGAGCTTGAAATTAGCTTCTAGGAAGTCATCTGAACGTTCCAGGAACAAAGTTGCTAAGTCAGTATAATTTTTAATGCCATAGGCTTCGAGTTGCTTAGAAAGCGTATATGGGTTTGATAAGGTAGGTATAGTCTTCATGATGTGAACGAAGATTCTGTCGTACAAGTTTTTAGCACCTGTCTTACGAGTAATCTTGAAAGTGGCACGGTTCGTTGCAAAGAAAAGTTTCATTGAGTCAAGCAAAGTTACAGAAGTCAAAGTCTTTGCAAACAAGTTCTTAACGTTTGAATTAGCTGAGTTGAATGTTGTTTTCATAATTCCTAAGTTTTTAAGTTTCAATTTTAAATTTGATTTTGATTACATAGCAAAGATACATATTTCTGTTGAACCTGTACAATTATTCGGTCTATTTTTTGCAGGATTTAACACTAATTTACATTCTATGGAAGGTTTTTACAGATTTTATACAAACAGTGACAGAGCTTCTAATGAAGCTAAAGCTCTTGAGTACTTAGTGAATGACAAGCTAGACATTACTCCTAGCAATCCTGCTCAGTTTGCTAAAGAGCTTGAGTGGTACTCTATGGAACCTTATCTGAACACTAACAACTTTATTCCTGGAATGTTCTATACTTTCAAGTACAATGGAACTCTAGCAGTCACCGCAGGCAACAACACTTTCATAGATGCTATTCCATTATGCTTTTGTATAGGTTCACTAGGCAACTATGTCCTTGGTCTTAACTTCAATCTTATATTGAATAGCACACGTGCACGTATACTAGATGAGCTTTATTCTTTAGACACTGTTTTCTTTGAGAAAGAGCTTCCTACTAAGCTTAAAAAGAAAGAACCTGCAGTATCACAAGTCATTGGTTCTCTTTTCATAAACAAAGAAAGAAGAAACAAATTCCTCTCTTATATCTCTAACAAGTACAAGATTCCAGAAACATCTTTTGCTTATAGGAAGTATGATAAGAAACTTATCTCTAATGCCAGGCTTATAGATTATTACCTTTGGAAATGGATACCATTTCTGAACTTTGAGAATTCGATTAGAGGAGCTAATCTAAGACAAATCCAACTGGAAAATTCTTCCTTACCTCAATAGATATTGCATATAATAAAACACAATATTATAGTGATTTCTACAATTCCTGCTTCATTACTGAAGAAAACTGTGGACGCTAGTGAGTTGCCTACTCCTTACTGTCCAATATCTAATATTCCTGTAGCAGTCTACCAACAAATCTATCAAGCTATCATTGATGGAGAAGACCCAGATGACTTGAACATAAAGAACTTAGGTTCATTCCCTACATTTGAAAGTGCTGCTAGTGCTCTTGCTGCTTCTGCAGTAACTACTGATACAACTCCACTATTCAATGGAACAATCAACAACATTGGGTTCTTGATGGTTCAACAGATTGGAACTGAAGGTTCTGCTAAAGTTGTTTACCAATACATGTTCTATGAGAATGGAATCCAGATTCGTAAGATAGTTGACAATGTTCCTGGAGAATTCATTCCTGTAGGTGGTTCTGATGAGGCTCTTGCTGCTAGGGTTGATTCTCTTGAGTTTGGGCTTAGTGAACTTTCTAAAGAGGTTGAAGGAATCTTCACTAACATTACTACGGTTCAGACATCAGTAGAGAAAGAGATTGCTGACAGAACTGCTGCAGACAAAGCTCTTTCTGACAAGATTGATGCTATTGAGATTCCTGAAGTTCCTACTAAAGTCTCTGAACTTGAAAACGATGCTAAGTATCAAAGTGATTCTGAAGTAGATTCTCGAATCCAAAATGTAATTGGTTCTGCACCTGAAGCTCTTGACACTCTTAAAGAACTTGCAGATTCATTAGGCAATGACCCTGACTTTGCAGGAACTGTGACTAAAGAGCTTGCTAAGAAAGCCAACAAGACTGAAGTAGAGCTTAAGGCTAATCAAAGTGATGTTGATGTTCAAGTAAATATCATCAATGACAAGCTTGATACTAAAGTTGAGTTGCTGCCTTTTGGTGAAAGCCGTAAGACAATTCAATTGGCTAATCATGATAACCTTTCTGGAATTGGAACTGATGGTGAAGGATATAACTTAGCTATGATTTCTAAATGGGATAAAGCTGATTATGGTTCTCCAAGACTTCCTATCAACTTGAATGGTTCTGAGGATAGACCTACATATAATGACACTAAAGAAATTGCTTTGGTTGAAGATATTGAAGGCATCACAATTCCTACTAAAGTATCTGAACTTGAAAACGACTCTGACTTTCAAGATGATGAACAAGTAGATGCTAAAATCCAAGCAGCTATTGATATACAAACCGATACCATCAACGAGAAGTTCTCTAATGTTGATTCTAGCTTAGGTTCTCTTGAAACACTTATTTCTGAAGAGACTGAAGCTAGAGGTCTTGCAGACACTAAACTTCAAGAAGACTTGATGAAGGCCGTTGAAGGAATGGTCAAACATGAAGATTACAAAGATAAGAAAATAATTGTTTTATCTAATGCTGAACAGATTGTAGGTCAGTCTAATCCTGATGAGCTTGAAGGAAAAATAGAAGTTAATGGAAAAATTCCTTTAATTAAGCTTAATGAATGGAATGTGATTGATGCTGGTTCTCCTATGACTCAGTTCAATATCAACACTCCAAAAGATGTCAGACCAACTGTTCAAGAAAGTGGTCAATCTGGAGAAAATGCTCATAAGATTGCTTACCTTAGCGATATTGAGTCATTAGAAGAAAAAGTTGACAAGAGCGTCCAATTTAGTGTATTAGCTGAAGGTAGAAAAATTGTAACTTTAGATAATGCTCAACTTATCAATGCACATTCTAATCCAGATGAACTTGAAGATAAAGTAGATGTTTCTGGTGCTATCAGTCTGATTCAACTTAACAAATGGAATGTTGTTGATATTGGTTCACCTATTACCCTTACTAATATCAATATTCCTGATGGAGTAAGACCTACTGTACAAGAAAAATCTCAGTCAGGTCCTAATGCTCACAAGATGGCTTACTTAGATGATATTCAGAAGTTAGAGCCTACTATTGATTCATTAGTGGCTCTTGTTCAGATTCTTAATGATAAAGTTGAAAAGCTTTCTAAGACTGATATCGAAGTAGTAGATGGAACTGATGCTTCTCTTAATGATACTACTAAAGATTATGTTGTTGTAGGTGATATTGCACAAACATCTTCTATTACAGCCAAGTCAGTAACTATCAAGAATAGTTCAATTTCAGATAATGCTAGACTTAGTATAAATGCTGGTGATGTTGAAGTGAAAGGTCTTGCAATTAGTGGTGACTTCCCTAAAGCACAAGGCGGAAATGCGGTTGTGAAAATCAATGAATCTGATTATATTGTTTTCAGAGACATGACATTCAACTCTAATGATGTTTACAATGGTATTGAGATTGGCTTGAATAGTTCTAAGCTTCCTAAGTATGTCTTGTTTGACAATTGCAAGTTTGAAGGAACTTTCACAAACAATCCTATCATAGTCTTTGGAACTGCTGATGATGCTATCATTAATATCCAGAACTGTTCATTTGATAAAGTGTCAAACATTTTAAGGCTCTCTAACAAAGCTAACACTAAATGTGTTGTAAATATCAGCAATTGTTCAGTTAATCAATTAGATACAAATCCTGAATACACAGGCGCTATCCTTTGCCAAGACTATACTAGTAAAGGTGAAGAAGTTGCAAACAACTTGTTCAGTCCTGAGAAGATTACAATCAACTTTAAGAACTTCAATGTTGCTGGCAAAGAACTTGTGATGCCTACTAATGTTCAAGACTTGTTTGAAGGACCAGACAAGATGGTTTATTTGTACAATGATACAGAAGAAGTAGTTCCTTATGAAGAAGGAAGATTCCCTAAAGTGAATATTTTTTAAGAGAACTAATCATAGAAACAAAAAGAGAGAACTTCACAGTTCTCTCTTTTTTTGTAATCAAAAATTTAAAATCTTACTTAAGCTTTCTTAGCTCTGCCTCTAGGTTTCTTAGGAGCTTCAACTTCAGCTTGAGTTTCCTGAGTCTCTACGTTTTCTTCTTTGATTTTTTGTGTGTCATTTGCTTCTTGAACCTGTTCTACATTATCTTCTTTAAATTCTTCTACAGGTTCTTCATTTTTTGATTCTTGAACCTGTTCTACATTATCTTCTTTAAATTCTTCTACAGGTTCTTCATTTTTTGATTCTACAATATCGGCTTCGTTTGTGTCTGGTGCATCCGGTGCTTGAGCCTCAGGTTCTTGAATAGTTTGTGTGTTTTCTGTGATTTCTACAGGTTCTTCTGAAGGAACATTCACATCTACAGTGATTTCTTCTCCAGGAAGAACAACTTGTGCAGAAACTTTATAATCTTCTCTAATATTTTCAGCTACAACTTCATGTTGTTCGATAACTTCAACCTTCTTCTTATTTCTTGTCAAGCCACATGAAATGGCACTTCCGTAACTCATAATTTTCTTTTTTAGAATTCCTACTATTTATAGTGGTGATTCTTATGTTTGATTATTTTCTTGTGATGATTTTTAGAAAATTCAAGAACCTTGACTATCTCTTCTGGGTATTTCTTAGATTCGTTTTCAAATTTCTTTTCTTCAAATTGAAAGCTTGACAAGAAAATAACAACAAAACAAATTATCAGACCAATTGCAATTTCCATAGTATAGTAATTAATGCTTTACCCCATTGATTAATTCATAAACTCTAATTTTATTATTAACGCCATAAATCAGATTGTCTATAGTCTTGATAGTCTCTTGCATATATTTAGCATGATTGTCTACTAAGCTAATCTGACTTCTTATCTCTTCTAAATCAGCTTCTATTTGTGTATTGATAGAACTGTCTGAAGAGAATCTGATTTGAGATTGTGTCTTATAATAAGTGTATTTCGAAGCATATTCTACTTTATACTTTCTTGAAAGCTTAGATAAAATACCTAGAAGACTGAAATAATAATCACAAGCATTTTGACGTTCTGAATATATTTCATTCAAAAGACTTTCTAAAGTTGCTAAAGATTTCATCTTCTCATTAAGTGATTTGACTTTGTCAACCCACTTAGATTGGATAGCCTTTAGCTTGTCTTCATAAGTCTCTTGGTATCTAGGTTCCTGCTGGATTTCTTCACTCATAGTAATTTCCACAATTAATCCATAGTTTATATAGCCGAATATAAGTTTCTATTGGATTCTTGTCTTTTCTTGCATATCCATTTCTAAAATAGAATGTAGAATATTTTGGTTCTCCATACAAGTCATACCAAGAACTTATTTTAAAGTTCCACAAGAACTTAATAGTGAAATAAAGAACATATATTGCACAATAAAATAAAGTCTGTACGAGAACTATTATAGCACATAACAGATAATTAATTTTTAAATATTTCATAATCAATTGTTTTTATCAATTTCTTCTCTACTAATATTGTTCTTTGCAAGAACCTTCTCGAAAACTTTAAATCCTTCTGTGAGTCCTTCAATCAACTCATGAATACTACAAGCAACATCATCTTTATAGGTCTGGACCATAAATCCAAATCCTTTACCAAGATAATACAAAGTTGAGATGAAATCAATAGAGTTAGAGTAACAATTCAATACTTCTTCATCAGATACCTTAAATTCCTCTACTAGTTTTTCAGCATACTTGACATTCTCTACCGGATGTCCTTCTGTATCTTCTCTGGATAACATCTCACCTGAATAGATTCTGATTGTCTTTTCGGAAATAGGAATAACTTTTTCGTAAGACTTCTCTAAGTAAGCCTCATCAATGACTTTTAACTTTACTAAGTAACAAATGCAATCTACAAGATTTGCTATCAGACTTACAGAAGAGAAATTATGCAAATGGTTCTTGATATTATGAATATCTTCTTTATCTTTAGTGATAATGATTTCTCCATAAGGATAAATGATGACATCATAGTCTTCTTCATTATAGACAAAATCTGAAGGAATCATTTCAAGAAGAGTGAATAGGTCAAAAGCTGGATAAAGGTATTCCTTAGCAGTTTTACTAACAATCTCATCTTTAGGCATATGGAATGTATAAGTTCTCATATAAGGATTGATGTCATCAGTGACAAGGAAACCTTTGGCTAAGTCTTTTTTGATTCCAGATTCTATCAATTTCTTACAGTCTGAGACTGAAGTATGAAATTTCTGACAATGGTCATAGATTGGGTTGTACATATTGCTTTTGTTTTTTAGGTTACTGCTGCAAATGTACAACAAAAAAGCGAACTTAGAAAATTCTAGGTTCGCTTTTAACATATTTTAATTTTAAGTACTAAAAGTCACTTTCTACTGATGGGATATTTATCCCATCAGTATTTGGGAATGATATGGCAACAGATAAAGAATTAGTTACGGTAAGAGAGGCTTCTGACATTTTGAATTATGCAATCTCTTTACCAAATAAGAAGTGTATAACATTTGGAGAGCTTACACAAATTATAGATGAAATGCCTAAAGGCAATGGAGTTATCAACGAAAATTATAATAATGTAGAAAATGCACTAATTAGCAGCTCAACTTCTTATAATTTCTGTTTAGTTCAGAATTTGAACAATGATGAAGCCAAAATCATGAGTGGTTATGGTGGTATTACTTTAACATTTGGACAACTTGGTGGATACTATTGTATTCCTAATGCTTCTGGAAATCAATCAGTAACTATTGCTAAGAATACTACAACAGTACCTGCTTTTTATAGATATGCTCCAACTTCAAATGGAGGATTTACTAGAAAAGATTTTAATGCTTCTTATGACATGGGCTCTTATGAAGGATATTCTCATTCTTGGAAAGTAGACTTCAATCAAAATTATGACATGAACGGCTATGGTTATTTCTTTTTTGTAGTTTACTAATAAAATTTTTCCAATATTTACATATTTCCAATTTTACCTAGGGACTTCTGCTTGTGAAAGTAGAAGTTCTTCTTGTTTAAAAGAAAAAGACCAACCTAGAAAAATCTAGATTGGTCTTCGCCAATTAAAACAAAAGCTCTATGAAATTATGAAGTATCGCAGGTCTTTCACAAGACCGAAATTGGCTTCTATCCTTGACGTTGACTCAAGTCAACATTAGCAAAGTCTTCAATATCCTCAATCAAAATATTCATCTTAAATCCATTACATGCTAATCCCCATCTTTCTTGATAAAGCTTAGCTTTCTTGTCATAGTTCTGCAACTGGTCTACATAAGTTCCAAGAACATCAAGAATAGCATTGTACTGCTCATCAATAGCTTCCATCTCTTGTGCTTCTAACAAACCAATACCTTGAGGACTCATCATAGACTGATACAAGAAGATGAGAGCAGGATAATCAAATTCAAGAGTTTCAATTTCACCTTTCTCAAGAAGGTCAATCTTCTCTTCAATGAACTCATTGAACTTGATAACACCTTTCCAGTAAGCTCTGTGCCAATGGTTCTTGTTTGCATTCCAATCAGCTACAAACACTGCAGTCTCCATAGCTTTGTCTTTATCTGCAATCACAAATGGAATGTTATTAGCTTCTTCGACTACAGCTTCAAAATCTTTCTTACAAGACTCTATCCATTCTTCAGAAACGGGTTCATCAGTATCTTCAATTTCACAAACACCTTCATTGTTTCTGTTATATTCTGCAATAAGAACTTTCTTCTGGTCTGGATTCAACTTCTGAATCTGTTGACGAACTTCATCTTCTTCAGAAACTTCTTGAGTCTCAGTTGCTTCAACAGATTCAGAAACCTGAATATCATCTACAACTTCAATTTCGTCAACTTCTTTCTTTGAGTTGAAATCAATTATTTTACTTTTCTTGTTAGCCATGAAAATATTATTTTCTTTTCGTGATAATAATTTTATAGAAGAAAAGAATATCGATTTCCGCTTTGATTAAAATTTTCTAAAAAATTTTTGATTTTTTCTGGTTTCAAGTTTAAACTAAAGATTTCCACCAACTTAATGTTATTTTCTTCAGCAATTTTTCTTTTGACTGGGTCTTTGACAGACCAGACATCAACACCATTCTTATAAATTCTTTGGTCTAAGTTCCTCCACTTCTTAAGAATCGTTAAGTCTTTCTCTGATGAAATATCAAATGGATGTTTACCATGAGTCCAGAATCCTTGATATTCTATGAATAAGTCTTTCTCTGGAACGTAGAAATCGACTCTGAATGGGAATTTTTCACAGAAGCTTTCTCTTATCACTCCAGAATAAAAGTCCTTTAGGATTAAAAAGAGTGAGTCCTCGCGCATTGACTTTCTAAATCCATTTCTGACTAATTTAGTCTGGTGTTCTTTCCTTCTAAACTTTATCTGAGAATAAACCTTCTCTAGGTACAAACTTCTTTGTTTTAGGATTTCATCCATTTTCAAATCAAGCTAAGCAAAGCACTTAAAAACTGTTCTTTATTATAAGTTTTTAATAACTTCATTTTAACAGCAATAATATCACAAGCTTCTGAAGTTTTAACTAAATACCAGGTATCTTCAAATTTAATCCAAACTAACTTAGACCAATTAGTAGGCCATGGTCTGAATTTCTTAATCTCATCTGGATTATGAGTCAGAGTTCCAAGGTCTATCTGGATTTCAACTCCATACTTCTTTATTAGTTCCATCTTATTTTTGATTTTCTTTTTCTAAAACTGCTTTAATCCACTGAATAGCCTCACGAGCTTTTCCTAATTCTCTACTAGTATTTTCATTGTATACTGCAAGAACTTCTGTAGTTTTCAAAACTTCTTCTTTTTCTTCAGCCTCTTTGCATATCTCACTCAAAAATTTATATCCATCATAAGAGGACATACTATCTAAAAGTTTAATAGCTTGTTCTAAACCTTTTCTTTGTAAAGAATCCATAATTTCCAAATTTTTATTTGATGCAAATATAGAAATCTTATTTGAATCTAAGAAAAGAATTCATACTTTTAACTACTTTTTACATTTAGAACCTTCTGTCAAAAAGAAACCAAATCTTCATTTTTAATTTCAGATTTTATTATATAATACGGATCTGAATAACATTTTGTCAGGAGACTTTTTATTTTTGAAAAAAGTAAAAAATATTTACAAAAAATGACCAATTTTTGGTCTTCAATTAAAAAATTTTCAAAAAAGTTACTAATCGAAAAATCGTTATATCTTGGTGAAGTATACTAAGTTATTCAAAATCGTTATTTATAACGAGTATAAATTACGAAAAAAGTTAATCAAAATCTTAATCGATTTTGAAAAAGCCCATATAAGAAATTGCGGATTTCCGGAAATTTAGGATATAGGGAAGGAAGAAATATTTTCTAATTTTTCTTTGATTGGGGCGTGGGGTGCTGGATGAAACTTTTGACAATGTGTTAAAATTTACTTTTTGACAGGGAACAAAAAAGACCTGATGAAGGACCAGGTCTGAATTTTATTATCGAGCATTATATACTGGAAGGAAACCTGAAAGAACAAGCTACCAGCGAGGTGGAAAGTCTGGGCAACCGCCAATTGATAAGTTATCATCAGCAAGAGGGTACTTGACTAGAACTTTAGCTTTCAAGAAACATCCACATATGCTACAATGCTTTCCTTTCTTGTGAGGACATTTCTTGCAGATGGCATATCTCTTTAAAGCAATGAATCCCATCCCAGTAAAGAAAGAAAGGAACCATTTGAAGAAACCTTCTATAATGAAAAAAATATTTTGGAAAAATCGAATCATTTCTTAAACTATATAATATAATTTTTATAAACTATCTATGAACCAAAGTGAACTAAATATGAAAAAAGTAAAAGATACACAGAAAGAATTAGAGACATTATTTGCCGATGTCTTTTATGTTATTGAATCAGAATCATTCAGAATAAGCTCTCCTTTATTAGAAGACTATACTCCAGTTGAAGGTGAGACTTTGAAAACAGTATATCAAGTCATGACACCTGAAGGCAACATTTTCGAAATTGATTCTAATACTGTAGAAGAAGGAACTGCAGCTATCATCATTGACCCAATCTCTAAAAAAGAATATCAGGTTATTTTTTAACATGAAAGAGCTTTATAAGAACATAAAGTCCATAGGTCTAGCAATTGTAGGTTTTGATGATATGTGCCACTTGACAAATATCATTGAAGAAATCAAAGACAATATTGATTATGTTGTTGTTGGTCTTCAAAGAATCTCATATAATGGTGAGAAATTAGACCCAAGTGACGAGAATGAAGTTTTAAGGCTCAAGGATGGCGGATTGATTGACAAGGTATTATATATAGACCTTGATATGAGAAAAGAGCCTAGGGAGCAAGAGACAGACAAAAGGAACCGTCTTATTGATGATATTGCTGAACACGGATGTTCTCATGCTTTAGTCATTGACTCCGATGAGTTCTATACTGACAAGGATTTCAAGAAAGCTCTGAGGTTCTTAGATGACACTAACTCTGAAATCTCATACTGCCGTTATGTGAACTACTATCATGACTACATGCATTATTTGGTCTATCCTTTCAAAGAAGGAAACTATGTTCCATTTGTGACTTCAGTCAAGTACAGATTTGCATACAACTGCTCAGACTTTCCTAAACCAAGTGACCCAACAAGACGTTATGAGAGACCTAGGTTCTTAGGTGAAGATGGCAAGGAATATTATTCTGTAGGATATACTGAGTTAGACTGGAAGACTATCAAGATGCACCATTTGAGTTGGTTGCGTTCTAACATAAGGAAGAAACTGTACAATTGGAGTGCTAAGAAGTGTTTTGAGAACCATGTAGAGCTGATAGACAAAGCTGTTGAAGCCTATGAGCAGTTTGATGGGACTACTGAAGGTTTTAAGGCTAACTTGTTGTTCAACACTCCTGGCAACCAAGTTGATGTAGAGACCTGGCCTAAGCAGTTCATAAATCCTAAATATGATTTCAGGAATAAAGTTGAGAGAGTTCCTGAAGAAAAGAACATTCTTATCTTAGTGATGAGCATGGACCATCCACAGTATGAAGCTCAAGAGCAAGCAATAAGAGAGACTTGGATGCAGTATGCTGAAGAGAACTTCAAGAACATAAAAGTTTTGTTTTATAAAGGAACTGAGAAAGAAAGCTACAGAGAAGGTGATACACTCTATATCAAAAATAGTGATTTGCTAGAGCATACTTACTCTAAGACAATGGATGCTTTAGACTTCATAGACAAGAACCTAATCCTTAAAGACAATACTATATTTGAATATGACTATATTTTAAGGACTAACACTTCAACTTATATCAACATTGACTTGTTGAATGAGTATGTGAAAGGATTAGACAAGTATGAGTTCATGATGCATTGTGCTGAGATAGATTGCTGCTGGTGGAGCAAGATGCATTTCTATGCTAAAGGGAATGCTTTGTTGATGAACAAGTTCTATGTTGAGAGAGTCAAGTATTTGAGGAATAACCATATGGAAAAATCCTTCGGTTCAACTGACGACTGCATAATAGGAGCTACAATTAATGCTTACTTAGGACGGTTGGGTATAGACCATAAGAAACACATTAAGTCTTTTGGGATGTTCTATGAACTTGATAAAGAACTGAAAGGAACTTTTGAAGATTATAAAAACCAAATCATTATTTCAGTAAAGACTGTTCTTGATAGTAATGAACCAATCAACGATGAAAGGTCTTATGATGAGAAGAAGATGAGGAATCTACATGCTAATATCATGATAATGAAAGAAGAAGGACAGAAGTTCGAAGTTCCTACTGAATTCAACAAAAAGGTAATGTGGATAGAAGACAAAGCCGAATGGTTAAAAAGAGATGGAAACAAATGCAATACAAGGTATATTGTCGAGAACCATCAAATTCCTTATCAAGATGCAATAGAACAGATGAAATTGAAATATAACTTATAACGATTAAGAAAAAGTAAGATGGCAAAAAAAGTAAAAGAAGAAACTTCTATCTCGGGAGCTTCTGATATTTTAAAAATAGTTTCAAGTTTTGATGATAATTCTGAAATCTTAAATGAATCTAAATCTTCAGTAATCAAAGAATATTTAGGAACTGGTTCTTACATATTGAATGCAGGAATGAGTGGTTCTATATTTGGTGGAGTTCCAAGTGGACGTGTAGTTTCATTTGCATCAGAAGCTGGGGTTGGTAAGACATTTATTGCAGTGTCAGTATGTAGAGAAGCTCAAAAGAAAGGTTGGACACCAATTTATCTTGATTCTGAAAATAGTATAGACCCTGGTTTTGTAAAACGTTTAGGATGTGACCCATCTAAATTCATTATCAAACAGGTTTCTACAGTAAAGGAAGTCACTACTTTCATCATTAATCTTTGCAAGAGTTTTGAAGATAAAGGTATAGAGTTTCCTAAAGTGCTTTTAGTTCTAGACTCTATAGGTAACTTGACCTCTGATAAAGAGTTAAGTGATTCTATTGAAGGTAAGTCTGCTCGTGATATGACTAGAGCTCAAGAAGTCAAGTCAATGTTTCGTGTCATATCTACTCCATTAGGAAAACTTTCTATTCCTATCATAGTGAACAATCACGTTTATGCTTCTATCTCAAGTTTCTTTGGTGGAGTTGAACAAGCTTCAGGTTCTGGTATAAAATTTTCATCTTCTATTACTATGATGCTTACCGCAGCTAAGTTAGAAGATAAGACTAATGACAAGACTGCTTCTGAAAAGAAAGGTGAGTTTACTAAGAACGGGGTTTTAGTTACGGCTAAACCAATCAAATCTAGATTCTGTATTCCACAAAAGGTTAAATTCCAGATTCCTTTCTTCTGTAAGCCAAATCCTTATGTTGGATTAGAACAATATATGACTTGGGACAATTCTAAAGTTGTCCGTGGCGATATGTTGAATGAGAAAGAATATCTTAAGTTAAGTCCTGGAGAACAATTGAAATGCATCAAGTTTGAAGATGGAGATTTTTCATGTTGGGTCCTTCCTAAAGATACTTCAAGAAAAATGTTTGTTGGACATTTACATGATACAGTTCCTATTCTAGAGTTCTTTACTGATAAAGTCTTTACTCAAGAGTTCTTGGAATATCTTGATGAGAATGTCATCAAACCGGCATTCCAATTGCCAGACCAGAGTTCTTTTGAAGATATTAAAGAACTTGAAGATACTATGGGTATTCAAACTCGGGATAGTGAGAACTATACTGAAGAGTAAAACAAAATTTAAAAATAAAAAAGAGGACTGCTTTCACAAGTGGTCCTCTTTTGTTTAGGTAAAATGGAAATATGTAAAATAAAATATTTTTTAAGGGAACAATGATTCATTCCATGTTATGCTAGAACCAGTTAAGATGAAAACATCTCCATTTCTGTAGTCATTAAAATATTTACAAGTTACATTTGGAGATGGATATCTAGGATTTTTTTGAATTCTTACAGCTATAGTAGTTTGTGCATTTATTGGATATCCATTTACATCAAATGGATTTCTTACTTGTTGGTTTACTCCATTGATAGAAATTCCGACATCTTTGATATTTACTTGAGTAAATCTGATTTGCAAGTTCCATGTTGATTCTGACATACAAGTAAAACCTAAATTTATTGGGTCAAAATAATCATAATGATTTATAACTAAAAATTTCCAAGGTGCCTTTTCTAAATATGCTAAAGGGACTAATTGTTTATAACCATACGGTTTATAGTCTTCTACCTCATCTAATAACTTACATCCATAATTTTTTGCTGATTGATATGTACACATCCTCAAGTCAGTGGTAGACATATTACTTTGTCCTATTATAGAGGCTTCTTGTTCTATAGCAATTCTTTCTGCTGCCATATCCTGGTCATTTTTCCAATACTGATGGGATAAATATCCCATCAGTAGAAAGTGACTTTTAATAGCTAATATTTTCCATATTATGTTACAATTAATAACTACTCCAAGTTCCCCAAATACCACCCAAACAATTTCTCCAATAAATTTTTTGTTCTCCAATTTTAGATCCACTTAACTCAAAGTATAATTGACTTATTATTGTCGTTACATTATTAATTTTGTGTTCTGTACTAATAATAATTCCATGACCACCATCTACTGGAGCATTTTCTATTTTAATTAGAGAATCTGATTTATAAATTCCAGGAGGGCATAAATTAAGATTAGCTGGTTCTGGTGTTTTTAAAGTAAATAACTGTGTAGGAGTCAATAACTTTTCTGGCATAATGTTCAAAATTTTTGTACTTCAGGGATAAATATCCCTGAAGTAAGAAGTGTCTTTTACTATATTGTAATCCAATTAGACCAAGTGTTTAAAGTGTAAAATCTACTATATAATTTTAATTTTGTTTCATAGAAATATGAAATAAAAAATTGAATTATCATATTTTTGTTTTTTTCTGTATAGACAAAAAATATACTAGGAGTTGAAGATTCTGGTGCATTTTTTGCATTAACTATAGAATGATAAAAACCAGGTTCTTTGAAATCATTTAAATCCATAGTATCACCTTCATTTGTTTTAAATATGAATGCTTCTTCTTTATTAATTAATTTTTTAGCCATAATGTTCAAAATTTTTGTACTGCTGGGATAAATATCCCAGCAGTAAGAAGCAACTTTTAGCCTTTTCAAAATCCTCACTTTTTACTCAACGATAAATAACTCAACTTTAAAATAGCATTTCTTAAATATTCTTTAAGAACCAACAAATAAAAGGTCTCTTATACATTTAAAGATTTGTCTTACATATTGTTCATCTACTTCCAACAAATTAAAGGAAACCATGAAATTTAAGATATTAATCTGAAACCTATTTAAGTAAATGCAACCTTGCACTATTTGAATTCCTTATAGATAATTCAAATTTGCATTCTTAAACCCAAATAATTTAAAAAATTATGGCAAGAATTAAAAATAACGTTCAAGCTATTAATGAAGCTTGGAACCCAATGTTGCAAAAATTAGGTGTTACTGACCCTAACAAACTTGAGTGGATGTCTAAAATGGCTCACTTCAATGCTATGGCTTTGAATGAAGCTGATGGTGCTGCTGGTGCTAAGTTCCCTGGTGGAGCTATTCAGCAAAATGCTGGTGCTATGGGTGGTGTATATACTCCTTACAACACTCTTTACAACACTTTAGGAATTGGTGACCCACGTCCAGCTGGCAAACCTGCTCTTACAGCTGCTGACTATGCTGATGGTAAGACCCTTGGTTCTGGTGACAAATGGCCTGCATTGCTTCCAATGGCACTTAAAGTTGCTGCTAAGACAATTGGTTTTGAACTTATAAACACTACTCCATTACAAGGACCTACAGGTGTTCTTCCTTATATGGATTACGTTTATTCTGGTTCTAAACAACCTTATGGTGCAACTCCTGCTTACGAAGCTGCTAATGCAAACCCGGCTCAGTTCCAGAATAACAACAAAGCTTATTCACTCTACAGCTTGCCTCACTCTTTCAAAGCTTCTTTCGTAGGTGATACTGCTGCTGATGACAAAGCTGCTGCTAAAGCTGCATGGACTGTAGGTAAAGACCTTACAATTGGTACTATGGCTTGCCAGTTCATTGGTTGGTCTCGTATTGATGGTGACCCTATGTTCAAACTCCTTTCTGGAACTAAATCACTTGGTGAAGAGTTCGAAGCAGAAGTTACTGCTGACGGATATAAAATTGGTGCTCCTCGTTTGATTTCAATGTTGGAAGACCACATCCAAGGTTTCACTGGTGCAGGTCCATTAGACAATGACCCATGGTCTGGAACTTACATGGATGGCACTGTAATGTACGAACCTATGAGCCGTGGAACCGGTGAGCTTCAATATCCTCGTCAACTTAGCTTGCAAGTGTTCACTAAGAACATCCAAGTAGGTACTCAATCTGTAAGTGTAGCTGTAACTCAAGAACAAGTTACTGACCTTCAGAAACAATGGGGTATCGATGTTGTTAAGATGATTGAAAATGCAGCTATCAATGAGTTATCAATGTCAATCAACAAACACATCCTTTCTCGTTTGTTTGCTCTTGGTTGGAAGAACCATGTTAAGTTGAATGAAGTTGAAGGTGTTAACTTGAACATCTCATTTGACCCTGCTGTTACTGCTGCAGCTCCTAAATCTACTAAAGCATACGCTCTTCCTATTGAAGAAGATGGTAAAGCTTGGAGCAACGTTGCAATGAACTTTAAACCATTGTACATGAATGCTAATGCAACATTTGAAAACCAAGATACCTTGCTTAAGAGATTGTTTACTAACTTCTTGATGGCATCTAACTGGATTCTTCAGAGAGGTCGTTGGGGACAGGCTACATTCGCTGTGACTAACATTACTGTTGCAACAGCTCTTCAAAGCAATGCTCAGTACAGCTTCAGCCCTATTGCTAACAACATCAGCCAGGCAGGCAACAGCTTGTATCCTGTAGGAACTATCGCTGGTATTACGATTTATGTAGACCCATTGATGGCTGGTAATGATACGAGAATCTTGGTAGGACGTAAAGGTGCTGCCTCTGAACCATCTGTACATTTATGTCCATACCTTATGGCTGAATCGGTTAAGATGATTGCTGAAGGAACAGCTGCTCCTAAGGTAGTTGTTAAATCTCGCTATGCTCTTGTAGATGTTGGTTTCTATCCAGAAACACAATATGTTACTTTTGTGGTTGATTTTGCTGGAATGTTCTAAACTGAATATACCAAAATATTAAAAAGGAGCTCAAATGAGCTCCTTTTTTGTTTTAATTAATATTACTAAAATTAACCGAGCAGGATTTTATTTTTTGACCTAATCGTTTCATAAATACTTTATATTATTAAATAATAGCCATAATAATAAAAATGGAAAGAGTATTAGATAAAAAATATTTCTTATATAGAGAAAGTATTAGAGATTATTTTAAAGAAGCTAAAAATAATATAAATGGTAAAAGATATAATACAAAAGTTTTAAGTAAGAAATTTCCAGAACTTTATCAGTTGATAGTAAATAATAATGATTTAGATATTCAAAAGGAAATAATATATTGTATTTTCTTTAATATTGAATCTATACCTACATGTAAGAATGAAAAATGTTCTAATCATACAATTTTAAGAAATCTACAAAAAGGATTTCAAAATTTTTGCTGTGTTGAATGTCAAAATGAATGGCAAAGATATTCTAAAGATTTTAGGAATAATATTTCTAAAGCTCTTCAAGAATATAAAAAAGAGAAAAACAAAAATACCACAGACCCATTTAAAAAATTTCTTTTAAAATATGATTATGAAAAAGAAACTAATTACTTTATCTTACATAATTTTTGTAAGCATGGAGATTTAAAAATCTATGGTAATTTGCTTACAAAAAAGTTTAATAATGAGATGTTTGATAATATATGTCCTAAATGTAATCAAGAAATATTTGATACTTATATTCCTACAGAAAAAGAAATAGAAGATTTTAGGGCAATATTTCCAGAATTCTACAAGAAACATCATTATGCTTTGAAAAGAAGCTGGTGGATGTTATATTATCCTAAATATCTTAAAATCTTAACCTTACATTATGAGAAATATTTTGGAAAGGTAAATGATGTTATACAACGAGGAGTTTATTATGTCTTTATGAATAATTTGACAGAAGCTCCAATTTGTCGACATCCTGGATGTAATAACCATACTGATTTTTCTAGAACCGATTCTTGGGATTTTAATTTGTTTTGTTCTAAACATGTAGTTGGTTATAATGCTTCTGGAGTAGAACTTGAATTAAAAGATTATATAGAAACTTTAAACATACCATTTGAAAGAAATAAACAACACATTATTAAAGGAGAATTTGATTTTTATTTTCCTGTGAATAATTTAGCTATTGAGTTTAATGGGGTTTGGTTTCATTGTGATAGATTTGCTAAGAAAGAAACATATCATCAAAACAAATTCACTAGAGCTAGAAATAAAGGAATTCTTCTTATATCAGTTTGGGAAGATGATTGGAACTTCAAGAAAGACTTAGTCAAATCTCTTATCAATTCTAAACTTGGAATATTTACTAAAACTATTCCTCTTAAAGATTGCATCATCAAAAAGAATATTCCTGAAGAAGAACTTAGGTCTTTTATTGATTCAAATTTTATAGATGGATATTCTGTTCAAACTTCAAATTATTGTCTTTATTACAAAGATGAATTAGTAAGTGCAATTTCTTTAAATGAGTTTTCTTTAGTGACTTATGTTAAAAATAGAAATTATAAAATAGAAGGTGATTTAGCTTTGCTTACTCAAGAATTCTTTAAAGATAATCCAGAAGAAAAACTAAGAGCTAGTATAAACTGTGATGTTGAAGATTACAATGAATTTATAGAAGCTGGATTCCAAGAAGACTCTTTAGATTATGATTGGAGACTTTTTTGGAAAGGTAAGCGATACAGAAAAGATGAAGAGGATTTTATCAAGAAAGAAAACAAAGGAAGAAAAATTTTCAAATGCTACAGTACAGGAACTATGAAATTAGTCCTAGAGAACAATCAAATTAAACCTCATAACATATAATCAATATCACTAAAAATTCCAAAAAAACATTATGAACATCCAAGCCTTAAATAATAAAAGGGTCATTTTCATTGACTTAGATGGAACTCTCATTGAACCTGCTTCTGGAGATACATTTCCTAGAAACCTCTTAGACTTCAAAATCAAAGATGATGTTGTTCAGAAACTAGAAAATTGGTCTCTCAATGCTTGCATTTATCCAAACCACAAACAACCTAAGTTCCTTTTCATAGTCTCCAATCAAGGTGGTATTGACCTTGGATACATGACTCAAGAAGGTTTTGAAGCTAAAATCAAGCTTATAGTCCAGTACTTAAAAGAGAAACTTCATTATTCATCTATAATCGATTATGCATATTGCACTAGCAATGAGAAAGAATGTCCAAGTCGCAAGCCTAATTCAGGTATGCTCCAAGACCTTGTTGCTAAATACTTCTATTGGATTGAAGGAACCAGTTCAGAAGAGATGTTGATGGTTGGTGATGCCAGTGGAAAGACTGGTCAGTTCTCTAATTCAGACAAGAAGACAGCAGAGAACTTTGATGAGAACATGGATTATCTTGATGTTGAAGATTTTGTCAATTTAAAATAGAAGAACTATATGCCAGTTAATTTAGAAACACCATACACATATGAGAACTCTTCTAATCCTTGGATTATGGACCCAAAGAGTAAAGAAGGTCGGGATTCTCTTATCACGATAGATGGTCAGAGCATTTCAGCTGGGTACATATGGAGTTTGAATGCAGAAGAAAGAGAAAAGTTATTAAAGAAAGTCTTTGACTATTACAGAGAAAAAGGATTTCCATATGAAGTTCTTGATGAGAAGGATTTGATTAATGAGTTCAAAAAGCTCAAGAGTTATGACAGCAAGAAGATTCTGACACCTGAAGGTTTCATTTCTAATAGTGGGAATTTATGTCTTGATGTGTGTAGGCATTTCAATAAAGACAATTTCTGGAAAGCTAAAGGTGATACTAGGAGTATAAGCATAGAAGAAGTCTTTGGGAATGATGAGTTGTTCATCAAGGTTCTTAAGAATAGGATGGGTTGGAACACTTCAAAGGAAGATGGAACTGAAAGACCTTATATGTTTGGGATTTCAGATAAGGCAATCAGAGATGGAATCAAGAATTCAGGTTTAGGGTATGGCGTTTCTAATTTTAGGCCAACTATTGCTAAGTTTTTCTATGAGAAGTACTTGAAAGGAATAAAAGAACCTAAAGTGTTTGACTATAGTGCAGGCTGGGGTGCTAGAGCATTAGCTGCGATGTCTTTAGGAATCAAGTATTATGCTACAGACCCATTGACTCATGAAGCAGTAAATAAGATGCTGACTTTTTATAATGGAGAAGGAAGATGTTATAATCTTGGTTCAGAGAATGAAGAGATTTGTGACCTGGTTCCTAAAGTAGACATGTGTCTAAGTTGTCCACCATACTTCACTTTAGAAAGGTACTCAGAAGACAAGACACAGTCATACAATCAGTTTGATGAATATAAGGATTGGATTGAGAAGTATTGGAGAGGAACAGTTCAGAATTGTTATAAGATATTAAAAGAAGGTGGAAAGTTTGTCCTTATCATAAAAGATTCATATAAGAAGTTTGAGATAAAAAAGAACATGGAACAAATTCTGTTTGAGAATGGTTTTATAAGTGAAGAGATGTTCCAGTACAAGACTTCAAAGAACCATCTGAGTGGCAAGATAAAGACTGGAGAACTTACTAAGAATTCTGAATATGTTTTAGTATATACAAAAGAATAATTTTTTAAATTAGTAGAACCATGAGTAACTATATCAACAAACATTCCATACTTGGTCTTATGAATAAGAATGCTTATCTGAATATTGATGTTACCGAGCTTTCTTTTTATAAGACTAAGGCAAAGAACAAAGTAGTGTTCTTTAAAGAACTTTCTGAAGAAGATGAAGCTAAATATGCTGAAGTCAACTACATGTACTTAGATGAGAAACCTGAAAGAAAGATTAAAGGCATGTACAAGATGTCTGAAGTCATCTCTGTATTTGACAACAAGTATTTCAGGAATATCAGATTATGTACAGACAAAGAGCTTTATCAGACTTTACGTAAGTACAGAATCAACAGAGAAGAACTTAAGATTATTGAATTCTCTCAAGTGAATCCAGCAGACTATAAAAAGCTTCAAGAAGATATTGTCAAGATGATTGAGGTTTGGCGCTACTCAGATAAAGGTGGTATGAAGTATGGATGGCAAGAACATGCAGGTATTGACAAAGCTTTCTTTGAAAGGTTCTTCAAGATGAAACCTGAAGAGCAAGATGAGTATCAAGTCCTATTCTTTGTCTATCAAGGAACTCTCATGGGTTATTCAGTCATTGAGAAAGAACCTGATATAAATGGAGAATACAAATATTTGATTAGGAAGTGCATTACTGAATCGCCTGATGGCGCGGGTTGGCGGAACTTATGCTTATACATTGATTATATTACTTTCGAGCAATTGTGGATGAGAAATGACCTAAATAAGTTCTATGTTAATTGGGGTGCTAGTTCTCGAGGAGCTTTATGGTACAAGATGCATAAGTTTCCTTTATTTGCTACTGAAGACAGGTGGTTTGCTACGGTCAAGAACAAATAAGTTTAAAAGATGAATTATGATTATTCATTATATTAACAAAATTTAACACTTTAAATTGATTATTTTCATTTTTCTCAAATTATCTCTAGATAAATAATACTGAACATACTTTTATTCTTCTTGATAACTATAAAATTAAAATATAAGACTGATGAAGAATCTTCTATAAAACTTAAAGAATATAGAAGACAATATTCGTCAGTCTTTAAAGTATATTTTAATAGGTTACAAGAAGGAATGGCTTCTAAAGAAATTCTTCATTTAAAACTTAATAATACAAATCTTGTTAGTTCTGCTTTTAAAGGTTCTGCTTTAACTGAAGCTAGAACTTTATTGAAGGTATGGGAATCAAAGAAATCACAAGATAAAAATCATTTAATCTTTGGGGGAAGAAAATCTTTCTTAGATAGAATTAAAGGAAATATTTCAAAAGAAGAACTTAAAGAAAGAAGGTTACAAAAGATTTGTTGTGTTGGACAAGCAGAAAAGCGTGGGAATATTATGTTCTCTATCCAAGAAGACTTTAATGTTCTTTTCAAACCATCTAGAAAAGAACATATAATACTCGAAGTTTTAGATTCTCAAAAGAAAAGATATTCAAGAGAATTAAAAGCAATTTATATAAAGAGTTTTCTAGAAAAGAAATATCCTATTACATATCATCTTGACAATGAATTTGTTTATCTAACTTTTGATGAAACTATTTTAAAAAACGATAAGAAAGAACTAGATTCAATTCCTAATAGAGTCATTGCTCTAGACTTGAATCCTAATTATATAGGTTGGTCTATAGTTGACTGGAAATCTAGCTCAGAGTTTAAAGTTATAAAATCTGGAATTTATAATTTCAAATCTTTAAATGATAAAGAAAAAGAACTAAAGAATTTAAAGTTAAGTTCAGAACATCCAAAAAGGAAATATCTTTCTAATAAAAGAAGAACTGAAATTTTTGAAGTATCTAAGAATCTCATAAACAAAGCTTTATATTATAAGTGTCAGATTTTTAGTGTCGAAGATTTGAATATTAAGACTAAAGATTCTGGTTTAGGAAAGAACTTCAACAAATTAGTCAATAATCAATGGATTAGAACTGACTTAGTTTCAAATCTAGAAAAACGGTGCAGCATATTCGGGTTCAAATTTCTGAAAGTAAAACCAGAATATAGTTCTTTTATAGGGAACTTCTTATATAGAAGCCTTAATCTTCCTGATATGGTTTTAGCTTCTATAGAAATAGGAAGACGTGCTTTTGAATATTATAATCAATACATTACTAAATCAAAAGAAACAAGAAAGAATATAGTTAGACCAAGTCTCATAGATTTTAGAACGTTGTACCTCAAGTCGTTGGAAGAATTTGAGTTACAACCTGTCTACAAGGACCTGATTGAACTGTATTACTTTTTCAAAAAGTTTAAATTGTTGTATAGACTTTCTTTAGATAAATTCAATCTAAAGTTTTCTAGTTGTTTTTCAATCAAATCTCAATTGAGTGTTTATAATTTAATTTAAGAATTTAGTTAAAATATATTAAAAACATTTTTGAATAAGAAATTTTTAGTATATTTGCAATGTAAATTAAAAAATGGATTATAAACTTAATAAAAAACAATACAATGAAAAGGAAATATGAATTGAGAACTTATAATACATCTGATGGTACTTTACAAAGCACCGTAGAAATATATTGTAATAAGGAAGAATATAAGACTATCAAAAATGCTTTGAAATTGATAAACTATTCTTGTTATGGTAATAACCAAATTCCATCAGTCTATATCAAAATAGTTTTAGCTAAAGATGAAGAAATTCTTTCCAAAGTCAAAGAACTTATCAAAAGTTTACCAGAAGTTTCTAGTTATTTATGGCAAGAAGAAGATGAATGGTGGGTTACTAATGAATGGCTGTGTGGAACTTTTGGTGGTAGAGCATTTACTGGTCCAACTGAAGATGAAGCAATCATCCAGCTTATTGATTACTTTGATGAACTTGTCAATCATGATTCAATCAATGGAAAGATTGTGACTGAGAGCGGATGGCCTAATCTAGATTTTGTTAAGAACTATCTTAAAAAATCAGAAGAAGATTCAATAAGTTAAAATGAGTTAAACTCTCTAATAGGATTTTTCTGCTTCGATAATTTGTGTTAGATTTGCATCAAATAAAAAACTTTGGAATTATGATTTTTATTTTTCGACTTATTACTTTGGATAAGACCGTGATGATTTTAGCAGATTATCAAGCTGAAGCAGAAAGAAAACTTCTTGAGATTTTTGGTCCTATGGAATCCAATGAGTACTATACATTTGGTGCTAGCCAGACTGGAGCATGTCTGAATGGAAATTCATCGATTGTTTATACACTTTAAAAATACAATATGAATATGAAGGCAATAACTCTGTATTATGTGTTTATACCAATTGTATTGATGTTCTTTTATTTTTGGGATGAAAGAAGTGAATTCTGGTTATGGTTGATTGGATGTCAAGTCTATATAGCTTTTTGTTGGCTGATTGTCCAAGTATACCAGAAGTTACAAGATATTGAGAAACTTTTAAAAGAAAAGAAAAATGATTGAATTGAAAGGACAATATAACAAGGATTGCAAAATCTTCAATGATGAAATTGAAGAAGATGCAATAACATTGATTTATTCATTATTGAATGTTCCAGTATTTGAGAATGTTCCTGTAAGAATCATGCCAGATGTACATTTGGGCAAATCGATAGTCATTGGATTTACTGCACCTATCACAAATATGATTTGTCCGAGTCATGTAGGTGTAGATATAGGTTGTAGTATCTCAACTTACATAACAGATGCTAAAATCAATCCAGAAGAATATCCTATATTAGAGCATAAAATCAGACAGAAATGTCCTCTTGGATTCAATATTCAGGAAAAAAGAATCTTTGAGATGAAAGATTTCTTAAAGTTCTTGAGAATTGAATATAACAAAGCTAAGTCCAGCTGGCCTGAGATGATTGGAGAAAGAGACCTATCTGAAAAAGGTATTTCTAAAATGCTCCAGAGAATAGGAATGGATGAAGGAATCTTTTACAAGAGCCTCGGTTCAGTTGGTTCGGGTAATCATTTTTTGGAACTAGGTGACTGTAATGGACATTATACATTCACTATCCACTGTGGTTCTCGTAACTTTGGAGTCAAGGTTTGCAAGTACTGGGAACGTGTTGCTAAAGAAGTTAAGATTGATAGAACAGCTTTTTCTAAGGCCCTAGACGAACTCAAAGCTTCTACTGTAGATAAAACTACTTTGCCTGAGAAAATCAAACAGCTAAAGCGAGAATATGAAATAGGGACACCTCAAGGCTATCTCAAAGGAGAAGACATGAAAGGATATTTGAGTGATATGGTTATTGCTACAGCTTATGCTGCTTATAACCATGAGTTGCTTGCTCATATCATTGCTGATATTTTCAGAAAAGTAAATGGGGGTAAAGTTGTTGACAAAATCAAGTCAGTCCATAATTATGTAGACTTTCAAGACCACATGATTCGTAAAGGAGCTATTCGTTCTTATGAATATGAAAGAATGGTAGTTCCATTCAATATGAGAGATGGTCTTGCTATTTGTGTAGGCAAATCAAATGAAGATTGGAACTGCTCATGTTCACATGGTGCTGGCAGAAAACTTTCAAGGTCAGCAGCTAAAAAGGAACTTAGTCTTGATGAATTCACTGAGACCATGAAAGATGTGTACTCAACTTCTGTATGCAGAGGAACTCTTGATGAAGCTCCTGGTGCTTATAAAGATACTGAAACTATTCTTGATTTGATTCAAGACACTTGTGAAGTTCTTTATATGATAAAGCCAGTAGTCAATATGAAAGCAACTGAAACAGTAGAAGAAGATTGAGATGATGATATTTTTCATAGGTTGGATAATCAGTCTTATTGTAATTTGTTGGCTTTACTATTATCCTAAGAAAAAAGTAGAAAAGGAACACCATGTAAAAGAATCGGAAGTTATAGTACCAGAAGTTTTAGAAGAACCTGAACAATCTTCTTTTGATTTTTCTGATGATGATATAGATTCAGAATTTGCAGAGTCTGTTAGAAAGGCTAAGGTTGAATCTGAAATCAAGAAGCATTATAGAAGTATTGGATTAAACCTAGATAAAATGGATTCTTTAGGAGTTGAAGGTTCTTTTGGACCACAAGGAATGAAAGGTCCTATTGGAATACCTTATTCAGCTAAAAGAAATCCAATATTACCTATAGACTCTCGAATAATCCTTAAGGATACTTTATTGATAGATTCAACCTTCTATGTAGGAATGCCAGTAATGGTTAATGGCAAACATGTTATTTTGAAAAATAAAAATTGTTAATTATGAAAGATGTTTTAATCGTTTCAATCCTATTCATCATAATAGGTATTATTGGTAAAGTTTATTTTTATCTTAAAGAAGATGATACCTTTGTCAAGGTCAACGATTTTTGGAAACCAGTTAAAAGAAAATAAAATGAAGAAATTTATATCAGTTGAGCAAATCAAAGAAGAAAGAAAGCTTCATAGAGGAAATGATACGGTTTATATGTTGATTGGAACTATTCTTGGTGAATTAGACAGATTACCTATTCCAAGAACTGAACAACCTTCTGAACAGGACATTTATAAAGTTATCAAGAAACTTTATGAGGCCGCAAAAGAAATCAATAGTCCTGAAGAAATTAAATTCCTTGAAGACTATATAATCAAAGTTATGTCTGAAGATGAACTCGAAGAGGTTATCGGAAAGATGATTATGTCTAAAGATAAGAAACCTAACATTGGTTCTATCATGCAAGAACTTAAAAGCAAATACCCTAATCAATATGATGGAAAACTTGCTTCAATTATCATAAAAGAAATTCTAGAGAAGTACTAAAAAATATTTTTATCATTTAAACAAAAAAGAAAATGGCTAACACTTACTTGAGAAGCGGAGAAAAGGAAATGCTTCAAAAAACCCTTATTGAGAACAAATTTGGAAAAGAACTTAATGATTTAACTGAAAAGTGCCGGAAAGAAATCATAAGAGTTTTTAATGAACTGTTGCCTTCAGAAGAGGTTAAGAGTCTTTTCAAGGCTATGCCTGAAATGTTTGTGACCTCTACAAGTTTGTCATTAACTTATAATGATGACATTTTTAAAAATTTTTTTGACAAAGACCTTCATAAGAAGTATTTCAATGTAGGTTACAAGGAATGGAATACCATTTATCTTGCGTCAAAAAGAATTCTTTTCAATAAAGAAATTAAAAAGCTTTTCAAAGAGAAAATGGCTACTAAACCTGAAGAACTTGAAACATTGAAAACACTTCTGACTGATTATGTCATTCTTTCTGAAAAACAAAGTGAAACCAAGAAGAAACTGAAATGTTTGTTTGACTCTGTTAAATGGTCTCCTACAAAACTTAAGAGTGAATTCCCAGAAGCTTATGAAGTTTATATAAAGATGGGAGCTGAAAATTCTGATAGAACAATCAACCTTTGTGATTCAGTAGAAAATGTCAGAGCTATTCTTTCTTAAGAAATAATTTAAAGAGTGTTAAAAGTTGGACTTAGATTTTCTAGGTTCAACTTTTTTGTTTATCTTTGTTTTACTGAGAAGCCTATACCTCTATAATGAACTTTTGGATTTAAAGAATACATAGATTAGAGAAAAAGACTTTCTATGTAAGTGGCTTATAATCAACCTTTTAATAGTAATTCATTTCAAAAGAGAACTCAACCCGAAGAGCAAAAAGAGAGAAAGAAGGTTAGAATCTATACTACTGAGAAGATAAAGGACCTTATTACTGACCTGAAGAAAGGGTATGATGTTGATATGGGACCTTTCTTTGAAAATGATATAGAGCTTAGAGATGGCAATGTTCCTTTTAAACTTACCGAAGAGGAGTATGCAAAGTGGTTAGAGTATTCCGGTAATGCTGAACCTTTTATCGAAGAGCAAGTTCAGTTTATGACTGACAATGGACGAACTCTTGTTAAATTAAGAGATTATCAAAGAGATTATATCCATCTGGTAGCAGATGAAGTTTATAATGAAGACCTTAATGAATTTGTTCCAAAAAATCGCAATATCTGCTGTATGCAAAGCAGACAATCCTCGAAATGTTTTAATCCCGCGACTGCAATAACATTAGATGACAGTATCCAGATAAATATATCAAATGTTTCTTTAAAGAATTTTTTCTTAAAGAAATTTGATATATTTTTATTATGGTTAAAAGAACTTGTATAGAATGTCATAAAGAATTTGAAACTAAATGTACGAACGCTATATATTGTAGCAAAGAGTGTAAAAAGACATATACAAAAAGGAGAGCGAAAGAAGAATGGCAATTAGCTAAAGATAAAAAAGTTTATACTTGTCAAGTTTGTAATAAAGAATATGTTAGGGATGAACATCATAAAAGCTATAATTTTTGTAGTAAAACCTGTGGTAGAGAATTTGCAAGAAGAAAGGTCTGGAATGATAGAAATCAAAGAAGACAAAAGAAATTCGAAAGTGGGATTTTAGGATATGATTATGTAGAATGCCCAATATGTCATACTAAATTTACTCAAATAGCTAGAGCACATTTAAGAGACCATCATAATTTAACAGTAGATGAATTTAGGAAACTTTATCCAGATAGCCCAATAACTTGTAAAAAATTTATTGAAGATAATTTAGATGGACAAAATAATCCATGTTCTAAAAGAAATTCAACCGACGAAGAGATTAGAAATAGAAGTCCTTATTGTTTAGAATTTTGGTTGAAACGTGGAAAAAGTGAACAAGACTATATAGATTTTATTGAAAAAGAAAAGTCTAAGGCTAAGTATAGAGAAAAATCTATGACTGTAGAATATTATCTAAAAAGAGGATATTCAGAAGAAGAGGCAAAGGAAATTATTCATACTAGATGTGTTTCTAATGGACTTGCTTATTATATTAAAAAATATGGAGAGGAAGACGGTCCTAAAAAATATAAAGAAAGGATTTTAAAATGGGCAAATAAAATATTTACTGGACATACTCACTCTAAAATTTCAGATGAAATGATTTCTTCTATATTAGAAAATGAGAATATTAATCCAGAAAATTTTAAATTTGGTGATGATGAATTCAGAATTTACATTCCTGAAATAAAGAAATTTTATTTACTAGATTTGTGTAATATTAAAGAAAAGAAAGCTATAGAATTTAATGGAGATTATTGGCATTGTAATCCTATGATATACGAAGAAGATTATTATAATCGTAATAAAAGAAAATATGCTAAAGAAATTTGGGATTATGATGATAAGAAAAGAAAATTTTTAGAAAAAGAAGGATATCAGATTATGGTTATTTGGGAAAGTGATTATAGAACAAATAAAGACCTAATAGTTAAAAAAGCAAAAGAATTCTTATTTGGTACTAATGAAAAAACTAATTGATAAAATTCGTATTCTGATTCGAAAATCTTTATCTAAAGAAAAGGTTCTAAAAAAGAAAGAAGTACCTTTATATGAACTGTATTACTGTAATATTAAGAAAAATATTACTTTCAAAGACATACTCATATATAAATTATACAAATTATACTCTTTCTTGAAATGAAAAATTTGTTGAGAAGATTAATAGGTTCTTTGATTTATTATTTAGATAAGTCCCAATACAAAGAACTTGGTGAAGGAAAGATTATAGAAGAGTATTCAATTGAATATAAAGTAAAGTCTGAACATCAATATAATAAAGCTATCAATTTCTTTAAGACTAGACCACTTGATGTTTATCGATTAGAATTAGAGAATAAGAGATATCTAGAATGTGCTGATACTCATATAGTATTTTGTAAAAATGGAATACAAAAATATGTCAAAGATTTGACCGATGAAGATTATGTAAAGACCGATGAAGGTCTTTCTAAAGTCTCTAATGTTTATAATTTAGGTTTCAAATCTTTTATGAGCGACTTAGAAATAGAAGAAAATGACCACTCATATTATACTAATGGTATATTAAGTCATAATACTACAACTACTGTAGCATATCTTCTGTGGTATCTCTGTTTTCATGTTGATAGAAATATTCTTATTGTTGCTAATAAAGGAGAAACTGCTGGTGAGATTACTAAAAAGTTAAAAGATGCTTATAAGACATTACCATTCTGGCTTAAACCCGGCATTATAGTTTGGAATCAAAAGAAAATATTACTTGATAATGGATGTTCTTTGACTTGTAAGACTACTAACAAGACTTCTGCTACTGGTGATACTATTCATGTCTTATACTTTGATGAGGTTGCTAAGATACCTAAGAATATTTCTGATGACTTTTGGAAATCAATCTATCCAACATTGTCTTCTTCAAATCTTGCTCAAATCATATTGACATCTACACCAGACGGAACAGAAAATTTGTTCTATAGAATCTGGGATGGTTCTCAAAAAGGAACTAACAGTTTTGTCAATTTCAGAGTAGACTGGTGGCAAGTTCCGGGTCATGATGATGAATGGGCAGAAAAACAAAGAAGAGATTTTGGTGATGAAGAATTTGAACAAGAATTTGCTTTGTCATTTGAGTCTTCTACATCTAAATTATTATCAGGAAAAGATTTACAATTCTTTAAAAGAATTAAAAAAGAATTTGTTCATAGAAACTTATCTTTATTTAGTAATAAAGAAACCTCAAATTTATATTGGCATCCTAATTTTAATCCTTTATATGATATAGAAAGAAATTATTTTTTATTTAGTGTAGATACTGCTGAAGGAATTGATGAAGGAACTACTGGTAAGAAAGATTCTGATTATAATGTAATCAATATTTTTAAAATTCAGTTAAATTCATTTGCTAATATTAGAAAGATTATTAAAAAGAAAGGAAAACTTGAAATTAAAGATTGTTTTAGATTAGTTCAAGTAGGAATGTATATTGATAATGATAATGATGAAGAAGCTTCTGCAGAAGTTCTTAAAAAATTAGTTTTCGATTTGTTTGGATGCGGTGAAGGTCCTATAGACAATTGTCGTATATTACTTGAAATGAATTTTAATGGGAAGAATTTTTGTAATAAAGTAATAACCCATAAAAATTATTATGATGGAATCATAATTAAAACTCATCATACTAAACCAGTTCCTGGAGAAAATCCAAAGAAAAAACTTGGATATAAAACTACTGGAGGAAAACATGGAAAAAATTATTATTGTGAGTTAGGTGCTAAGATGATAGGTCAAAGACAGATTATAGTTTCTCAATATAATAAGAAAGACAACATATGCACAATAGCTCAGCTTAATGCATTTGCAAAAAGAAAAGGTGTGTATGCTGGAATTGCTTTGCATGATGACATAGCGGTTACGGTCCTTTTCTTATGCAGAGCTTTTGAGGAAGAAGAATTCATTGAATGGCTTGACCAGTACCTTTCAGAATTAGAAGATTCTGCTCTTAAGAGTAAGATTATGTATTGTCTTAGAAGATATGATGAAGGTGAACCTGATATGTCTGATTCTGAATTCACTAATTCTTATTTAGGTTCTACTTCTTATAACCACAACAACCCAATGAGAAATCCATATAGCTCTAACATCAAGAATCCTTATAGTTCTCAAAGTACACCTGGTTTACCAGGTTCTTTCACTTATGGGTCTTTAATGAATCCTAATTATATTAACAAAATTTAACATTTAAAATTGATTATTTTCATTTTTCTCAAAACATTTCAAGATAAATAATACTGAACATACTTTTATTCTTCTTGATAACTATAAAATTAAAATATAAGACTGATGAAAAATCTTCTATAAAACTTAAAGAATATAGAAGACAATACTCGTCAGTCTTTAAAGTA